GATGCATCTTTCAAAGTGGATAGCCTTTTCCAGAGCCTCCAGCTCGTCCCAAGACATATCAATGAAATCTACATTCTTACACATAGTATCAATCCTTTCAAATGTGATGCGGTTTTGGATATTATTCTGGCGAGACCGCAAACTCCCAGGGGGATAGGTTTTGTCATTTTGGATTACCTGCCCACAACCTCACTAGCCAGTTTTACGACTCCATCTGCTGTCGGTCAAGATACAAGACATATTACATAACGTCGCTCTAACCAGTTGAGCTACTGGGCCATGTGGCGACCCAGGCAGGACTCGAACCTGCAACCCCCGGCGTGACAGGCAAATTGAAATTGCTGTTAATGTCTTTCTTTATCTTACATATATATTATATCATATTTTTTTATAAAAATCAAAGAGAACTCTTTTCGCCAGGTGGCTGGCTGTCCTTACTTCACCAAAGAACAGCGAGTAAGGACAGTAGTTTCCACATTGCGAATGACCTTATGGTCTTTTACAGTACCCTTAATATGACGCTTATCGCCAACTTCCCAACTCTTGGAAGCAGTGCTCCACAGATACTGATTGCCAGCAGCATCAACCATATAGTGAATAGTCTGCTCACCATAGTAGCCATCACGCTTATGAGCAACGATAACTTCGACCTCAAGGTCAAGTCTTTCACCTACAGTGCCCTGGAAAGTAGAATCGCCCTTGTCATACAGGATAGACTCAACCGCAGACTTAACATCTGCATCAGGCTTCAGACAACCTTCTTCTTCACCAACCAGTTCCCACTTTAGCTCAATAGGCTCAAGGCCAGCAGGCAGGTCGAAAGGAACTGCTTCAGTAGATACAATGTACCAGCCCCACCACTTACAGTATCTTGCGATGGACTTCTGGAACCATTCCAGGTTAGCATATGTATCACCCTTGAAGATAGTTACATAGCCATTCTCAAAGCCGAGAACCTGCTTCTGAGTCTTGAAAACTTTTGCAGGAGCATCTACTTTTTCGCCATACATTTTAGCGTACTCAGCTTCAGTATACCAACGAACCTTACGAACAGTGCCGGACTTTTCATTCTGAACATTTACATACATCTTACCTTTTTCGCAGAAAGGCTCGCCCAACTGTTTCATACTCTGAAAAGATTTTGCTACCATATTATTCCTCCTCAATCATAGCTTCACAGACGGGGCAAATCATACCGACGCTGATATAGGGATAATCACACTTGTAAATAGGCTCGCCACATTCGGGGCACTCGAAGAACTCTTCATCCCAGTCCACGTAAGCACCGAAATCTCTCTCAACAAAAGTTGCTACATACTGCCAACTCCATACCATATTTATCATTTCCTTTCTCTTTCACTTTCTATATATATTATATCATATTTTTTTATAAAAATCAAAGAAGCCTACTAGCATCTAGTAGGCTTCTTATCTTTACCACATTACATCAACGACCACATAGTCGTACTCAGGAAACATATCCCGCAGAAAAGTCTTGATGCAATTTTCCAGACGGATGTGGGCTTCATCCTGCCAAGAATGACCCTCATATTCATCAAGCTCGTCAATGTAATATTTGCAGCACACATCGTTCATGTAGAAATTATCAAACATTAAACGACGAATACCATTGTGCTTTGCTCGAATCTCCTGGATGAATTCAGGTCCATATTGAGCTTCAAGAGCATTTTCTAAATCTCCAACCCAAAAACAGGGAACGGTTTTATATTTCATTATATACACCCTCCACATTCACCAGGACGGAAGTCCTCGGCTTGAAACGCCAAATAAATGTCGAACAAAGAAGCCGGCAGGTCATGAACCCAGGGATTCTCCGCAACCCACTCCTCAAATTCTAGACCATCCTCGTAGTTTCCAAACTGTTCGCACATATCGTCATCAAACCACCACTCTTCATAAGTGCCGGCAGTGTTCATATGAGAAGTTCGCAGGTCTTCTGGAATCATATGGGAATAATTCACTCCTCCGATGAAGAGTGACCACTCACCAGAGCAACGGCAAGGGTATTCGCCAGACCATTTTGCAATTACCATAGAAACCTCCTTACTTCACATAAATATCAATATCTTCACCCATAAAACAGTAATTAAACTCTATCTTTTTGACAATATATCCATATTGCCAACCATTTAAGTGATGATAAAAGATGTTATTATTATATAGGTCGTAATCAAAACAACGCACAATATTATCAGAGCCACGATAAATGGTTACTGTTCCCCAAGTTTTTTGATTTTCCCGAAGCCACTTCAGAGCCTCTTCGAGCGTAACAGCATTTTGTTCAATTTCGATATGACCAAAACCGCTGCCCATGTCAGACATCTGAGGTCTATCAATTATTCGTTTCATTTTAATCCTCCAAATCAAACAACAGTTCTGGCGGGCAACAATACCCGTATAAACGGTACTTATCATTATACCACTTAGCAGTCTTCCGCAAATCTTGTTCTGCTTCGTTTAATTCCTCGATGGAGATAATGAAATCATGTCCAGTCTCATACTGGTCTTTGATGCGGCGATATTTAATCCATTTCTCAATGATAATCTTCTTATCTAGCCAAGCCTGCATACGAATTGTATCCATATGCTTAGCGAAAAGAAATGAACCTAAAAGAATACTCGCCACAACAATAGGGATAATGACTGTCTCCCACATTAGAACATCCCCCTCGTACCATTTACAAGGAATTTCATCATATCACACAGCTCAGATTGCTTTTTCATTTTCTCCAGAACTTCATCGGGAGTTGCCGCACCCTCTGTGAGATAAGTAATGGCCTCCCGCAAACTCTGATTTTCGCATTCATATGCCAACATTTCCTGCTCCTGGGCAGCTATAATGGCTTGAGATTGATTATATTTCATACGCCACTCTTCAGCCTCGTGACGTAGCTTAGCTCGTTCTCTGTCCCAGGCTAAGTCTTTCGCAGTTTTTTGATATGCCATACTTCCTCCTTACCACCACAGACGATTGGCAGAATTCCAAAACAGTTCAAAAATCAAATCGCCAATCATATTTTCGGGAAGACGACCATAACCAGTCATATAGTCAAACATAGAATTGACTTCTTCCTCTTCAAAATCTGCCAGACCGCCTTCCCATTCATCAACGATGGCAAACATCTTAACTTCAACCTGGCAATCGTGAGGCTTAGACAGGAAGTCTACCAGCTCCTTACAGGTACTAAACACAGTACCATCCTCACAGCGGAAGCAAGGAGAGTGATTATCATCATCAAGACCCAGAATTCTCAAATTTTCCATATATATCAATTCCTTTCTGAACTTTTCTTATCCTTTACTTTCTATAAATATTATATCATATTTTTTTATAAAAATCAATAGACCCTCTGAAAACCAGAGGGTCTATTTTTTTACATATATTTAAAATACATTTGGCAGACTTTACATTCTAATCGGTCCAATTCTCTTTGAACCTTTTCAATATTTTCTTTTGATACTGCGACATAATTATCGCTATAATGTTGATTAAAATATCCCATTGCAACAATAGTGTCATCCACCCAGTCATGAATAGTTGCAGAACTCATGCCGCTAGCAAGCGCTTTTCTCAGCGCATTTACATTAATAATATTCTCCATTTAAAATACTCCTTTATTAAAATTGTTTTTCGGTTTGGCCTCACCCTGTATTATTATTATACAAAAATTTTTTCAGAAAATCAACGGATGGATGCGACCAACCGTACGACTTTTCCAGTGAACGGCACGCGGACAGTTTTAATGAACGGCTCCCGGACACATCTTAATTTTTATATGCTATGGAGCTTGCCCTCAACCGCACGCATCCGACAGTTGATTTTGGTTTAAAATTTTGGTATAATAAAAGTAAGAAAGTATAAAGGAGGGAAGAAATATGATAAAGTCTATCATGGCCGGCTTTATGATTACTCTCGCCGCAGCCATTTACTTAATCGTAGGTGGAGCGTTGGGTGCTTTCATGTTCTCTATTGGTCTGTTGACAATCTTATTTTTCCAATTCAATTTATTTACCGGCAAAGCCGGTCTGCTAGCGCAGCGCCAGATTAAACCTTTGTCTCTCGCCACGATATGGATTGGCAACCTAATTGGCTGTGCGTTATGCTCACTCTTGCTTTTGGCAACTCCACTGGGGGCATCTCTCACAACAGGGGCAGCCGCAATCACTCTGACAAGAATTTCCAATTTGTGGTTTGAAAATATTATTCTCGGTGTATTCTGTGGTATTCTTATGTATATCGGAGTGAAACAGTATCCAACGGCGCCATATGTTACGATTCTTTCTGTTGCATCGTTCATACTCTTGGGCGCAAACCATTGTGTCGCGGATATGGCATATATGTTTTTAGCCGCGGACACCAAGATATTACTCCCAGCATCCGCGGCTCTTTTATTTACAACAGCCGGGAATGTTATCGGCTGTAATTTAATTCCTTATTCGCAGTAGCAATCTGCGTCATCGTCGTCATAATCATCATCATAACCGTCGTAATCATCGGGGAAGTCGTCGGCTACGGGGACTACGTGATAAGTAATCCAACCTTCGATTTCCTCGGTTAATGCGATGTCGACATCTTCGGGGTCAACCTGTTCGATATCTCCATCGTATTCATCGTCGGCAATGGTTTGACGCATAGAATCCCAGGTATAGAGTCCGTGGTAACCACCGTAAGACTCATATTCCTCAATGGCAACCTCGCGAGCATATGTTTCAGCTTCAGCCTGGCTGCCGCACTCATAGACTTCACAGAAGTGTGAGCCTCCAAAACCACCAGACAAGCCGGCATAAATTTTAAACTTCGGCATTTTCTACCTTCCTTCCTACGAGGTGGCAGTCTCGCCGCACACACTCGATTATCACTTTTTCAAGAGTATCTAAACCAGTATCTGGTTCAAATGCGGTTAGCCAAACGGGACAGCTGCCGCAGTAGTTACAAGGATAGGTGTCCTTGTGGTCTTGCATGGTCATATACGGCGTATGGACCGCCGCATAGTTTGCACAGAAAGCCATTCCCCATTGTGCGGAGGCCGCATGAGCCTCCGTACATTCAAGGGCTTTCTTCCATTCTTCACTCCCGAGACATTTGAGCATTTGACTCATAAACTCGTCTCGGTCGACATAGATTTTAGTCGTAGACTGGCTCATAACTTACACCGCGGAAGTAGAACTCAATAGGACCCATGTTCTCAGACCAGTTCTTGGGGAAGAGAGTGCCGAACATAAAGTCTTCCTGTACAACAGCCAATCTGTCATACTCAGCATTAAAGTCTTCAATCTTCTCGTAGTGGCCGAAGCGCACCTGCTCATTGTCGCAATTACTTACGACTTCATGGTACAGCATAATGTCATCATACTGTGCCTGCAGGTTACTTACTTCATTGTGGTAGATACCGCCGAGTACCATGCAGAAAGTGATGAGGGCTGCGCAGATAGCTACGCCGACATAAATGGTTTTACGGTAGGCCTTGGTCTTGAGACGCCCAAACACGCCACCCAGCAAAATGGCTGCAGCGGTTATAATGAGGGCAATGAGCAGAATCCAGACAATCATTACTTGTTCCTCCAATTTATTTTAAGATTTTGGCAGCCACACCCATATTCACGCATACAACCATGTTCTACGTGATAACATGGGCAACCTTGCGCGCAGGTGGCTTCAACGCGCTTGGGGTTCTGAATTTGTTGCTGTACTACCATATTGCCTTGGCGTTGCTGAACCATCACATACGCTGGCTCCTGGCAGGTTTCGTCGGTATTGAACCGACATTGGATTACTTCCTTGCAAGTTTTGCAAGGGTGGCCGGTCGCGCAATTGTGGCAGAAAAGATGGAATACTCCATTTTCCTCTTGGAGGTAGCTATTGCTGAGAATGAGATTACCACAAATCTCACAAATTTTGAGTTCTGTGGTAAAATACGGACAACCGCTTTCGTCCTCCATATTCGCATTAAAGACCGGGCACATCCCATTTTTTAGCGCCTTGAGGGCGCAGTCGCCGCATTTTCGTTCCATATTTTCTCCTTAGCAGTAACAATATGTTACGATATAGATGTTTGGATGACCCCACTTAGTATTGATTTCTTCAATGCTAATGCCGCAGTCAACCAACATTGCACCATACTTGGCACCAAATGTGCCGTCGTCCTGTAAAACAGGCAAAGTCGCCAGAGTTTCGAGGCTTTTGGCATCGCCCCAACCGTCGAGTTCATAGACCATCTCACCGAAGAACCATTTCTCGTCCATATCGTAGCAGAACATTTCGTCCATAATTTCGTTATAGCGCTGAGGATTAGTGTCTTCGAGATGGCCCATTAACTCTTGTCTTTCTCTCTCAGAGAGAATATAACCTACGCCAACAAAAGTTCCGAAATCCATTATGCTTCCTCCAAGCAAGTCTTAATCTTTTCCCACACTTCGAAGGAAACGATAGGGCACGCATCAAAGAGTTCCATATGCTGGATTTCCAACAGGTTATCACCGTACAGATGCTGCTCCAGATACTGGACCGCACTGGTAAAATCATTGGCGAAACAAAAACCGTGTTCAACTTTATCCTGGTTGGCTACATCGTCAACGACGAGAACACGGAACATACAAATAAAATTAAAGTCCTGCATCACGCTCTACTCCTTTCGTACAGGGGGTATCCAGGTCAACCGGCTCATTGTCCAGGCCGCACAGATACGTATTCAAAACTTCATCGTAAAAAGAATTGTCACAATATTTACAGATGAGTGTATCACTGGGTACCTTATCAGCACAATCGCGGCAAATTCTATTGGCGTGTTTATAGTCTTCCGCAATCACGATAGTCCATCGTTTCCAATGGTATTGCGGGTCGTCGGTGATATCACCAGTAATATCGTAGATACGACCGTCAATTTCGGTTGCAAAGTGGTTTATGACTTCATCGTAAACGGGAGTTGTGCAGAATGGACCGAAACGCTTACGCAGGATAGTCATAAACTGATAACACATTCCGTTGGAAAAACAGTCTACGACTTGCGGCCCGAACTTCTGGAACTGCTCGATGAAGTTAATGATTACATCATGCTTCGTTTCGAGTTTCATCTACTCTGATACCTCCATATATGCGGTCCAGCGCCCGCAGTTTTGCCATTAAGTCGAAGTTATCAAGGCTTCCACCTTCGCCGTTCATACCTCTTTGGATTGCGGCTGCCACGATTTCCGGTACGAAAAAGCCAGGTACGAGATATTCTTTTTCGGCGTGAGCATAATCAATACGCACGATTGTACCCTCATCACACTCTTCACAGTTGATATCGTACATCGGGTCCAGATGAATGATTGAGGAGCCAATTCTCATTGTTTTCATTCTTCATCCTCCTTCGGACAGAAAGCATCATATCGCACATTCAGTACGATATGATGGAGCTCGCCGCATTCAATCCAAGCGAAAGATACGGATGCACCGCTTTCATCAGGATAAGAATCCCAGATGCAGTTCCACTTGACGCGGCAGGACAGGAGGAAGGACTCCACGGCCCGCATACACTTCTCGGTGTACTCCTTGGAGGACACGATGAAATCCGCACGGTCAATTAAGTTGTAGATGCCATCTTCAATGGCGGAAGGGGTGAAACCCGCAGAACCGATAGCCATATAGTTTACCTCCAAAGTCGATTTTTTCAGCCTTTTTCTTTCGACGAGAGAAAATGACGGGAAACGATTTTTACGGAGTCCGTCAGCAATCTTTCATCTTTTATCTTTATCTCTTTCTTTACTTTACATATATATTATATCATAAATTTTTTATAAAATCAATTAGCAAATAAATAGTTGCGGTTTGGAGAATCGTAGTGTCTAGGGGTCCAGAGACGAGAGATTGGTTTAGCTGACATAAAAGCGCTTTGGAGCCTCCCGGCCGCAAACTTTAAATGAAAAATGTTAAAAAATTAGACAGCTATATTTTTGTTAAAAAATTAGACTTCTATGTATTTGGTTAAAAAAATAGACATCTATATATTTGTTAAAAAAATGTGTTAAAATTTTGTACATCTATATAAAATGTTAAAAATTTAGACTTCTATATCGTGGGTAAAACTTGTTAAATGGTTAACAACTTTTCTTAAGAATAGTTGGAAGGGAGGTGTGATTGTGTTAAAGATTCAACCAAATTCAAGACAGGTTCCCAAGGCTAAAGATATTTGTTCGAATAAAAAGTATTATGATATTCTTTATGCTTATCTTCAGTGTATCTCAACAAGAGATGAGAAGAGCGGAACTAGATATTTTTCAAAGAAAGATATAAATTTTAGTAAGCTTGGTGAGATGTTTAACTTATCGAGACAGACGGTTTCAACGAAGTTTAAGAATCTAAAGGAATTGGGTTTAGTTGTTGAAGCAGGAAAAGATACATATAGATTAGTTGAATTAAGTGCTGATTTAGCTTCTTTGGTTCCATATGGGACATTAAAGTTAATTACAGACACTTTAAGTGAGAATTCTATTTCAACTTATATTTATTTATTGAATTGTTATTATGCTAATGAGTGTCGTCCGTTTTAGTTTACATTAGACCAGGTAAAGAGTTATATTGGAATTAGCACAAGCACGAGAAGTAATAATGATACCGTAACGAATATCCTGTATGTATTAGAAAAGGTGGGGCTGATTAAGTATTCATTGACTACAATGAAACAAGAGGCGGACACTTTTCAAAATGTGAAAACAATTTATCAATTAGACTGGTTAACTAATACGTTGAATTAAAGTGTTAAAAATTTAGACGCATGAGTGTTAAAATTTTGTACATACTTTGTTAAAAAAATAGTATCCTTATAAATAGAAATAGAGAACTGTCAATCGTAAGAGGCTTTAAATGTCCCTTCGGGCCATTTAAATCCTCTATACGCGGGGCCGGAGGGAGGTATAGAAGTGATTATCTTAGATGAAAACAAATTAAGAAATGGAACTATTCGGATGATTGGAGAAGATTATGGTATGGAATTAAGTTCTCCAATTGAACATCCAGAATGGTATGAACAAGAAATCGATATGATTGTAGATAAATTTAAGTTTGATATTGATAGTTTCAAAGAAAGATTAATTGAAACTATTAAAAATGGTATTAAAGTAGAATTGAAGGTGAAGTAATGGAAGGTTTTGAGATACCTAAGGGAGCAGTAAAATTCGCTATGGGTAGTTATGATAAATTACCAGAGAATGTGGTAGAAGTGAAGGTATATATGCGAAGTGGAGACCCAAAGATGTATATAGTACCAATTTAGAAAAATGAATCGAAAATTGAAATTGAACCTTTGCTAGATAATCCATTTTTAATTTGAAAATTAAAATAAAATTTTGTATAATAATAGTAGGAAGAAAAACTGATTTCAAAATCTCGTTTGAAAATCTGAAATTGAAATCAAAAATGAAATGAAAATCGAAAGGAAAAATGAGATGACATTTGATTATAATACTTTAAAAAGAGCAGCTAGAGATGGATTAAGACTAGGTAACTGGAATGGTAAGGCTGTATTTGCTGCTCCCTCTAGTAGATTGGATAACTTGGGAAGTGGTGCTTATTATATTCTCTATGATGATGAGAATAAGATTGTCGCCAAGACCAGCAACGGATGGAAGAGTTATGGTGAGGTAAGTGAGAGTGGTAGTGTAAGCGAGTACAGTAGTGTCCGCACTTATAGAACTCCCGCAGAGACAGCAGCAGCCGCACGCAAGGCTTCTACTTCTGGAATGAGATACAGTAGTGAACCCATTCCGCAGGCTACTATGACTGTAAGCTATGCGGATTCCGCAGGAACTGGAGGTACTTACTCTCCTGGATATAACAGAACTGAAAGACCTGTGGGAGATGTGAAGCTGGGCCTTGATGTTGAAGGCACATTGAAGAAGGCAAGAGAGATGACGGTTGAGAGCCTCTTGGAGGGATTCTTGCCGGAAGTTGATTTTGGCGTAATGGCTAAAGGTTAAGTCACTTCGCTTCGCTCGTGACTTTAGGGGAACACTGTAATGGTGTTCCCCCCTTTTTTTGCTCTTTTGGAAGAAATTGTGTGTTTTGCGGAGGTTTTGCGAGAGTGTGGTGGCCGATCGGCCCCAGGTATATGAATCGTATTTTCCACGTCCCCGTCACCGTTAAATTCACATATAAAAAAATAACTCCCAGACCTTTGACAATCTGGGAGTTTCTTTCATAATTCAATTTGCCTGCTCTTGGTCTTCGTAGCTAGCTATAGAATAAACAGACGTCTTTCTCATCACATTAATTAAACATCTTGATAAAATCGGCCAGAATTTGCTCGTCGCTCTTTGCCACAGGAGTAATTCTGCCGCTCGCAGGACCAGGGTGATGAAGACGCACTGAGCCGCTCTTGTCGGAGTCCAGCTTAGCCTCCAGGTCCGCAAACATCTTCTTCAAATCGCGCATGGCCGCAAACATCTCAGTGAAAGCCGCAACCAGCTGGTCCATTTCCTCGTCGGAAAGGGTCATCTCATCGGGGTCCATACCCTCCAAAATAGCCAGCTCCTTGATGATATCGACCATCTCTTCAATTAGGTCTCTCTTGGTGGCTTCCTTCTCTACCTCAGCCTGCTTTGCGGCCTCGGCCTCTAGAGCAGCATTGTGCTCGTCGATAGCGGCATTCATCATTGCGGCAATCTCGTTGCCGATAGCAGTCATATCCTCACCATTCTGCAGACGGGTCAGGAAATAATTCTTATCAATAACCATTGGTATATACCTCTTTCTTTTCTTATTGTATTATTATTATACAAAAAAATTTTATAAAAATCAAATGGCCGTTCGGCCTTGATTTTTATAAAAAAATATGTTATAATATTAAAAAAACATATTTTTACCGGTCGGCCCGCGTATATGCGGGCGGTTTTTGTAGGACCGGTCGGCTCCCGACCGGGGCTCACTTTACGGGAAAATTAAGTGCATATGAAAAGTCGCTAGAAGTAGCAAAAAATTTGCATATGGGGTGTACCGGTCGGAAAATCGGGCCTTGGCCTCCGTCCGCGGCCCGTTGAACCCCACCATTATTATACCATACCGGGCCGCACTTGTCAAGTGGTAAAATGAAAAAAAAATGAGACCCCTGCGGGGGTCTCACCACCAATTCGGACCGAGGTCATCCAGCGTATAGCGGTCTTCGACTTCCGCAATGTCATCGAAAAACTCGCCATCCTCGCAACAGTTACAGCAAGCCACATCGTCTGTGGTTTCCTGCCCCACATGGGTACACCGCATGCATCTATTTTCTGCGGTGGGCTTGGGGTTAATGAATCGGGTTTTCTTATTCTTCATCCCAGTCATCCTCCTCACAGGGTGCTTTGCCGAAGCCATCGAAATGACAGCGGGGGTAATCTTCGTCCTCGTCCTGCCAGTAGTAGCCACAGCCACTATCAGCACAGCCCAGATGCTTTTTGCTCATTGCCTTTGTCCTCGCTTTCTTTGGGGTTGGTGTTGGATTCTTCTTGGCATCCGCATCTATCGCATCGGCTTTCGTCAATGTCGGTGCGCCAGTAGTTATCACATTTCAGACAGTTCATTGTATCAGTTCCTTTCCTTTGATGAACTCATTATAGCACATTCTTGGAGATTTGTCAATAGGTTTTTGAAAAATATTTTTCGCCGGGGTTTCCACTCCCTGCCTTTAGAAAGGCAGTTCGTGGTGTTCCGCCGCCCACTGGCAAGCGATTTTGTTGTATTCCTCTGTGATGGAAGGAATGTCGATGAAAGAGCGACTTGCCATGTAGTCCGCCATGTGAACACATCTGTCCACGCTGGTGAAAGGTCTGTCCTCTCGTTCAGTAGACCATTGACCCATGTGACTTTCAACTGCGTTCAGCAGAAGAAAATGGGGAGTAAAATCGAACACCTGTTCGCACCAACCTGCAAAAGCCTTGCTTGCGTTTCTTGCGTGGTTCTTGTATTCTGCCTTGTCAAACCAATCGACACCATACTTTGCGGTATCATGGATGATACAAGCCGCAATTACGAAGTCCTTGTACTCGTCTTTCATGTAGGCGTAGGAACTCATGCGGAGCAGTTCTTCAGCGAACATCACAACCGCCTTGGTGTGACGAACCAGACCGCCGATGCCCTGCGAAAACTGGGGATGATACTTGCCAGAAGAGGAAGCACCATCTGTCCAGAAGTAGTCAGGGGTGGCTTCTTCCATGTAAGACTTGACCGCCATACGCAGGTCTTCATTGACAATCAGATTGATTTCACGCTCAAACAGTTTAATGGTTCTCATAGTAAATTACCCTTTCTTGTGGAGCACTCGCTCCCTTGATTACATACTTATTATAGCACAGACTTAATAATTTGTCAAGCACTTTTTTAATTTTCATTGGAAAAAGGAACACAAGCTAAAAGCTCATTAGACGCTAATTCGATAATGTATCGATACATGGTTGCATCGTCATGGAGAGTTCCCCCAAAAGATAAAACAGTATCAATAATAACTTTGTGCAATTCAGCTTTAGCCTTGCGCATTTCTTCTGCGGTCATTTGCCTCACCTCTTAGGATTAGTATACCACCAATTGCGGGAAAAATCAAGATGACAAACTGCACAAAAAATTCGATTGGAAATTTACGGGGACTAGTTATTTTGACGAATTCCGGGCGCCACACTCGTTGGCGCACGGCGCAAAAAAGCCCCTGCCCCACGAATTGGGGGCAGGGGGAGGAAGGGGTCATCACTGGATGACCCTGAAGAACGCCTTGCGCTTCTCCTCGATGCGCTCGACAGACACACCAATCATGCCACGCACGATGGCGCTCACTCGCTGATTAGTCAGCTCTGCGCAGGCAGGCACTTCCTTAATCAGCTCAGTGATGGAGAACAGACGATTGGGGTCTGCGCTCATGTGGGACAGAATGGCTTCTGCCACACCAGCATTGGCGACCTGCTGGGCAGTAGGCTTCTTCTCAGCAGAGTTCTTCTTCGCCAGGAGTTCCAGCTCATGCTCGATGAACTCGACCAGCGCAAGGTTGGACTTGACCTCAGCCAGGGTCAGCAGGGTGTTGAAATGGTCCTTCTTAGTCAGCTTCTTAGTGTTTGCCATAGTATCAGTTCCTTTCTGGTTTTTTAGGGTTTTCCTTCCCTTGATTACATACTTATTATAGCACATGGTTTTGAGTTTGTCAAGAGGTTTTCAAAAAATATTCGCGACTATTTTTTTTATTCCCACAGCATCCTTGCGCTCACTGGACTTGTTTCTGCCCCCTGCCTTGAGTCTACTCGCACCCTTTCGTTGCTCACCACTCACCCTAGTAGGGGGGAATCTTGCGTAGGAGTTGTAGAGTTTCAATTCGCCTGTGTCTGTTTCCACCATCTGTTGCGGTCTTGCCTCGAAGGAGTTCCCCTCTTGATTACATACTCATTATAGCACATCTTGTGCTGTTTGTCAAGTGGTTTTTCAAAAGTTTTTTGAAAAAGTTTCGGTGGTCTGATTGGTGGGACAATCTAACCCCTCTGCCCAACATTTTTCAACCCTCTGCGCCGACCCATCTGCGGGGGTTTACTTCATCCCCTTGACACTACTAATTATAGCAGATTTTTAGGAAAATGCAAGTGGTAATGTTGTACAAATAATTGGGTAAAAAACTTGTTGAACTTGTGCATTTTGCCGAATACCGGGCCGCACATCTGTGTGCGGCCGGCCGATTTTTGTGCAAATTGCACAAATTTAAATTTAATTTGGAAAAAATAACGAAAAAATCGCCCTTTTGGGGCGATTTTCTCAACTTTTTGGCTTGCGTTTCTGCACAAGCGTCAGTTCGTAGGCATTTTCACCAACTTTTAAGGCGATTTGACGCTCTTTATTGGTGATTTCGACCATTTCGTAGCCATTTTCAGCCAAAAACTGAGCAATTTCGGCAATTATCGTGGCTTTTGTGGGGTTTTCCTTGCGTTTTCGCTCGGTTTTCTGCCCATTTGTCTGCCTTGTGCCAGTATTTGCGAATTTTTTGGCTTGCTTTTCGGCTTCAGGTGAGAGGTCAAAAGCCATTCGCTCACCTCTGTCGATTGCCTTGTCGTCTGCGATAATCTGTTCGGCTTCTTCTTTGGAGCATTTCAGATTTCGCATAATGCGTTCGACTTGACTTTCTGCCATTGGTTTACCCCCTTTCTGTACTTACAGTATAGCACATCTTGGGCGGTTTGTCAAGACCTTTTTTGAAATTCCGTGCCCCATTTTGGGGGGGCTATTGCCCCCCCTTGGGGAGTGGCTCAGCGAATGGCTCTGAAATAAGCCTTTCGCTTCTCTTCCACACGCTCCACAGAGGTGCCGATGAGACCACGCACGATTGCGGACACTCGCTGATTGGTCAACTCAGCACACGCAGGCACTTCCTTGATAACCTCAGTGATGGTAAAGAGGCGGTTGGGCTGGCTCTGGAGATGAGCCACGATGGCTTCGCCGATGGAAGCATTGGCGGTCTGCTGAGCAGTGGGTTTCTTCTCAGCGGAGTTCTTCTTGGCGAGCAACTCCAACTCGTGCTCGATGAACTCCACGAGCATTGCGTTCTCCGCAACAGCGGGGATAGCCTTGAGCATTGCAAACTTCTGAGCCTTGGTAATCTTCTGAGTAGTAGCCATAGTATCAATTCCTTTCTGGTTTTTAAGACTGTCCTTGTCTTTGTGTATTTATTATATCATAGGTTGAGCGATTTGTCAAGAGGTTTTTTTGATTTTTTTGAAAATCTTTTTTGAACCTTTGGCTTTCTCTCTCCCTTTGATGTATTCATTATATCACATCTTTGGGGGTTTGTCAAGAGGTTTTTTTAAGTTTTTCAAACTTTTTTTCGGTCTGTCCGCTTGGGTCTCTCCCTTACTGACATAGATAGTATACCACATCCAAAAGCGAATTGCAATAGGCAAACTGCACAAATTACAGGAAAATTAAAAAGATTATTTTGTGCAACATTTCCTCTTGACAAATTGTGCGGGGCATGGTATAATGGTAAATTCGGCCGGGCACAGTCGCGCCCGGGCCGCGCAAAAAGCGAGGGTTTTACTCCTCGCTTTTCACCAGCTTCCGCACTTCGCCCAGAAGCTTCTTGATTTGTGCCATCTTTTCGTAGTCGTCCACGCAGGTTTCGATGGTGTCCACCAGATGGTCAATTTCGCCATTCAGATTGGCTTCGTACTTGCGGAAGCAGACAGTATCTCTGCCATCGATGAAGATTTCGAGGGGTTCGCCCTCGCGGATGCCCATTGACCGACGGATTTCTCTGGGGATAACCACTCTGCCGAGGTCATCAACTCTGCGGATAATTCCAGTTGCTTTCATTGTATCAGTTCCTTTCCTCTTGGATTGTCTTAATTATAGCACATTTGGTGGAGTTTGTCAAGACCTTTTTACAAGGTCTTGCTTTCACTCACAAAGTATTTTGCATCGTATTTTTCAAGCAAGGCTTTGACTTTCTTGCTTTTCTCTTGGCTGTCGCAGTAAATGTTGAACACAGACCACTTGCCGATTTTGGGAATGTAGTTGCAAGGGATTTCTTCTGCGGTCAAATCACAATGCAGGCTTTTGGTGTAGGGGTCAAAGACAGTTGCTTCAATCTTCCAAAGCTTGTCCTTGCGTGCCTTTTCTTCAATGAGTTTTACCACATAGACACCCACCAAATTACACAGAGCCACAATTCCTGCTTTGAGGTAGAGGTCAAGTTCACACATTAAGTAAACAGTGACGATGGTGTACAGACCATAGGCAACCGCATTGATAACTGCGGCAGACACCTTTCCGCATTTAACAGTGGCGATAGATTTTACAGTTTGAATGATAACATTGGCGATGTTCAGAGCGATGAACACAATCAGCAATTTCGTATCCATTCACTTCACTTCCTTTCTGTGGTTATTATAGCACAAATCTCTCTGTTTGTCAATACCCTTTTGGAAATTATTTTTCCGGGCGGAGCCAAAGGGGTTAGAACCCCCTGGCATCCTTGTCGTTGTCCTTGGCAGGCATCGGCACCGCAGGAGTGGGAGCCTTTGGCTTGTTGATAATGGCATCCACCTGCTCATAGAGTGCGTAAGCCCTCTTGGACTTCTTGTACACCTTGCGGAGTTCGGAGTAGGTGAGGGAGTTGAACTGCTCGTCGGTCATAGTGACACCGACCTTGCTGAGCTTGTTGCGGATGGACTTGAGGGACATTTCATTGAACATTTTCATAGTATCAGTTCCTTTCTTGTTTTCTGTAATTATTATAGCACACTTTTGGATGTTTGTCAATAGGTTTTTTGAAACTTTTTTTCTTTTGTGGGGAATTAGTACCCCCCACAACCGCGGTAAGTGCGGAAGAGACTGTCAGCCTTTTCCTTGGTCATCGGACCGAACTCTTCGCAGTAGTAGCGGAAAGAGAGTTCATCCCAACACTCGACCACACAATCACCGCCGTTGCAGTAGTTCTGCATTGCGTAGTCCATGAACTGCTTGTAAGTCATACCCATTGTTGTTACCTCCTTGACTTTGTACCCTTATTATACACCCGATAATGGGAAATGTCAATAGTCAATTTGCACAAAGATTTCGCCCCAAAAATTGTTGAAACTGGTTATTTCGCCGAAAAACCGGCGCTGGCGTACGTCAGCGCGCGGCCGAATTTTTGTGCAAAATGACGAAGACCCAAGGGCGCCCCCCTGGGTCTTTTCTCGGCTGTTTTGTTTTAGTACCATACCCCAGGGTTGGGCGCCTTCCCCCTAGTGGTTTACCTCCAGACGATGACAGCACACCGCCAATGGAATGGGGCCGATTGGCTCGACCCCTTAGGAGCCTTAGGAACGAGGGCAGGCAAGTGTGACCTTGTACTTCGTTCCATTGTGGATGAACAAGAACTCGCGTTCGGGGTTGTTGATGGTGAAATCTTCCACACCCAAAACTCGCAGACCATCCATCATTGCGGAGCAGATTTCAGCCTTTTCAGGCTTGGCTTTCTTCTCTCGCTTCACTGGGGTGGTGCTGACCTTGCGCTCGGCTTGTCTTGCCTTTTTTGCGCCTTTCTCAAGTTCGGGGTCAAGCTCAAACATCTTTGCGCCCCTGTCGATTGCTTTGTCATCCTCAATCAACTGGATTGCTTCCTCTCGGCTGATGCCGAGGCTTGCCATGTGCTTGGCAATTAACTTTTCATCAAGCATTGACTCACTTCCTTTCTGTGATTATAGTATAGCACAGACAGAGGGATTTGTCAAGTGCTTTTTGAAAATTTTTTCGCCGGGGTCAAGGTGGGCAGGGGTTACCCCCTGCCCTTGGGGGAGTAGGCTTACTCCGCAATCTTGCGGAAGTATGCCTTACGCTTTTCCTCGACACGCTCAACCTTGGTGCCAATCATACCACGCACGATGGCAGAAACACGCTGGTTGGTCAGTTCCGCACACGCAGGAACAGTCTTGATGAGGTCGGTGATGGTGTAGAGGACACCATCTTCCATCGCATTGACGATGGCATCAGCGACACCTGCGTTTGCCACCTGCTGTGCGGTCGGCTTCTTTTCCGCAGAGTTCTTCTTGGCGAGCAGTTCCAGTTCGTGGGCGATGAAAGCCTGCTCATCGGCAGTCAGAGGGTAGTTGGCAGAAATCTGCTTGAAGTAGTCAGCCTTGGTCATCTTCTTGTTGTTAGCCATAGTATCAATTCCTTTCGGTTTTAACGACTTGAACCTGTCGATGAATTTATTTGTAAGAGGTTTTCCTCTTTACATACTTATTATAGCACATCTTGATTTGTTTGTCAAGAGTTTTTTTTAATTTTTTTTTCTTTGGCTTGGCTGAGCCTTTAAGCCACAGTTAGGGTGAGTCCGCTTTCACCACCAAAGAAATTGGCTTTTGTATCCTGCGTATCCACGACATTTTTTCAGCCTGCGTGGTCTGGTTCACATTTGTATTCCGCAAACAGGAACACCTTGCGGTCGGGTCATTGGTAACAAGGTCTTACTCGCTCTCGTGGGCACCCACCTTTTCGTGGTCGCCTTGCCCTCGCCTTTTGTACCCTTATTGTATCACACTTTAAGGGGTTTGTCAAGGGGTTTTCTCAATTTTTTTTGAGATTTTTTTTTCGCCCTTGGGGGCAGGCTCACCTATCTCCCCTTGACAATGATAGTATACCACAGACCGCACCAAAAGTCAATAGGTAATAATGCACAAAAACAGGAATTCAAATCAATCAAACTTTGTGTAACTTTTCTCTTGACAAATTGCTGGCGGTGTGGTATAATGGAAATTCCGGCGCCCACATCCGAGGGCGCCGCGCCCAAAAATTGAAATGAAAAAGCCACCCCTTGCGGGATGGCTCTTGGTTTGTTACTTTGCCAGGTGTGCCATCAGCACACCCAGGGTCATCAGAGCGAACTCAGACTGGACGAACTGGTCGGGGTGGTTGACGAGGGCGAGGACTTCGCCAGTCAGACCATCAACGCAGTGGGCGTGGACACCATCCATGTCCCTCTGCATCATTTCCAGAACTGCGACCTCGGGGTCGTTGGTTTCGACAGTGACCTTGGCATCATCGTAGAAGCTCTCAACAACATACTTGTAGTTCATCATGGTATCATTTCCTTTCTGGTGTTTGGGATTTTCCTTTCCCTTTGTTGTATTTATTATAGCACACTCTTGGGGGTTTGTCAAGGGTTTTTTACATTCTTTCAGAAAAATATTTGAAACCCTTTTCGCAGATTTCGAGATAAACCTCTCGGCTTACTCTCACCCACTCTTCGCTTTTTTCTACCTTGCCTTTGCAAACTGCATACAAAATTGCGTGGCACTGCCATTCGGACTTGCCGACCATGGGGCGGGGAATGGTACAAAAATCAATGTGGAACATTCCAGGGTTGGTGGTGAGATAATCTTTCATTCTGCGTTGCAGGTTGTAGCTTTTACCAACCTTTACCAAATAGATTTCTTCATGGGTAAAGGGATTGAAATTGGTGCTACCTACAAGGTACAAACCTTCGCTTTCGGGTGCAGAGAAGCGCAGGGGGTTTGCTTCGTTAATAAATGCGGGAGTATTTCGCATAGCTTCCAAATGTTCTGCCCAAGTCATTACTGTCAGTTCCTTTCTTGTTTTCTGAGTTAATTATAGCACATGATTTTGAATTTGTCAATACCTTTTTTCGCCCGGGAGGGCAGATTTTAGAATCTGCCCTTGACCACTTGGAAGCGATAGGCGGAATCGCCCTTGTGAACATTGCGAGTAAACTTGCGGTGAGTTGCCCAAACCGCACGCAGAATCTGCATTTCGATTTCACAATCTGCGAGGGCGGTGTGTTCCTCGACGAACTCAATGTCTCCGCTGATGAAGCGGTAGCAGATTTCTGCGGTCATCTGAACGTTTCCGCTCTTGGTTACAAAGCCATTTTCACAGCAGAATTTGTTGTACTTGGTGTACTTGCCGATGGTCTCGAAAAATGCCTGCCAAGTGTCGATGAATTCCATTCCCTCGATACACTCAGCAACGAAAGTCTTGTTGAAGTCAAAACCGCTGTTGTGGGCGCAGGCGCAGGACACATTGTTTTCAGCAAGCCACGCAGAGAAGATTTCGCTTGCCTCTGCTTCGTTGTAGCAGATAATAGTTGCAGGGTCGCGGAGCAGGTCGCGGTAGTAGTCTTTTTTGAATTTGCCATAGAACGCAGAATCCAAAAGTAGGTTGCCGATGACCACGATGTTGATTCTGCTGATTTCTGCTCTCTTGGTGAAAGCAATGCCAGCGCAGTGGTAGGTAGGGCAGTGCGCCTGAGAAGCACCGCCGAGGGTTTCAGTGTCGATAATTGCAAAAGTTTTTTCAGTAAACATTGGTATCATTTCCTTTCACTTGATAAATTTATTATAGCACAGATTGTTTGATTTGTCAATACCTTTTTTTAATTTTTCCGGGGATTAGCCTTGCTGTAAGGCTACTCCCCTTTCACGCAGGTATTCTGCGAACTCGTCCGCAGGAAGTTTGTCCATGAGGGTGGACATGGGCAGGTGGGAGACTTCTTTGGTGTAGTTCCACACGCACACCTCTTTGAAGTTCCTCTTGGTGACAGTATAGTGGTTCATGCCACATTTCACCAATACCTTGGGGGTCTTGAACAGACCGATGTAGGCTTCTGCATTTCTTACCTTGTTTTCACAGACCGCTTCAAAAAAGCTCTCGAAAGTGTCGTAGTAAGTGCGGTTGGTGCGGTCGAGGGATTCTTCCGCATCGAGCAGGTGCAGGTGCCACCAAATAGAAGTTTCTTCAAAATCTCTGCGAGGAGACAGAGAGATGGATTGTCCGCAATCGTAAACCAGTTTCATGTGTATCAGTTCCTTTCCTTTGTTGATACTATTGTATCACACCTTTTGGGATTTGTCAACTGTTATTTTGCACAAATAAATTGCACGGAAAATTGTTGAAACTGGTTATTCTGACGAAAATCGGCGCGCCTGGACCGTGAGCGCGCCGCCAAAAACAAACGACTGCTTTTTCAGCAGTCGTAAGTATAACAACCTGCGAAGGGGTCGAACCCGCATTCGTCCGCATCGGGCTCGTCCTCGCTTTCGCCCTGGGTCTGTTCCAGGTCGCGGTATCCTGCAAGGGTGTATTCCTCGTGCCACTGGTAATGGTTTCCGCAGTGGTCGCACTCGCCAACCTTAAAGAGGGTCACAGTGGTGTTGTCCACCTCAATGTCGAGAGTATCGAACTCAACAACCTCGCCCCCGCAAGTGGGGCAAACTACAATTCCAGTTTTCAGCATTCTTCATCATCCTCCAATCTTTCTTTGATTGCTTCAACGATTATCTTGCCGACCTTGACAGCCATCATCAAGGCGAATGCTCCGACAAAGCCAACCAATGCCCAGCCGATTTCTTCGGGGATTGCGCAAATCATTTCTAACATTTTTATCAGTTCCTTTCTTCTTTGTGTCTTAATTATAGCACATCAATTGCCGTTTGTCAAGAGGAAATTCTCAGATTTCTCTGAGAATTTCCAAGATGTTCTGCACATCGTAGGCTCTGCCTGTCCAGTTCGTTCTGTTGCGTTCTTCATCGTCGAACAGAATGTCGAGAGGATTGTTGCAGAAGTTCTGCTTCGGAGTGCCATAGGGAACGATGTGGATTTCGTTCCAGTTCACGCTCGGCAGGTGCTTTCTCAGCCAGTTCAGCTTGACTTCGGTAACTGCTTCGTTGTATTCAGCAGTTCCACTTTTGCTCAACCAAGAGATAACTGCGAGGTTGTAGCCGTTCCGCTGAAGTGCGTTCAGCTTGCGAGCCAGTGCGGAGAGGTGGAGCAGAGGTCTTGCGTTTGCGTAGGGGAAAGTGTCACCTGCGATGAGGTATTCGAGCCAGTTCTCTACACCATAGAGGTCAGCGATTGTGCCGTCCATGTCGAAGTTAATTGTGATGTTCATCTGCTTTGCCATTTGTATCAGTTCCTTTCCTTTTTGTACCTTAATTATACACCCAAAACCGTGATTTGTCAATACCTTTTTTGAAAAAAGGGAAAGTTTTTTTTACTTTCCCTTTTTCATTTCTCTTGCCCGCTTCTGTGCCTTGTGGAGCACATCCACATTGGTCAGGCTTGCGTTTTCGTACTTGACCTGATACTGAACGCCACCGATTTCCACATCACCGCAGTAGTCAAAGCGGACATGGTCGGGAGTGTACTCACCCAGACCGCAAGCCTTGTGCAGATAGGCTTCGCACTTGTGACCCTTGTTCTTGTAAGGAATGGCTTCAAATTCAGCCTTGGTCATGATGGGGGTTGCACCCTTGGCAATCAGCTTATCCTTTTCGGATACGCTGATGTACATCTTGAATTTCTGCTGTCCGCCGTTCTTGGAGGACTCAAATTCTTCGTGTGCCCAACGAGGAGCGATGTGCTTGCAGTTGTAGATGTAGATGATACCCTTGCGCTCGAAGAAAATCAGAGTGCGGTCAGCGCCAGTCAGCTTGTTGTAGTAGCGGAAGAAATTACCCTTAGTCATTGTTATTATCTCCTTTTCAGTTCCTTTTTGTATCTTAATTATAACACCAGTTTCCCGGTTTGTCAAGAACTTTTTTTCATTTTCTTGAACTTTTTTTTGATTTAGTGGTCTCTCTCAACCACAAGAACATTGTATCACATCCGGAATAGAAAGTCAAGCACAATTTTAGGAAAAACAACTATTTATTTTTTGTGCAAATTGCCTATTGACAAATTGCTGGGGCTGTGGTATAATGGAAATAACGCGCGCCTGGGCCGTGGGCGCGCGACCGAAAAAGCAAAATGGAAAAAGCGCCTTAGTAGTAAGGCGCTTCGATTTCCAGTATCTCGGTTTGAATGAGTGTAAAATGTGCCCTGAACCGACACCCGCACCCGCAAATGTAATCGTCTTTTTTCTCTCTGCGGTTGCTTGTATTGTCCTGGTACACCAGTTCGGATTGGGCACTACTCCCGCAGTTAGGACATCTAATGCGAGGGTCACGCAATTGTGCTTGCCACTCTCGTGCTATTTCTGCTGCTGTTTTCATTGTTCTCACCTCTTGGCATTATTATAACATGGTTTGGGGATTTTGTCAACCCCCGCAAGCACATTTTTTTTCGTAATGTTCTCTAACAAGGAGAGCATCCCGCACTCGCTTCTGGTTGAAATCTTCTTTGTGAATTACTGTGCAATAGTAGTATTTTGTGCGGAAAATGGGCCAATTGGGATGAATTATCTTTCGATAGACTACATGAACATAGTCTTCGCCGAGCTTCCATGTGGCTTCGTACTCACCATCTGCCCCTTTAATAATCATCCATTATCACCCCTTTTGAATTTCTGTCTGTTGTATTTCTTCTTGCTTTCTACCACAGAGCCACGCTTGCGAAAGTGGAGATACTGCTGAAGTTCTTCTCCCTCTTTCTTGAACATTCTGCGGTCGATTGTGTTTTTCTTTTTCTTACTCATTTCGTTTACCTCTTTTCTTTTTGTAATTAAATTATACCATAGATTTAGGGATTTGTCAACCCCTAAATCCAATTATTTTCACAGTCCCATGCTTTTGCCCGTCTGATGATTTCAGAGTAACCAGCAGGAGGATAACCACCAGTAGTTTCGTAGAACATCTTGCAGGCAATCTTCCATCTTGCAGGGTAGGCGGTGACAAGAATGTTGCTCTTGGCATCCATTACCATTAAGATACCAGTGGAAGTCAAGCAGTTTCTCTTTCCTCTGTAAATTGTGGTGCAAATGATTTCGCCGAAGCCTAACTCTCTATCCATTTTTACAAGTCTTTCTCTGCGTTCGGTGTAGCAGTGGTCGGTGAAACTCACGGTGATGCTCATGCTCTTTAACATTTGATTTACTCTCCTCTCTTTTTGTATCTTAATTATAACACGGGAAAGGGGTTTTGTCAACCCCTTTTCAAAAAATTTTTTCGCCAATGTTTGTCACAACTGTGGCTTCAATCCACCGCACGCAAATGCCCTTGCTTTCCAAAAGGCGATAGTATTGCAGGTCGTTGTCGAAATTTTGTTCGAAGTCTGCGATTGCCTTAAAGTTTGCGAGGATGGGGTTCTTGTGGTAGCGGAACTCAAGACGAGCACGCCAAGCCTCTTTGCTCTGCGAGGGTGCGAGGATAACAAAGGGAATGTTGTTGTTCATGCAGTATTCAATCACCACACGATGAGCGGAGATGAATACATTCTTGTCAGTAGCGAGGGCAACCGCCGTCCGCACATAGTTTTCTTCCCATCCTGCGACCTTGACAAATGCGGAGCTGTCGAGGTCAACAGTAGTATTGGGGTTATTTCTACAGTAGGTAGATTTTCCACTACCCTGATAGCCACAGTAAATCATTTTCATTTCAGTTCCTTTCCTTTTGTACCTACATTGTATCACAGAGAAAGGCTTTTGTCAAGCCTTTTCTGCGAGAATTTCCAAAAGTTCATAGCCAGAAAGGAAAGTATTTCCTGCGAGGTGGTAGGCTCGGCAGTGCTCAGCCAGTTCTTCCCTTGCTCTGTCGTAGCTACGCAGAGCGGAAACCAGTACCCATTTATCCTCGGTTACATCGCCCGCAAACATCTTGTATTCTGCGGACTCTTGGGGCAACATAGCCATTGCCTTCTGTCTGCGGTTGATGACTCTCACACAGTACTCAATCTTGTCCTTTGCATTGCGAGTAGCGATGACGAGTTCGTCTCTCTTGGTCTCTTCGGCAGTCTTGGTAATCTTCTTCATGGTGTTTAGCTCCTTTGTTCTTTTGTTGTACTTAGTATACCACACGGAGACCGATTTGTCAATACCTTTTGGGAAAAATAATTATTTATTTTTTTTCTAATTTTCCTCTTGACAAAATGGCTGGGATGTGTTATACTGGCAATTAGGGCGCGCCAGGACCGTTGGCGCGCCTATGGCGGGATTCGTCACATTGCACAATTAAAGGGTGTGCCTTACTCTTGGCACACCCTCATCAGCAGTCTCTCATAGGACACACCTGCTACCTTACACAGCACACGCAGGTTGTCTCTCACCATCAGCTTCTCTGCGTAGGTGATGTCCTCGTTGTCCTTGTTCAGTACCATGATGATGTACTTGTACTGATGGCTTGCCTGCACCTCAGGCTTTAGCTCTCTTACTGTGCTCAGCATCTTGTTGATAGGTCTCTTGTTCATTGTCTTGTCCTCCTCTATTAGTTCTTGTTGACAGCGATGATAGTGGCAATAGCAGCTACGCCAAAGGCTACGACTAGAGCCACAAGAGTGATACCCAGCCACTCAGGACAAGTAGTAGTATTGTCAAGGTTGCTGTTAGCAATCCACATAGCGATGTTGTTAGAAATGGTCATTGTTGTTATCTCCTTTACTCTGTGAGGTTGTGTCCCTCTCTCTTTGTGTCTTTATTATAGCATTACGGGAGCTTTTTGTCAAGAGTTTTTTTGCTTATTTACGCAACTTTTTTTTAGCACCCCCTACAGTATGCCCCACTAGGGGACCTGACGCCTGTGCTCGGTGGCTACTACTACATAGTATAATAGAGTAAGGCTGTGTACCTTACTCTACATCTACTACTCTGTCATCATAGATAGTATCACTGCCCATGGCTAGCATGGTTAGCACTACCCTTGTGCCTACACATGGTACAGTGTCACCCTCTACATCATAGCACCACACATTGCCTGTGGTGTCCTCTGCGCTGATGGTGTTACCCTCTACCTCTACTACCACAGCTTCTCTTGTGTACCTATCATTAAGCTGTGCTTGACCTAGTGCATTGAAGGTCACTACCAGTAGTATAGCACACAGCACACACAGTACCTTCTCACTCATTGTCATTACCTCACTGTTCCTTTGTTGTATCTACAGTATACCACATTACAGGATGTTTGTCAATAGGTAAGATGCACAAATGTGTAGAACTTTTTTTGTGTAGGGTATTATTGCATGGCAGCTAGGGCCGCGCCGCACGTGCACGGCCCAGCGTGTGTATTGTGTATGTATTATTGTGTGTGTATTGTTTATTATACATACATTATTGTGTATGTATGAGGATGTGTTGTGTGTGTCTTTGCGCCTCTTTGCCGGGGCTGGCAATACCTTTGCTGTGTGCGCTCGCCGCGACGCAGACTATAGACTTTGTGTTTTTCCCCAGATGTGAATAAAACCCCGGGGCCTATTTCGGGAAAAAAATTTTTTTGCCCAGACAAAACGCTTTTGTCTGGGCATTATAATCTTGAAATCAATTTTCAATTTCGGAAAACGATAATTCTGGGAAAAAAGATAATAGGTACCCTATTGTCAAATTATTATACTCAGTATATGGTATTCTAATAAGACGAATATTATTTTCCTTACACCATTGATTTTTTCTTGTATCACGCTCTTGTTGAATTTTTAACTGTTCTTCTCCACCCCATAATTCAACAGCTTCAAAATGTTGCTGACCATCATATTCAATCAATCCCAATAATTTACCATCTTTAAAAATGGCGAAATCAAATGGTGATAAAATATTGAACTCTTTAATCCTATACTGTGTTTGAAAATCAATACCTGCTTTTACCAATAGCTGAGTAAGTTTTATTTCTCCGCTGGATTGAGAAGCGCATCCACAAGAAATAGTACGATTATGAAATTGACCTTTTAAATGCTCAACTCTGACATCAATAATGTTACCACACTCGCACTTACATTTAACATAACTGTGATTACCTTTTGATTCAGCTCTATCTATAATTTCTAATAAGCCAAATCTATCTCCTTTATGCCAAGAAATTAAACCTCTTTCTTCTGCTTTTTGTCTAATCTTTTCTCCTTTGCATTTATTACAACATTCACTTTTTCCATTTACTAAGCTATCTCTTGAAACACTAATTACTTCTCCACATAATCCACATTTACAAAACCAAAATGTTGAATGCTGCTTAGAAGTTGGATGATAATCTCTTTCAATAACTTCCCATTCTCCAAATTTCATACCTGGTATAATTTTTAATGGTGGCATAATATTTCCTCCTTGTTTTATGCTATTATATATAATTTTCCCGAAACTCATATTTCGGGATTTTGTCCAAAGAAAAATGGGAAAATATGTTTTTATTATATTTTCCCATTTTTTAATTATTTTTTACGTACACGCTCTTACAGATGCCGTTTTACCGGTTGCCACGGCCGCAGTTAAATATTCCACGACACCTTGCAAATTGTCAATACTTGTTGTATAATCATTATACACTTTTGATTCCAGTCCAGAGACCGCTGAACCGGCCTCGCCGCAAGAAATCGTAATGCTGTATCCGGGGTCTGGCTGTCCCTTTGTTGTCAAAGTATAATCGTAAGGATTATAGTCATATTCCTATACTGTGATAGGCTCATAGATAGAATCAGCCTCGCGCATGAAATAATGCCATACATAACCACCCAGGTCTTGCGCTGTTCCTAGATAGCTCATGAACATCAACTCGTCGGGAACCATCCAGCCGGTACCCCAGGCCGCAATCTCATAGTTTCTCGCATTGCCATTTTCTTCGACGATTGCCCAGATGTGAGGCCAGCCATTTTGCTCTTGGATATCTAGCCATTTAATTACATCCGCATGAATGGTAATTACTTCGCCATCTCTTGGCAATCTATATTTAAATATTTTCTTCATTTTTTGCTTCCTCTTCTTCAACGTGCTTAGTTACACAAATAAACCATCTGCCATCAACAAAGGTGGTATAATAGTCCATATTGTCGCCATTTTCAATTCCAAATTTTGCTTTCAAATGAGAAGGTACGACAATTCGACTTGAACTATCAACCTTATATGGTCTGCCTTCTGGAATCAATTGCGCGTTGTTAATCCAATCACTCATTGGCATAATGTACATCCTCCTTCCTTATAGTAGGCACAGAACATTGTGCACTAGCCGCCGTTCTGGTCACAGGGTTTATATTTTTCTATCATCTCTTGGATATGCGGGCACCGCTCTACAAATCGCAAGAAATAATCATATCCATAAAGGGCAAAAATGCGGTCAGCTTTAAAAGTATCTCGTTCTACCCGATACTTCTGCGGGTCGCAGCCAATTTGCCCTAGATATGCGGCATAGCTATCTGCTTCCCACATACCTTCAACTTCTAATAAAATCAAAGTCCATTTATCCACGTTTTAAACTCACCCTTGCTTTCGCATCAATTACATTCTCCAAAAGTGCGCATCTGGTCAAAAGACCGACCCCTCCTGGAACTGGTGTTACATCTCGTCCTTCTGTATTGAAGGCATCGCCGACAAGTCGGCTTCTGCCTTCAGCATCTGTTACAAAGTTAATGCCGACGTCAATAACAGGCACATGAATTGGGTAGCAATTTAAAAAGCCTGCTTTACCTACTGCTGTGACAATCAGGTCAGCCCCATACAAATGATGTGACAATTTTGATTTACTGTGGCAAAGAGTTACTGTCGCATCTGCGTCTGTCATCATTCTCGCCAAAGGCTTACCAACAATATTACTGCGACCAATGATTACGACGTCGCGTCCCGCAACGTCGTAATCGCAAGCACGAAGATATTTCATGATGCCTGCGGGAGTTGCTGGGTCATAAGGACTATCTGGATGAAATCCATCAACATCCTTCAAAGGATTGATTGCGGCAACCACGACCTTCTCGCGGATATGAGGTGGGAGTGGTAGTTGCACTATAACGCCGTCATAGTGTTCCTGGTCGAGCTTGATATTTTCACATAGCTCATGTTCAGTAATATCCTCTGGATATTGATAAACATCAGCAATGATACCGACCTCTTCACAATCTTTCACTTTGTTTTTGATATAACGATTTGATGCTTCTACATTTCCAACTTGGATAATTGCTAACTTAGGTGCATCACCAATTGCGGTAATGCGGTCTTTAAATTGTTCTTTCAGTGCTTTAGTATATTCTTTAATATTTCCAAGGACCATCGTCGTCATCCCCCCACCCTTCCGGTAAAATACAGTCTAAAATTGCTTCAAGTACATTTGCGGCCGCGAATATTGGACCGCCAATAATAAAGATAATGCCTACGATTAATTGGTCTTTCCAATTTAAATCTTTACAGGCTGGTGCATATTGAATCATCACCAGGAGTGACATGATTGCCCATAAAATAGCAATAATTAATCCGCTGGTTTCCATGTCCACATTCCTTCCCAAGGAGCATATACAACAACATTCTTAAATATTGTCGGAGTTCCAAAAGCCTCTTCAAGGATTTCATCGGGAACATCATCACCTTGCGCACCGATATATTCTCGTTCACTTTCTTTCGTACATATTGTAAAACCTACAATTTTCTTTTCATCATACATCGAAAAATCTGTAATCATCATTTCAGAATCTGAATTGAATTTAACTTGCGAGATTACTGTTGCGGGATAATATTTACCATCATATGCTTTCCCGAATTTCGCGGAAGGTTTGCCGGAGGCCATATCTAAAGAGGCTTCAACAATATCAAAGGTGTTTTTTAGCACCCCAAGTAACCAAAAAATAAAGGCGGTTGCGCCGACCAATAAGATACTTAGGATAACGATTGCGACAATCATATATACTGCTCCTTATCTTTTATTTATATAAATATTATAACAAAAAATTTTTCTTTTGTCAAGTCGGTTGCTTCAGGTCAAATCCAATTTATTTTATTGTCAGAATTTTTAAATATAAGTTAGGGAAAAATTTTTCGGAAAAACTTGACTCAAGAAAAATTTTCTGGTATAATAAAAGTATGAAAGACTGGAGGTAAAGTAATGACCAAATTAAATTATACTTTAGAATCTCCAGAAGAAAGAAAATAGTTAGTCGAAAAAATTTTAGAAGAGTGTCCCAATCCTACTCCCTAGTACCTTGAGACACTTGCGGACTACCTAGTTCTTTGCATGGAGAAACAAGAGAAAAAGGAGCGTAAGCTATTAACTGAGAACCGAATGGCCACAGTCAATAAACGTGAAACTTCTTTCGAAGGTCTTGTTTCCCAACTCGAAAATGGCGAAGATGGCATTTATGGAATGATTAGTAATGATAAGAATTAGATTTTTCAACCAAAAGTAATGATAACAAAGAAAGATGTAGAAGAGATACCTGGGTTAGCACAATTAAGAGAAGCCATTAAGATGTGGGAACAGAAGTTAAAGACTACTTCCGGGCGTGATGCTTTTATCATCAAGACTGCGATTATCGAATTACGAAAGGACCAATATATTCTTAAAGATGCCTATCGTAAACCAATAATCCCCAAAAATATCACCCGCTCGAAACACTTTATACCTTTAGAAAGCGACTTTGATTTTGACGATGAAGGTTATGTGATTCCAGAGGGTGTTTCTTTATGTGACCCGAAAGTCGTTTCAGCAATCTTATGTAACTACTCCTTAATGAAGCAAGAAAGTTGGGGAGAGTTTGAAAAGGATTTGTGGTATCTTATGTAGGAATTTGATGAAGTTGCGGATGCAGCTTTAAAAGATTATCCTTTATATGACCGCATTTGTGAATACAAAGTTGATGGGTTGCAAAATATTGACATTCAAGAAAAACTTCAAATGGAATTTGGGATTAAACATAGTGTTGAATATATTTCAAGTTTATGGAGAAATAAAATTCCAAAATTAATAGCTTCCGAGGCGGAAGATAGATTACTTAACTGGTATTTTTTAAATGAAATGAAAGGTAAGTATAAGAAGTGCAGCCGCTGTGGAGAAATTAAATTAGCACATAATAAATATTTTAGTAAGAATAAGACTTCAAAAGATGGCTTTTACAGTATTTGTAAAAAGTGCAGAAACTCTAAGGCCAAAAAGTCATAATTCCGGCCTTGAATTTTCATTATAAGTAAAGGAGGAATTTTTATGGCTGAAAGCTTTTATTGTGAAAAATGTAATCGAACAATGAACGCTGATTAGTTCTATGGGTCTAATAATACAAGTAAGTATCCAGAAGGTAAGTTGCATAAATGTAAGAAGTGTGCGACGATGCATGTAGATAATTTTAATCCAGATACTTATTTATGGATTTTACAAGAATGTGATGTTCCATATGTTCCAGAAGAATGGAACAAGTTACTGGCATCATATGGTAAAGACCGTTCTAAATTAACTGGTACGACTATTGTAGGTCGTTATCTTTCAAAGATGAAACTAAAGCAGTTTAGAGATTATCGTTGGAAAGATACTGAGTTCTTACAAGAAGTCGCAAATAAGAAAATTGAAGAAACTATGAAGCGTTAGGGATATGAAGCTGCGGAAATCGCTCAAGCGCTCGCCACGGCTAGTGTTCCGATTCCCCAAGGGGAAATTGAAATTCCTGTTTACCAGGAAACTAATGATAATCCATTCCTGTCGTCTGGAGACGACTACTTTGCGGAGCAAAGTGGAGGCCAAGACGATTTTGTGGATGATTTAACTGAAGAAGATAGAACATATCTTCGATTGAAATGGGGTAAAACCTATAAGCCAGAAGAGTGGATTAGACTTGAATAGTTATATGAAGAAATGATGCAATCATATGATATTCAAGGCGCCGGACACATTGATACTTTGAAATTAGTATGTAAGACATCTCTCAAGGCGAATCAATTAATCGACATTGGCGATATTGAGGGCTTCCAGAAGATGAGTAAAGTTTATGACAGTTTAATGAAGTCTGGTAAGTTTACTGCGGCTCAGAATAAAGCTGAGTCTGGCGAATTTATTGATAGTATTGGTGAATTGGTTGCTCTCTGTGAGAGAGAGGGATTTATTCCTAGATATTATATTGATGAACCAAATGATAAAGTTGATAGAACATTACAAGATTTACAGAGTTATACACGCGATTTAATTAATGAAGAGACTAACTTGAGTTCTATGATTGAACACGCTCTTCGTGAAATTGAAAAAGATAAGGAAAATGAAGCTAAACTTGAGTCCGATGATGGTTCTGAGGACGAAGATGCATTTGAAGCTTCTCTATTCGAAGATAATGCTGAGAAAGTTTTACATGATGAGGACTTTACTGCTTTTAATGATTTCGAAGATGAGCTTGCGGATGATGATGAAGCTTTCTTAAAATCAATTTTAGGTGGATAATTATGGCACTGCAGGATTTATTGAATTTATCACAATCTCGTAAAAAGGTTGGTCTTTCTGAAGAAAGAGTGCGTGCCATAATTCCTGTAGCCAGAGACTATGTAGCTTACTGGCGAGAATACCCAGATATGTTTATTGACTTCTTACAAGATGGTGGTAATCCAGAAGTTAAGAAGGAATTAAAATTTTATTTCTATCAACGAGTTTTCTTACGTGCGGCAATGCGATATAAATATGTTTACATGGTATTCCCCCGTGCGTATTCTAAATCTTTCCTTTCTATTATGGTTTTGATGTGCCGTTGTGTTTTATATCCAGGGGCAAAGTTATTTGTTACATCTGGTGGTAAAGAGTAGGCAGCTGGCATCGTAAAAGAAAAGGTTCAAGAAATTTGTACTCTAGTACCTGCGTTCCGTCGAGAAATTGACTGGGGTCGAGGTAAAACACTAGAGGGTAAAGACTATTGTAAATATGTCTTTAAAAATGGTTCTTATTTCGATAATATTGCGGCTCGTGAGAGTTCGCGTGGTAAGCGTCGTCATGGAGGACTAATTGAGGAATGTGTTGGCGTTGATGGTACCATCCTTTCTGAAGTTATTATTCCTACCACTAACGTTTCTCGTAGATGTTTAGATGGAACTGTTCATCCAGAAGAGACGCTGAATAAGAGTCAGATTTATGTCACAACCGCAGGATGGAAAAATACTTTCCCATATGATAAATTAATTACCTTACTTGTTCGTATGGTAACCGAGCCTGAAAAAGCAATTATCATGGGTGGTACTTGGCGAATTCCTGTTTTGGTCAAATTGCTTGATGCGAATTTTATTAAAGATTTAAAGAATGACGGAACTTTCAATGAAGCTTCTTTTGCTCGTGAATATGAGAGTCGTTGGTCTGGTACTGTTGAAGATGCATTCTTTAATGGTGAGTTCTTTGATAGAAATCGTAAGTTACAGAAACCTGAATATGAGCATTCCGGCAGGAGTGCGGCGAACGCCTACTATATCCTATCAGTTGACGTAGGTCGTAAGGGATGTGACTCTGTTGTTTGTGTATTTAAGGTAACCCCTCAAGCACAAGGTCCCGCAATTAAGTCTTTGGTTAATATTTATACTTTTGCGGATGAACATTTTGAGGACCAGGCAATTAGAATTAAGAAATTATATTATAAGTATAAAGCCCGCACAATCGTAATCGACGGTAATGGTCTTGGTATTGGATTAGTTGACTATATGATTAAATCTCAAGAAGATGAAAATGGTGACTTCTTCCCAGACTTTGGTGTTGAGAATGATGAAGATGGTTATTATAAAAAATATCGAACTGCAAATACTGAGTTTGATGCTATGTATATTCTAAAAGCAAATGCTCCTATTAATACTGAGTGTCACGCAAATGCGCAGACTCAGCTACAAGCCGGTAAGGTAAAATTCCTTATTGACGAGCGTGGAGCTAAGGAAAAATTATTGGCAACTAAAATGGGACAAAATATGAAGCCTGAGGAAAGGGCAGAATATTTAAAACCATTTACCTTAACTTCCATATTAAAGGAAGAGATGATGAATTTGCGTGAAGAAAATGAAGGCGTAAATATCATCTTAAAACAAGCTAATCGTGGAATTAGGAAAGATAAATTTTCCGCTTTTGAATATGGTCTTTATTATATTAAGCAAGAAGAAGATAAAAAGAAAAAGAAAAAGAAGTTTAATGCCGCTGATTGGGCATTCTTCAATTAAGGAGGTTGACTATGAGAGCTTCGAGAGGAGAAATTAAGATTGAAGAAATCTTAAAGGAAGCTGAACTCCCCTTTAAAATGGAGTATATCTTCCCCGACTTAAAGAGCCCAAATGGTCGCCCTTTAAGATTTGATTTTGTCGTTTTTGATGATGATGGAAAAATTGATTTTATTATTGAGTATCAAGGTAAGCAACATTATGAGCCTAGTGCGAAATTCGGTGGTAAAAAAGGTTTCTTCCAACAATAGTATAATGATAATCAAAAACGACGCTTTTGTGCTTTACATGATTTTAAGTTGATTGAAATTCCATATACTGACGAAAATTTAATCTCCTATGACTATATTATGAATTTAGCAGGATATTAAAAGGAGGTGGAGTTTTGGAGTTGAGTAGACAAGAAGAAATCCGTTCAAAAGGTTTTAATATGATGGATAATCGAATTACCGAATATGGTAAGATTAAAATCAATACTAAAACTTTGGATGATGCTGTTTTAAATCTTGGCGCGATTCAAGGTGTTACCCGTGGCGTTATTAATAAGGCTATTATTTATCGTGCTTTGATGGATAACGATGTTGTCCGTTTGCGTGAGATTTCTAATTATTTCTATAAGGCTAGCGGTATTTATCAACGTGTTTGTAATTATGCGGCAACCATGTATAGATATGACTGGTATGTTGTACCTGAAGTATTTGACGAGGCTGCTAAGACAAATGAGAAGATTTTAACTGATTTGAATAAAGTCCTCCATTATCTTGATAATTCTTACATCGCTAAAGTTTGCGGTGATATTGCTCTTGGAGTTGTGAAGAATGGCGCTTATTATGGCTATATTGTTCATAGTCCAAAAGGAGTAATCATTCAAGAACTTCCCATTAATTACTGTCGTAGTCGTTTCAACCAAGGTAATTTACCTGTTGTTGAATTTAATATGAAATTCTTTGATTAGGCTTTTCCAGACACCACTTACCGTATGCAAGTATTGAATATGTTCCCTGACGAGTTTAAGAAAGGCTATGTCGCTTACAAGAGTGGAAAGTTGAGTAGACAGAAGTCTCTTGGTCAAGACCCAACCGTTGGTGGTTACTTGGGTAGCCGTTGGGTGGACGATTCTGGTTGGTGGATGCTGGAACCTCAGAACACTGTGAAATTCAGTTTCGCTAATGGTGGCAATGGTGCCGCCGACATCCCTTTATTTATCAACGCTATTCCTGCAATTCTGGATTTGGATGCGGCTCAAGATTTGGACCGTAGAAAGCAAATGCAGAAATTGTTGAAAATTGTAGTCCAGAAGTTACCAATGGATAAAAATGGAGATTTGATTTTCGACGTTGATGAAGCAAGAGATATTCATAATAATGCTGTGCAAATGTTAAAGCGTGCGGTCGGCGTCGATGTGTTGACCACATTTGCAGACATTGATAGTATTGATATGTCAGATAAAAATACCACTACTTCACAAGATGATTTAGCTAAAGTGGAGCGTAGTGTGTTTAATGCTCTTGGTATTTCTCAGAATATGTTTAATACCGATGGTAATTTGGCATTAACTCAATCTATTTTAAATGATGAAGCTGCTTTACGCACATTATTATTACAATTTGAGATTTTCTTTGATAGAATCACTCAATCATTGAGTGGGGCAAAGAAGAAATATAACTTCAGATTATATATGCTGGAAACCACACAATATAATTATAAAGAGTTAGCTAAGATGTATAAAGAACAAGTCCAAATGGGATATTCAAAAATGTTACCCCAAATTGCGTTGGGTCACTCCCAGAGCTTTATCTTAAATACTGCTTACTTTGAGAATGAAGTTATGAAGTTGAGTGAGATTATGATTCCTCCTCTAATGTCTTCTACTATGAAAATGGAAGATTTAAAAGGTGGGGGCAATTCTAATTAGACTCAAACAAATAAAACTCAAACTAATACAGGAGGATAGACTTCTGAGAAATCTGCGGGCCGTCCGGAAAAACCAGACTCCGAGAAATCTGAAAAGACTATCCAAAATAAAGAATCTATGAGCTAAGGAGGAGATTAAAATGCCAATGCATACAAGTATTAAATTGGACACACCTGTTGAATTTATCAATATCACTCCTCTTAATCCTTTGATTTCTAAATGTCAAATTAAAGTGTGTTATGTTGGTGATGAACCAAATCGTAATAGAAGTATTATTACCAAGGAGACTGCTAAACAAATGGCAAACTCCCTCCCCGGCTGCCCTATTGTCGGATTTTATAATGAAGAAAAGGGCGACTTTGAGGAGCATAACCGCATTATTGATATTTCAAATGGTAAGTTTGAAATTAAGGATACAACTAGACCCTATGGATTTGTTGATTTAAATGCTAAGGTTTGGTTTCAAAAGTTTTTAGATGATGGAATGAATGAGCGTGAATATATGATGACTGAAGGCTGGCTATGGACTGGTCAGTATCCCGAGTGTCGTAGAATTTTATCCCAGGGTAATAATCATTCTATGGAACTCGATGAAGACACAATTGATGCACATTGGTCAAAAGATGGTAATGGAGAACCTAAATTTTTCATTATCAATGAAGCAATTATCTCAAAACTTTGTACATTGGGTGTGAATAATGAACCTTGCTTCGAAGGTTCTACTATTGGTGCCCCTGTAATTCAATTCGCTTTTGCTGATGGTTTTAAAGAGCAAGTATTCTCTATGATGAACGAATTGAAAGAATTACTAAATAAAGGAGGAGAAAAAGTGTTTACTAGATACGCTGTTGAAATCGGTGACGCTTTGTGGACCGCTCTTTATAGCCATGTAGAAGGTACTTACGGCATTGAGAGTGTCTGTGAAGACGAGGGACAGAAGCTATTTGCTGTTCTAACTGCCGATGAAAAGTACTATCGTCTTGATTTCTCCGTTGCCGAAGATGGCTCTGTTGTGTTTGCGGCCGAGGCTCAGTTATTGGAGGATTATACTCCAGCTGAAGAGCCACAGTTCGACGCAGCCGCAGTTGCTGAATATGCTAAGTCAAAGAAGGACGAGGGTAAGAAGCCCGAGGACGACGATGATGAGGGCGGCGAAGAGGAAAAATGCCCTAAGTGTGGAAAGAAGAAGTCCGAGTGTGAGTGCGAGGATGACGACGATTCCGATGATGAGGACGAGAAAAAGAAAAAGCAGGGCAAAAAGGAAAAATACAATCTTGAGGAAATTCAAGAATATGTAGAGCTAAGCAATAAATATTCTGCTTTAGAGACTGATTATGCTAATGCACAGTCCACTATCACTACTCTACAGAGCCAGCTAAATGAGTTGACTACTTTCAAGAAGGGTATTGAGAAGGCAGAAAAAGAGAAGATGATTGCAAGTTTCTATATGCTTTCTGATGAAGATAAGAAAGATGTCGTAGAAAATATTGACAAATATTCTCCAAAAGAAATTGAAGCAGAGCTTTCTATTTTATGTGTTCGCAACAAGGTCAGTTTCAACCTTGATGATGATAAGAACGATGGCAAAGACCCAATGACCTTTAGTTTAAATGGTGGCATGAATGATGATGCTCCAGCTTGGATTAAAGCTATTCGTTCTGTTGCGAGTGAAATGTAATAAAAACTAAAAGGAGGAAATATAGAAATGCTTAAAGAGTTTTTAAGTAAGCATATTACTAGTCAGGCTTCTGTGAAGAATGGCGGATATGTTGAACTGGGCTACGGCCAGGTTGAGCCTAACCACTTGTCTGCACAGCGCACTGCTCAGATTTATGCTCAGTTACCTGCAGACCCCTCTATTGAGGTTCTGGAGCAGGGACAGTTTGTTAAGTATGACTATGCAGCTGGCCTTGTAAACTTTGGTTCTGATGACCATGATACTGGTGAATGGATGCTGGTTTACAACGAAACTAAGTTGTATCGTGAGCATCAGTTGGATTGCGAATTCGCAATGATTAAGGGCAACTATCAGGCCCGTGTTTATAGTCCATTGGATGGCGATAACAGCAAGATGGCTGAGGAGCTATATGGACCTACTCGTTTGCTACAGGGTGTTAGCGAAGTGTATAAGAATGGCTCTTTTGAAGCAAGACCTGTTTTTGACGCTAATGGTAATGTTGTTGCGCCAGTTGTTGATGAAGAGACTGGTAAAGTAAGTTATCCTGGCGTTGACGATTTTGGTGTCGCTTCTACTGTTTATGACCCATATGAGATGAACGATATTAACAATCCTGAAATTAAGGAAGATTATCGTCGTCGTTTGTTTATGAAGCTGCGTGCTGTTAAGCATCCTGAGAAGATGATGCCTACTGGCACTACTATGGTACCTCGTGTATTCAAGACTAATGTTGGTGACCATTATACTACTAACATGATTCTTGAGTCTGAATTGGCTGTTGGTGATATTTTGGCACCTAATGCTAAGGGTATCTTGGCTAAGGATAACAGCCAGGCTATGAAATGGCAGGTTGTTAAGGTTTATACTATGCCCGACCATCAAAAGGGCGTTAAGATTCTACGTATTGCGTAAGAAAGGAGAGAAGAGTAATGGCTTTAGATAGAAATAATTTAGTACAGTTGGCTAAGACTGTTGCAAAGGCTGACCCTTCTGCTTCTGTGTCTTATAGCTTTAACGGTGAAAACTTTAGTTATGCCGCTTTGAACGAGACTCTACGTCGTGAGTTCAATGAGTTGGCTGGTACTTATTCTTTATATCGTGATAACAAGAATTTGATTTTCTCTGTTATCGAAGAGACTTTGGACGAGGTTCTGCCTAAGAAGGTTGAAATGGCTTATATGCAGTTCGCCGAGACTAAGCAGTTCGCTCAGGGCGACAAGCCTATTTTCCGTCGTAAGAGAGACGTTCGTTCTCGTGCTAAGCAGTTCATCACTCGTGTTGGATTGGCTGGTATTTACGAAGTATTTAAGCTAGGTCCTGCAGAAGAAGAGAGCTTCGAAGTTCGTACTTCTGCTATCGGTGGAGCTGCTCAGATTGGATTCGAGGAGTTCCTAGACGGTCGTGTGGACTTCGCTGAAGTAACTAATATTGTTATGGAAGGTATGGATGAGTTAATTATGAAGGAAGTTGGACATGCTCTAGCTGCTTCTGTTAACCAGTTACCTCCTGCAAATATTGTTGTTGCTACTGGCTTCGATGAAAAGGCTTTCGACAACTTGTTGGTTATCGCTTCCGCTTATGGTGAGCCTTCTATTTACTGCACTTATGAGTTCGCAGTTAAGATGGTTCCTGAGCAGGGTTGGCGTTGGACTGAGAATATGAAGCAAGAGTTGTGGGATACTGGTCACTTGGCTATGTACAAGGGACGTAAGGTTATCATCCTACCTCAGGGCTTGGAAGACGAGACCAATACTCGTAAGGTAATCAATCCTGGTTATTGCTATATCATCCCAAGTGGTGCTGATAGCAAGCCTGTTAAGATTGCTTTCGAGGGTGGTACAATCGTTGACGAGTATGTAAATGCTGACCGTTCTCGTGAGATTCAGGTTTACAAGAAGGTTGGCGTAACTGCTATGTTAGCTAATAACATCTGCGCTTATGCTGATACTGAGTTGCTAGGTCAGTATGATTTGGCTGACTCTATTTGGGACAGCTCTAACTATGTTGATATGTCCTATAACGTTAAGGACGTTAATGCCTAATTAAATATTAATATATAACTAAGAGGGGGAAGTGGGGATATCCCCTCTTCCCCCTTTTTTTCATTTTAAAAACAGAGAAAAAGGAGATATAAAAATGAGTACAATGTATAGAGTAAAAAACCGTGGTGCAAGCACCGTTGTTTATAAGATTCCAGACAAGGGAATTCGTAGAGAATTCAAGCCTGGTCAGATTATTCCAATTAGTTCTGAAGAGTTAGAAGAATTAACTTTCCAGCCTGGTGGAGTTACTATGTTAAGTCAATTCTTGCAGATTTTGGACCTTGAAGGAATTCAAGCTGCTCGTATTAAGACTGAACCTGAATATCATATGAGTGAAGCTGATGTTGCCAAGTTGATTACTAGTGGTTCCTTGGATGCTTTCTTGGATGCACTTGACTTTGCTCCCATTGGAGTTATTGATTTAATTAAGAAGTTGAGTATTTCTATTCCTATGGTTGATATCCCAAAGCGTAAGGCTTTGAAGGAAAAGACTGGTTTTGATGTGGAAGCCGCATTGAAGCACAATGAGGAAGATAAAGAAGATGACCAGAAGACAATCTTGAAAACTAATAATGGTGGCGAGCGTAGAGTACAGCCTGCTGCAGCTCCTGCCGGACGTCGTACAGCACCTACTGTAACTGCTCCTGCGGCCGCACCTAAATATAATATTGTTACTAAACCTGCAGTTGAGGCTCCTGCTGAATCTGCTGAATAATAAATAAGGAGGCAATTATATGGCTGAGACACAATTTTCGGCTGTTTATAATCGCTTTCTTGGACAAGTTACCGATGATTTATACTTGGAATTAACTCCCGAAGATACTTTAAAAGATTTGCAAAATCTTTTAATTAATGCAATTCCTGGTTTTGAATTTCCTCGTCAAGATTTATACAATTATACGATTGAAGTTAGAACTATGGGAGCGGATGAATTAACTCCCGATGATTTTGTATTGGGAACTGTTTGGGGAGAGTTACCAAGTGACACATTGTAGACTCCAAATGTTTTAGTTGATAAGTCTCGATTTAATGTTGAGCTTACTCAAGAAGAAATCAACATCCTGGCGCTTTTAATGAAGCAAGGTTGGGTTCAGCGCCAGGTTGCTTCTATCGAAAATACTCGAATGAAATATAGTGGCTCTGATTTTAAAATGACTTCTCAAGCGAACCACTTATCTAAGCTATTGTCTTTATTGACTGAGGCTCGCAGAGATTCGTTCCATATGCAACGCTTATATAAACGCAGAAAACCTGCGGAAGGCGGTTATAAGAGCAACTGGTCTAGCTTAATGGAGGTTAGTGCTCTTGACTAAATATGGATTTGATTTTGATGATAGAAGCATTGATGTAAATGTTCGTCGTTTAACCAACCAACTTTGGAAATTAATTCCAATGCGCGAGCATGAAGAAGATTGGCCTAAACAATTAGATACAGTTATTTTAGAAATTGCGGGCATGAATGAAGTATTCATGAACCCGCAATTTTTACAGCTGCTATGTAAATTAGAGGGACTGAAAGCTCAAGAGACGAATTTTGAACTATACCGCAAGACTGTGTTTGAAAGCATTAGTCTTTTGTAGGAGTTAAGCCATGGCATCAGGTTATGATTTAAGTAGCCGTGTCCCTTTTAGATTAATGAAAGGTCGATTAGGAGTTTACGATAAAAGACCGTTTGACCCAGCTGGTTCTACTGCCGAACAACTTGAATAGCAAAATCGTGTAGAAGAATTGATGAAAGTAATTAAAAATATGAACATTGATTTAGATACTGTAACAATCCAAAAGATTGAGAATTTGTTGTCACAAGATAAAATTGATGAGGCTGGTATCGTATTGACGCAACTAGACCCCAAAATTACTGGTATTTGGGAACAAGCTACTCGTTTTCGTCAGGCGGGCGGTAACAGACAGCAAGAACGTATGATTAAAGACAAGCGTCGTTCTTTAGACCATGCAGTTTGGAATTCTTATCAGGCTGCTGAGGTCGTGCGAGTGGATGCGGAGAACCGCAAGCCAGTTCGCGCACTTATTAATCCAAATAAACTAAAACAAGACTATGATGATAAAATCATTTCTGTGGGTTTTGAATATAATTTCAAATGCGGCGATGTGTTTGAGTGGTTAGGTACAAAAACTCACTGGTTAGTTTATTTACAAGATTTAACTGAATTAGCTTATTTCCGTGGTGATATTCGCAAGTGCTCTTATTAGATTGCTTGGGAGGATGAAGATGGTATTCATACCACATATGCGGCCGTGCGCGGTCCAGTGGAAACTAAAATTAACTTCATTCAAAAACATGGAATTAGTGTTGACACTCCTAATCACTCATTGAGTATTTTAATGCCAAAAAATGAATACACAATGAATTATTTTAAACGATATAGTAAGTTTTATCTTCAAGGCGATGATACTTGTTGGCGTGTTGAAGCTTCTGATTGGATTTCGACTCCTGGAATCTTGGAAGTTATCGCAGTAGAGTATTATGCTAATGAAACTGAGGATGATGTAGATGCTGGTATCGTTGGTGGTTTAATTGAACCAATTAAAGACCCAAATGAAGGAACTGTTGATGAAATGGATATTATTGGAGAAACATTTATTAAGGTTAAGAAATTGTATGATTATGAATTTAATGGTACAAAAGCTGATGAATGGTATGTCGACAAGAAATATCCTGTTGAATTAATTCCTGACCCAACTGACCCAAGACGAGTATCTGTTCGATGGGTTAGTTCTTATAGTGGACAATTTGAATTACTATATGGAGATTATAGTAAAACAATTGTTGTTGAGTCTTTATTTTAATAATTAAGTGATAAAGGAGATATAGATATGAAAAGAGAAGTTTATTCTTATCCTAAATCAAGTTTTTTGTCTACTGAAAAAGATATGAATTTGATTGTTCAGATGATTATGAAAAATGAGCGTCTGAAAAAAATGTTATACTACACAACTCGTGATTGTATGAATAAGCCTAATTTAACCGAGGATGAAACTCTTGGTTTATTTGGTGAATAGATTAAGATTGTACCTAAGCTAACTGTTGATGGTTCAGTATTGAATTATATTATTGTTAGTTTTGATAATTTTACTGGTAATCGTAAGAATCCCGAGTTTAGAGATAATATTATTGAGTTTGACATTATTTGTCATTTTGACCAATGGAAAATGAAAGACTTTGAGTTGCGTCCTTATAAGATTGCGGCAGAGATTGATTCTATGTTCAATGGAAAACATTTAACTGGAATTGGTGAGTTGGAATTTTTAGGCGCAAATCAAATGATTCTTACGGATGAATTTGGTGGATTGTGTTTAATGTATCAAGCTATCCATGGAGAAGAGGATAAAAAGAAAATGCCTAATCCTAATGATGAAGAAGACTTCATCAAAAACTTTGATGCAATGTTTAATAATTGATGGATACTCGATTATCTTTAATGTGCGGAACGGATTATCCCGTTCCTGAATGTTAGTTAGTTATTCATCAACCTCGCATCAAAGAGATTGCATTTATAGGGGAAGCAGATTTTTTTACAGGTATTTAGTGTTTGTGCTTAAATAAATCCATGTTTATCAAGGACGAATCTCTTTTAAGAGATACAAATAATTTTCAAATATTTATGACGATAATGTCAGAAAAAGAAGCGGCAGATAAAAAGTTTGCGGTGCAGCAAGTCTTTACTTTAATATTTCCAAAATATAAAGTAATGATGACTCCACGCTCTGTGCTACTTAGTGGAGATGGAATGACAATTCAAATTGATGAAAAGAATTTTGAGTCATTACAAGCAGCGTTGACAAATATCTGTTGTCTGAAAACTGGCCCTATGGATTAGTAGAGTTTTAATCCAGCAAATGCTAAAGCTCGAGAGATAGCAGAAAAACTTATGCGAGGACGAGCTAAGGTTGCTGCTGAAAAGGGTCAAAGTAATATCAGTATATTTAGCCAGTATCTTTCAATACTTACAGTGGGATTACATATTCCTATGTAGGAGCTAATGGATTTAACCATGTTCCAATTATATGACTTAGTTGAAAGATATATGCTATATATTAATTGGGATATGGACGTCCGTTGTCGTTTGGCTGGAGGCAAACCCGACAATCAACCTGACAATTGGATGAAAAATATTCACTAACTAAAATTTTAAGGAGGATACAAACCATGAAATTTGGCGTTCGCGAAATTTGTGATGTTGTCTTAAAGGCAAAGGCTAACCAGAAGGTTGGTAACAAGATTTTCTATAAGAACGAACCTGTTATCTATTTTGATACTCTGAAGACTTCTAGCATGGAGGGTGCTGCTACTACCGTTTATGCACAGGGCGGCCGTGGTAACTCTCGTTTGATGGCTTGGGAAGGTGAGCGTACCATTACTTTCACTATGGAAGATGCTCTAATCTCTCCCGCTGGCTTCATGATTCTATCTGGCGCAGGTTTGATTGAGGCTAGTGATGCTAAGCCCATTATGGTTCATACTACTGAGCAGACTGATGCTGTTGTTGTTGGCGATGGTGAAGTAACTATTACTCTACAGGAAGCTCCTTATGTACCTGAGTTGGGTAAGAGTGGCTATGGTGAAGATTTCATTTATGTTATGTTAATGCAGAATGGTGAAATCGTTACTGAGCCTTTCATTCCTAGTTCTGTTGAAGGCAATGTAATTAAGTTAACTGAAACTTGGACTGATGAAGCTCGTAGTGAGGTTAATCAGCAGGCTCGTGCTAACGATTTGAGTCCTTTCTATGCTGGTTGTGTTGTATTGGTTGACTACTATGTTGCTCGTAAGTCTATGGCACAGCAGATTGATATCACTCCCGACAAGTTCGGTGGTAACTATTACCTAGAGGCTTCTACTCTGTTCCGTAATACTGAGGGTGTTGATATGCCTGCAGAGTTCGTAATTCCTAACTGCAAGATTCAGTCTAACTTTACTTTCACTATGGCATCTTCTGGCGACCCATCCACTTTCACTTTCACTATGGATGCATTCCCAGATTATACTCGTTTCGACCGCACTAAGAAGGTTCTGGCAGCTATTCAGATTATTGAATCTGCTGATACCGATAGCGCTATCGACCGTGTAAGCACTCATTCTACTGATACTATTGACTTCAATGGCATGGTAGCTGGTACTCGTCCCTTTGCAGGTTTTGCAACTGAGGAATAATTGACAATTAAATAAATTTAAGGGGAGAGATTAAGAAATTAATCTCTCCCCTTTTTGTCATTTGTAGTAAAAGGAGGAATAGAATGGCTGAAGGTATTATTTTTGGTGGACATTTATTGGATAAAGATACTTTTATTCAAATATTTGAAGAATGGTATAATGAAAAAAATCAAGAATTTTATCACGATTTAGTAATATTAAAAGATGAAATATCTCAAATGTATACTATGGAATTAAGAGAGAGTCAGTCTCATCCAGGAGTATGGAAAAATGCTATGAGACGTCAGTCATCTTATAGTGCAAAAAAGATATATGAAAGATGGGAATAGATTCAAAAAAAATATTTTGGTAATAATGCTGTTACCTTAATTGCTATTACTAAATTTGGAGAAAAAGAATTGACTTGGTCCTAGAATATAGAAGAAGCAAGTGTAATGACTGAGGGTGGTATTAATGTTACTAAAACTCAATTAAATACGGCAGTTGGTTCTTTGGATAAAGATTTAGCTGCATATGCGGCCGCTCAAGAGATTTAGAATTTTTTTAGACGACATTATAGTGATATGTGTAATCAACTTTCTGGCTATAAAATGAATAATACAGATGCTCAATTATTACATAAAACAATTTCTTCAAAATCTCCTTTGTATTAGTCTAGACATGAATCTTTTACTGGACGTAGTTATGGAGAAATTATTTTTGCTTCTTAGGGCAATGCCGAAGGTAAATAGTTAGATGCTTTTATGAATCATGTGGCTCAATACAATAAACAATTATTTGGTTTAATGTCTGCTAGTGCTGTTAATAGTAATTAGCTTGTAAATTTAAAAATAGATGACCACGGTGGATTTTCAGGGATTTTTAGTTCTCCACAAGTAGTATAGCCTTGGTTATTAGCATCATTAAACTCAGCTAGTTGGTTGACAGGAGGAGACGTTGTTGTTATTGATGAGTCTGGAGCCGTAATTTATAATATTTAGATTAAATCAACATTAGCAGATTCAGGTAAAAACTTTGAATTAGCATTAACAAGACTTGAGAGTTTAATTAATAGACTTATTAAAAGAATGGAAAGAATGCATGAAAATCCAAGATTAAAACCTAAGTCTTTAGCTAATATAATGTATAAGTCTTTAAAAACTACTAGTAGCAATGATGTTGCTAAAAGCGAATCTTTTATGGAGACTGAAGCTTATAATACTGTGCGTAAAAACTTAAATTTAGCTCCAATCAATATAAAGTTTAATGTATAAAATTTGACAAATCAGAAATTTTCTGGTATAATATAATTGTAAAATGAGATAAAGGAGGAGTTTAGCTATGGCTAAAGTACCATTTTCAAAACTTCAAGCTAAAGTAGACGGAGGGGCAACAAGTGTCTTTTATTATAATTTAGCAGGAGAAGAAGTTTATTATGAAGTAAAACATTATTTACCTTTTAAGGAAAAGCTTGAATTAGTATCAAACATTATTAATAAGTCTATTGATGATAATGGATTTTACAATCCAATGAGAGTAAAATTTAATATGGTATTAGAAATTACTTATGCTTATACTAATTTAAGTTTCACTGAAAAAATGAAAGAAGACCCATTTAAATTATATGATATTTTAGTAAGCACTGGTATTTTTACAGATATTGTTGATGTTATTCGTGAAAAAGATTGGCAAGAAATTCAAGAAAATGTTTGGTCTACTATTAATAATATTTATCAATATAATAATTCTGTAATGGGAATTTTAGATACATTAAAAGCTGATTATGATAATTTAAATTTTGATGCTACTGAAATCCAAAAGAAGATTGGGGACCCAGAGAATATGGCTTTATTGCGTGAAGTCCTAACTAAATTGGGCTAATTAAATTATTCTTATTATTTAGATTTTTAAATTTTAATAGGAATAGTCGGGGATGAGAATTTGATTATTCTCATCCCCGATTTTTTATTTTGCAAAATAAAAAATTAGGAGAGAAAGGAGATAAAAATTTGTATGGCAAAAAATCTTAATGTTAGTTTAGCTTTTACTGCGAATACGAATGAGGCTATTGCCGCAATTAAAAATTTGCAAAAAGAGCTTAATGGATTGGCTACTGGTTCTGCATTGAAAAATAGTGGAATTTCACAAATTACACCTGAAATTCAAAGAGCTATGACCGCAGCAGGAGAGTTATAGGCTAAACTAGAAGCGGCTACAAATTTAAAAACAGGAAAATTAGATTTAGGTCAATTTTCTGATTCCTTAAAAAAAGGCGGAGTTTCTCTTCAGCAATATGCTAATCAATTAAATGCTCTTGGTCCGGCCGGTCGTCAAGCATTTACGAATTTAGCTTAGTCTGTTTTATAGGCAGAAGCTCCTTTAATTAGATGCAGTCAAAGGGTTAGAGAGCTTGGTACTACATTAGCAAATACTGCAAGATGGCAGTTATCTTCTAGTATTTTACATGGTTTTATGGGAACCGTATAGTCTGCTTATGGATATGCTCAAGATTTAAATAAATCTTTAAATGATATTCGCATTGTTACTGGTGCTAGTGTTGCTGAAATGGATGCATTTGCAGCTAAGGCAAATAAGGCAGCGCGGGCATTAAGTACAACAACTAATGAATATGCTAAAGCTTCTTTAATCTATTTCCAATAGGGTGATACTCAATCTGAAGCTATGCAAAAAGCTGCTGTTACTGCAAAAATGGCAAATGTAACTGGACAAAGCGCAGATGTTGTTTCTAATCAATTAACTGCTATTTGGAATAATTTTAACAAAGAAGGCGATGTTGCTTATGAACATTATGCCGATGTATTAACAAAATTAGGTGCTGCAACTGCGTCTAGCACTGATGAAATTGCTGGTGGATTAGAGAAATTTGCCGGTATTGCAGATACTATTGGTTTGAGTTATGAATATGCTGCATCTGCTTTGGCAACAATTACTGCAACATCTCGTGAAAGTGAAGAAGTTGTTGGTACAGCATTAAAAACAATCTTTGCACGTATTCAAGGTTTAAAGCAAGGAGACACCCTTGAAGATGGTACTACTTTAAATAAATACTCTGAAGCTTTGCAAAAAGTCGGTATTAGTATTTTTGACCAAACTGGCGAATTGAAGAATATGGATAGTATTCTTGAAGAAATGGCCGCAAAATGGGTAACTTTAAATAAAGACCAATAGTTGGCATTGGCTCAAACTGTTGCTGGTGTTCGTCAATATAACCAAATGGTTACTTTGATGGATAATTGGGATTTTATGGAAGAAAATCTTGCAACTGCTGGCGCAGCGGATGGAGAACTTAATAAACAAGCTGAGATTTATGCTGAAAGCTGGGAGGCTGCTCGAGACAGAGTAACAGCAGCAGCAGAAAATTTATATACTAAAATTTTAGATGACGATTTTTTCATTGGTTTTTTAGATGGTTTAAGCCATGTTATTGATGGAGTAGGTAGTTTAGTTGATGCTTTTGGAGGTTTAGGTGGCGTTCTAGCAACTATTGGAGCTATTGCCACAAAAGTTTTCCATAAAGAAATTGCTTAGGGTTTAAGAAATGCTGCTTATAGTATTAAGCAATTTACTCCAGCGGGTAAAAAAGAACATGAAAAGACTAAAGAAGATGCTCTTGAGGGTATTCGTAACTTAAAATCTAATATGCGTGGTCGTGAAGGCGATGCAGAAAATGCTTCTCTTGATAGAGAAATTCGTATGCAAGAATAGCTACGTGCAGCTGCTGGTCGCGTAACTGAAGAAGAGCTTAAATAGCTTCAAGTTCAAATGGATTTAGTACGAGCAATGGATAAGAGAGCAATTGCTGCTGGTAAAGCAGCGGATGCAGCAAGGGAAGAAGTTGAAGACGCTCGAGATTTAGCAAAAGCCTATGAGAAAATTGAGGCTAGAGATAAGGCCAAGGAAGATTTTTAGAAGAAACATTAGGGTGAAGAAAATCAAAAACGAAATGACGCAATATCTCAAGCCTTTGACGATGTAATAGATTATGGAGCAAATCACAGAAAGACAAAACATCATCGATTTGGTGAGTAGGGAGATTATATTAATTAGCAATATGCTTAGGCTCGGTAGAGGGTAGTAGATTCTGGTGAAACAGTAACAGCTGATGCTGTTCGAGGAGAATTTTTAGCTGGATTAAGAGAGGCGGCCGACAGTAGAGATGAAATGGCGAAAGCTATTTTTGATAAAGTTAAAGCTGCTGGAGAAGAAGCTGCTTAGGCATATGGTGAAGCTATGAAGTCTGAGCTAGATGAAGCAATGAGAGATGCTGAAAGATAGGCTAGCGAAAAAATTGAAAATATTGGAAAAGCAGTGGATAAAGGTGCTATGACGGAAGTCCGTGCCAAAGATTTAAGAGAAACTGCTTCTAAACTTTCAGTAAAAACTAAAGACGATAATGGTAATGAAGTTTATAAAACTGCCGATACTGGATTAGGTAAAGTATAGGATACATTAAAACAAAAGCTTGCTGCGACAGCTGCTGAAGCTAAAGAATTATAGGCTGCATTAGCTGCTTTGGGTAAATCTGATAGTGTATTAGATGGTAGAATTGCAGATTTAGAAAATATGACACAAGAATTAAATAGTACTACTGCTAGTGCTGAACGTCTTGAAGAAATTTTAGGATAGCTATCTAGTGAAGAGGAAGGCGGTATTACTTCAGTTCTTGAAGATTAGGCTCAAATGTTGACAGTGGATGCAGCAGGAACGCCTTATGGTGGAGAAACAAGCGCAGATGCAAAAACTCGTGGAGGAGAAGATTATCTTCGTTCTAAGCAAGCTGCTTAGAAACAAATGGATAGCGAAAACGCTAATTTAAATGTTGGCGGTAGTGAAGAAGGTTTAAATGAATCTTTTAATAAGAGCGGTTTAACAGATTGGGCCGATTAGATTACTAATACTACTGATTTAATTATGGGACTAGGCTCTGCAATCAGTTCAGTATAGGGAGCTATTGATGTTTTTAATAATCCTGATGCAACAGCTTGGGATAAAATTAGTGCAGTAATCAGTGTTGTAATCGGTATTTTACCAGTTGCATCAACTTTAATGACAATGTTTGGTACTACTGCAGCAACAGCAGGTGCAACTGCGAGTGCGGGTATGACCGCTGCGTTAGGTTCAATTGGTTGGATTATTTTAGCAGTAACAGCATTGATTGCAATTTTTATTGCTTTAGGTTCTGCGATAGCAGCAAATTCTCCAGAAGGATAGCTGAAGAGTGCACAAGAAGCCACTGAAAAAACTGCACAAGCGGCACAAAATGCAAAAAGTGCTTATGAAGAATTGTTAGCTACTATCAATAGATATGATAGTGCAAAAGAATCGTTAGAAGGATTAGCTAAGGGTACCGAGGAATATACGGAAGCTCTCATGGAGGCTAATGCTGCGGCAAGAGAATTAATTGATACTTATGAATTAACAAGTGATTAGTTCCATGTGGATGAAAATGGTTTAATTCAAATTGATGAAAATGCTCTTTAGACAAAGAAAGATGAACATCGTGAAAGAGTTGAAAAAACTTCTAGTGCATTAACAGGCGCTTAGAAATATGAGAATGAAAAAGAAGACGATGTTACTATTTCTAATATTCGAAAAGAAGCTAATAAGGATTCCATGTATTATGGGTCTGATTATTAGAATTATTTAATCTCTGATACTAATATTGAAACTGTATTAGCTGCGGCCAGAAATGCAGAAGGTGGTTCTGATGCTTATTTCGCTGAAGGTGAAAAAAATATTGCAGCAACAATGGGATGGGACCCAGATGCATTAACAACTTATTAGCAAGATTTTATAAATGCATTAATGGAAAATTCCGCGGCCCTATCTGAAGCAAATGCAGCAATTTTAGCAAACGCAGCGGCCAATGAAGCTGCTACAAAAGCATAGTTGGCGCAAAATTTGAGTGATGAAACTGCATTTTAGGACAGTGAATATCAAGATGAGTTATTAGAAGCTGCATTAAATACTCAAGGGACTGAGGAATCAGAAGCTCAAGATAAGCTTGACGGAATGACTCAAGACCAAATGTATGATGCTTATGCTGAAATGATGGGCTATACCAATAATGGTATAGGTACTTGGTTAGATGGTAAGCAAGAGTTCTTGGATGCTGACGGAAATCCAATTGAGTTAACTCCAGAGCAAGTAGAAGCTCAAATGCGTGAAATGTACGCGCAAGAGGGTATGGAAGAAAATGCATTAAATCTTGTAGATACTATGAATCAAGTAATGGCACGAGCTGATGAAAATAAAGGTGTTATTAGTACTGCTATTACTGGAGATACAGAAAAATTAACTATTGGTTAGTAGGGTATGAGTGCAGATGAAGTTGCTGCTATGGTTACTGATGAAGAAGCTCAAGCGATGGGCTTTGAAAGTGCGGCAGCTTTTGGAGAATCATTTGCTTCTGCTACAGAGAGCTTTGCTGGTGAATGGCAATCTTTAATGGGAAATTATGTTGACTCCGTTTCTGATTAGATGCAAACCATGTTTGATAATGGAGAGTTAGATAATCTAACTCTTGGACAGTCAGAAAATTTAGCAAATGCTTTTGAAACTGCATATGCAACTAGTGGATAGGCTGGTATGGATGTATTGGCTAAGATGTTTACTGATGCTGGTGAATATTCTGACGAATTTGCAAATGCTCTTGGAACTATAGACTGGAGCACTGCTACCCCAGAGACTTTACAAGACGCATTGGATGCCGCGGGTGTTGCTACTCATTATACTGCTGATGAATTAAATAATTTAATTAATGTAATGAACGAAGGAGCTATGGGCTTCGAAAATGCTGCAAATAAATATAAAACATTATCTGAGATTGTTGATTCATTAAAATCTGGTGATACTATTACAGCTGAGCAATTTAAAGAATTGGGTCCAGGTATGGAAGATTATTTCATGCGAATGGCTGATGGTACTTATAAATTAATTGGTGATGCAGAAGCTTTCTATGCTGCTGTTAATGAATAGTAGTTGGAAGGTTTTGAAAATACAATTACTGCAAAAACTGAAGATAATGCAGAAATTGAAAATGTATTAAATCATGATATTAGCTCTTTGGGTAAGATGGATAGTACTACAATGGGTGGTCATGTTTACACTGGAAATGGACAATTTGTTTAGAATACTGATGTAGCTAATGCTCAATTAAATTTCTTAGAGTAGACTGGCTATGACCCCGCTCAAGTTCAACAATGGCGTGATGATATGTAGGCTGGCACTTTAGATGTTAAAGCATTGACAACTGCTGTGAATGAACAAACAACGTCTCTTGGCGGAGCAGCAGCTGCAGAAGAATATTTAACACAATAGCTGGATGCTAATAATACAGAAATTGAACAAAGTAAAGAGGCTATTGCATCTACGGCTACATCTTTAGATGAATTAGATTAGATGTTGCAAGATGGTAAGATTTCTGTAGAAGCATATGATAAAGCTGCCTAGGGTGCTTTTGAAAAAGAAGTTGAAGCTGAGGGTTTCGACACTGAAGAACTTAATAATTATGTTGATGCATTAATTGAATCTGGTAAATTCTTAGAAGAAAATCGACAAGAAGCTCAAAAATTTGCTTTAGCTCAGTATCGGATGGAAAAAGGATGCACTGAGTTGGTTGAAAGTTATGAAGATTGGGACAAAGTTTTATCAGATAATGAAGCTAGTTTAAAAGATATTAATAAAGTTATGCCAAAAGTAAATTCTATGTTACAAGATATGATGGACTTATCTGATGAAGAATTTGCTTTATTACCAGATAATTTTGCTCAAGATAATTGGAATTTAATTCAAGACGTTTATAATGAAGTTGATGGAGCTTATGAAGCTTTAAGAGCAAAAATAACAGAAGAAATTGTTATGAAGGTTGTACTTGATGAATCTGCTTAGGGTCAAGTTATGACAGAAGTTAATAATTTTTTAGCCAATGTTAATTTGGATGATATTGAAGTTGGAGCAACTTTAGATTCCACTGGATTTGCAGCTGGTTTATAGGGATTATTGGATTCTGGCGCAGTAACTGTAGAACAAATGAATGACATTTTATCAGGTATTGGTTATGAACCAATTATTGAATATGAACAAGTAGCAGTTAGTTCTTTTGCCCGTCAAAGCCAATAGGGTTATATTCAAGTTGCAGGTGTTGATGGAAGCATTGAATATGTGCCAATTACATCTGACATGGATATTAGTGGTGAACAATATGTATATGTTCCAAAAATCGGTAGTTCTAAATATAAAGGCGGCGGTGGTGGTGTCGCTGATGCTAAAGCCAATAAAGGCGGTGGCGGAGGAGGCGGTGGCGGCTCCAAGCCAAAGAAAGCCGACAAAGTAAAGAAAACTGATGTTGTTGACCGATATAAAGAAATTGACGATAAACTTGATGACATTGCAGATAAAATGGATGATGCTTCTAAGGCTGCTGACCGTCTATGGGGTCCTGCACGTTTAAAGCAAATGAAAAAAGTTAATGATGCTTTAGAAGAAGAAATTGATGCATTAAAGAAAAAACGAAAAGAAGCACAAGATAATCTTGATATTGATAAAAAAGCTTTGAAAGATACTATTAGTGCAGAAGCAGGAGTTACAATTACAGACGCAGATTTTGACGCAGAAGGCAATTTCACTAGATATGATGAAGTTTTAACTGATTTATATAATGAAATTGATGCTGCTATAGAAGCGGCCAATGCTGATGGTAATGCTGATGAAGATGAACAAGAAAAAATTGATAAAATTCAAGAGCGTATTGATAAAGTAAAAGAAGCAATTGACCAATATGATGAAACTCGTGAATTAATTGAAGATTTAGACAATGATATTCAAGATAAAATTTACGAATGGCAAGATAACAATTATGAACAATTAAATTATAAACTTGAATATGAAATTGAAATTAATGATTCTGAACTTGAATTATTAGAATATTATATGGGCAAAGCTGAAGGTAATATTTATAAAACTGCAGAAGCTTTTGGATATTTAGCTGGACAAGCCGATATTTATACTGATAATTTAAAGCATCAAGAAGAATATGTTAATGAATTAACTAGGGCTTATTATGCTGGTGAAATTTCTATGGATGCATATAAGGAAGGTTTGCGTGAAGCTCAAAGTGCAACCATTGAAAACTTATAGGCATTAGAAGAACAAAAGAAAGCTATGCAAGAGTATTATGGTGAAGTAATGGATATGGCTCTTGAAGAAATTTCTTTGTATACAGATGAAATGGAAGAGTTAAATTCTGTTCTCGACCATTATTCTAATATTCTTGAATTAGTTGGTAAGCAAGAAGATTATGCAACCAAGGGTAAAGTTTTACAATCCAAAGCCGCAAATCTTCGCAATGAAATGCAAGTCCAACAAAAACTTTATGAAAAGTCTAATGCCGAAGCTGAAGATTGGGCTGCTAAAATGGCAACAGCAATTGAAGGTTCTAATGAGTATGAAACTTATAAAAAGAATTGGATTGCGGCCCAAGAGGCAGCTAATGAAGCTCAAGAAAATATGTTAAGTAAGACTGAAGAGTGGGCTGAAGCAATGAAGGCAGTTATTGAAAATGAATTAGCTGGATTAGCTAAGACCATGGAAGAGTCTTTAACGGGCGGAACTTCATTTGATGAGTTATTAACTTCTATGGAGCGCCGCAGTAGTCTACAAGAAGAATATCTAACAACTACAAATCAAATTTATGAAACTAATAAATTGATGCGTCAAGCTCAACAAGAAATTGATAAAACTACTAACTCTGTAGCAAAGCGAAAGTTGGCTAATTTCATTAATGAAACAGAATAGATGCAAAATCAAACTGAGTTAAGTCAATATGAGTTAGATATCCAGTAGGCCAAGTATGATTTACTTTTGGCTGAAATTGCATTAGAGGAAGCTCAAAGTGCTAAATCTACTGTTCGCTTACAGCGCGATAGTGAAGGCAATTTTGGTTATGTTTATACTGCGGACCAGTCTGCGGTCGGTGAGGCCGAACAAGAATTGGCAGATAAGCAAAATGCTCTTTATAATCTTGGATTAGAAGGTGCTAATGATTATAGTCAAAAGTATGCTGAAACCATGCAAGAAGCTCAAGATGCTATTACTGAATTAACAGAAATGTGGATGAATGGTGAAATTGAGTCTGAAGAAGAATATCAAAGACGCAAGGCTGAAATTCAGGATTATTATTATGAGAAATTAAAGCAATATTCAAGCTTATATCAAGTAGCATTAACTACTGATAGTAATGTTATCAAAGATGCTTGGAGTACTGACTTTAGTGATATGATGTATAAGACTGAAGATTGGAAAGTCGCAACTGATGATTACTTTGCCGGAGCTGCTGAAAGCATGAAGACCTGGGCTGAAGTTTGTGGAACCGTTCTTGAGGAATCTGGTCTTGATGACGTAAGTAAAAAGGTTGAAGAAATCAATACCAAGAGTGAGAATTTGAAAAATACTCTAATTGGTGAAGATGGCGAGAGCGGCGTTGTTGGTGCAATGATGTCTGAAGTTGAAGCTGCGGGTAAGTTAAGTGAAGCTTATATTGGCATTCAAAATCAAATTGATGAAGTTATTAAGAAGTATGAAGAAATGATGGGTGTAATTAATGAAGATTATACCAATGAAAATACTCCTGAAGTTACTCCTGCGATTACTCCAGACCCTGAACCCGAGCCAGAAGAACCAGTTCCTGAACCAGAGCCTGAACCTGAGGAGGCCACTGTTCCTGAATTAAAGGTTGGTTCTACAGTTACCGTTAAGAAGAGCGCAAGCAGATGGGCTACTGGAGAAGGTATTTGGAATCCAGTTAAGGGCAACAATTTCAAAGTTAAGAAAATTAATGGAGAAAAAGTTCTTATTGGAGACCCTTCAGGTCCTAACTATAGTGCTTCTGGCATTACAGGTTGGATTAAGAAAACTGACCTAGAGGGCTTTGCTACTGGTGGCTACACTGGAGACTGGGAAGGTTCTTATGGTAAGTTAGCAATGTTACACCAAAAAGAATTGGTGCTAAATGCAAATGATACTGAAAACTTCTTGCAAGCAATGGATATTCTTGATAAGATTGTTTCTGCTATTGATTTGTATAGTATGAATTCTCAGCTTGGTGGAGCTTTATCTAGTCCGTCTCTTGGAAATATGGGCGGTGGAGATGTCCTTGAACAACAAGTACATATTGAAGCTAGTTTCCCAGGAGTACAAGATAGAAACGAAATCGAAGAAGCATTTAATACTCTTATCAATAGAGCATCTCAATATGCTAATCGTAAATAAATTTTTGGGTAGGTTATAGAAATATAACCTACCCTTTTCTTTATTTGGTCTAATTAAAAAAATTGACTTTTCACAAATTTTATAGTATAATAGATTAAGGAGAGAAAGGAGAGTTTGAGTATTTATGGCAATTGAAGTTGATAATCTATTTCAAGCACTAGATATTATTTTAGATTAGCGCTTGCAAAATATGAATTATGATAAAACCGATGTTTGTATTATTACTGATGATAGAGATGCTAAAAATGGTCACTATTGGGTTTCTCCAAACAATGGTGAAACTAGATATGAAGCATTTAGTGAGTCAGAAGAATATAAAAAAGGTGAGAGTGTCAGAGTTTCTATTTTAAATGGAGATTATACTCAAAAGAAATTTATCGTAGGTAAATATGTAGTAGATGATGCTATTACTCCCATTACTTATGTTTCTCCTCTAGATACGGTTATTGATGTTACTGGAAATATGATTAGTGAAGCCAAAGCTAATGCTCAATATGGTTTAATTTCAAATGGTACAGTATCAGAAATTCCGATTTGGAGTGCGGATTTGGCTTTAGACCAATCTTATAAAGATTTACAAGCCAGTGGCATTTATAATACTATTAGTTTATCTGCTAATTTTAAAACTTTATTAGATAACTATGATATGCGTTCAGGCTCTTTTGGATTGCGCCTAGATGTATATGTAAAATTAAATCCAAGTAGTGAAAAATATATTGTTCGCTCTGTGTATATGGATAGTTCTGAAATGTTTGGTAATCCATATGCTTTTACACTATATTCTCCCCAGAGTAGAAAATATGATTTAAGTCAGCTTGGTGCCGTTGAAAAATTAAGTTTATGGTTTTATCAACGAGGAGATTTTTCTTATTATGATTCAAATCAAAGACAAACAGTTAATATTGATTATAAAAAAATTCCAAGAGAAAATATTTTATTGAGAGATATTAAAATTGGATTTGGTAGCGATTTGACTATTGTTCAAGATAATACAATTCAAGCTTTTACAACCAATTCTTCTACTTATAGATTAATTGTTACTAAAGCAGATAATGAAAAAGGATTAGGATTTTTGTGGTATAACAAAGATGAAAACAATCAATATTTGGGATACAGCGATGGCATTGTTGATTTTGAATATAAGGATGGAAATGTTGTTTATACCAATAAGCTTGATAAAAATTAGAATAAAGTAACTCAAGATGTTCTTGATGAAAAGAAACGAGCTATTTTAGAATTTGCTAAGGATGATAAGGATAATGTTATCCTAGTCTCTGTATTAGATGATGATGGATATGAAATTTCTTTTGATGATTTAAAAATCACTATTGACGATGCTTTAATCATTTTAGCAAATGAGGTTAGTAATTTAAAACTCCAATTACAAATTCAATATGACAATGAAGAAATTGGTTTTAATGAGTTCATAGCTCGTAAATCAGATATTGATAATTATGAGCGAGTTAAACGGACTTATCTTAATACTAATTATTCTAATGAAGAGCTTGAGCAAGCTATTGAGAGCCAGCGTAGTGCAGAATTGGAGGGTTTAAGATTACAATTCGAAGCTGGTGCTTTTGGCGAAGGCGATGAAGCAAATTAGAGATATAATAAAGAAATAGCAAAAGTTAATGATTTATATAACAATAAGCGTGCTGAATTAAGAAATTATAGAGTTCAAAAAACCTATGTTCTTTAGAAGAAATAGCAAGATGTAATGATACAAAAAGTCGCTCCATATGATGAGTTTAAATATATGGAAGAAAGCGAAACAGATGCTCGTTTAACCGCACAAGCCGGCAAAGAAGGCGTTCCTTCTGATGCTAAGAGTTTAAAATTATCTGCAGATTTGGCTGAAGTTAAGCCTTTAATGACTAAAACTTTTGATTTAGTTACCAAAGATTTAACTGCGGTGCTCCGTCAAATGCGCGACCGCACGAACTCTATCGCAGATATCACTACGGCTTTAAATGCATTACTATTAACTCCTACCAAGGATGCCGCAGGACAAATCCACGGTACGGAAAGAAATAACATTCTTGCTTGGTATGATTTTACTGATGCAATGAGAGAAGAAATGTATGGTGTTTATACAGAACTTCTAGAATATAATTATTTACATTAGGAAAATTTAAAGAAACTTCCTGCAGAGCAAGAAACTGATGCTATCCTTAGAGAGAAAATGGGAGAGCATTTACAAGCTTGGAATAAATCTGATTTATATTTAAATATTCAAAATAGTTTTAAGTCTTCTTTAATTCCAATGATAACTAACTTTTTTACAAATGCTCAAACTACAATTGATGCAAATTATAGTGGTTATCAAGGTATTTATGATACTTATAAAACTAAGGCTGATAAAATAATTGTTCAAATTAATGAGAATTTAAATAAAATGTGGGCAATTGTTGATGACAATAATGCTATTATGGTAGACATGAGACCTTATAATAATGGCCGCGTATATTTAGATTATAATAAAAAAGATTTATCTAACTATGATAATCGTTATGCAATCTATTGGTATAGATATGAGCCTGGATACACAAGTGATGATAGATTATATCCAACTGAATGGAAACGTTTAACGACAAAAGCTGATTTCGGTATTGATGAGTCTGATGAATTAGTATATAACTTTGGATTACCAATTTATGATGATTTTGTTTTAAGAGATGGACAATACTATTTTTCTGATAAGGTTCAAGGAACCAATGTCTCTGCAATTCGCATGATGGATGGACAGAGAGTAAATGAAAAATATAAAATTGTTTTATTCTATAATCACGAAATGTATGAAAGTAATGAAGTAGAATTTACTAATTTAGATGATGTAGTTGACCCAACCACAGCAGATAAGAATGATGCTATTGTTATTACTCACGGCACGAATTCACAAGATACTTACCAGAGTTATGGTTTAAGTAATTTCTTGGTAAATGCGGCCGACGCAAGTAAGGTGCGAGAATTATCTGTGCATTATGAAGGTATTCTTGCAGGAGATGAAGCTTTAGCTAATACACAAGTATATTGGTATATTCCAAATACTGCTACTATGTTAACTTGCGATGATAAGCATTTAACTGAAACTTTAGGTTTTTATTCTGATTTAAATATTTCAGACGGAGAAAAACCTGATTATAGTAGAAATGGTTATACTTGTTATTATAAAACAATTGGTGTAGAAACAGTGCAAATTACAGATGACCCAGAAACAGAAGAGGTTGAATCTGGAGAAAAAGTTACTGCAAAAGCAAGTGATTTAACATTCACTTATAAGATTAAAGATTATTATTTATCTACCTCAAGCCGCAATGAAATTTTCTGTAAGGTAGTAAAGGATGAATATACATTTGAGACAAGTATTGTTTTGGCATTTACGTCTCTTGGAACCAGTGGTACTGATTATACATTGGCAATTACTCCTTCTACAACTCAAATTGCAACTTATGCTTCTGGATATTTGCCATTAAATATTGTTTTATATGATTATAAAAATAATACTATTCCTATGACTACAAATTTATTATCGACAGTAAAAGATGGAGCATCTAACTTTAAGTTAGGTTGGGAAGGACCACACTCCTATGATTTTGCTACATTATCTGATGCCGATGATAATATCGTTGGAGCGAATATTCAATTAACAACTTAGCCATAGGATAATAATAGTTTAATTTATGGTGTTTTAAAAGCAACTGTTGATTGCCCTATCGAATACACTGTAAATACAGAAGAGGATGAACAAGAAAATAAGGAAAACGCTAATAAAACAGCAAGTAGAAATGCAACTTTAACTTCTTATTATCCAATTCCATACAGTGCTGGTAATTACTATATTGAAGGTGCAACAACTATTGTTTATGATAGTATGGGAAGTAATCCTTCTTATTATAAAGACCCATATAAGATTTTTACTTGTAATACAAATGAAAACCTTGCAGACAAGAAGATTATTCGTGCAGGTGTGGAATCTGATAAGCCAAAATATGATATCCTGTGGCGAATTGTTTATTATAAAAAAGATAAAGATGGTAAGGTTGTAAAACTAGATAAAAATATCCATGCTGATTATAATATTTGTCGTAGTTATATGCCCACTTTAAATGAGAAAAATGGTTTAAATGCATCAAATATGTACATGGGCAATATGGATTGTTGGTGCGCAGTTGAGTGTTGGTTAAAAGACCTTGAAACTGCTACTTATGATACTAAATATTCTTTAATTTGGGTTCAACCTATTTTTATCTTACAAAATCGCTATCCGTCTCCAATGCTGAACTCTTGGGATGGAAGCTTGACAATTGACAAAAAAAATGGTACAATATTATCATCATTAGTAGGTGCTGGTCGAAAAACTCGTGATAATACTTTTGAAGGTGTACTCATGGGAGATATCGAAGGCAGTGCCGGAATCGTAAATGCTGGTAATAAATCTGGTTTAGGTATTTATGGTTTTAATGATGGCGCTCAAAGTTTTGGTTTTAATGTCGATGGTACAGGTTTTATTGGTAAATCTGGTAGAGGTAGAATTTTATTTAATGGTAATGAAGGTATTATTCAAAGCGCTTCTTATACAGCAAATGAAGATAAACCTTATGGTATGAAACTTGACTTTGATGATGGTTGGCTTGAAATGCGAGGCGGCCTAGAGTATGATAATGATGATTGGGCAAATGAGGTTGTCAATCATTATAAGGAAATCCTTGCCGCAAAAGTATATAAAGTTGATGAAAATACTCAAGCATTAGTAGCAACTACAAAATATATTATTGATAGAGATATAATGGATTTGGATGTTCAAGAAGCATTGCTTGAAAAGATTAAGTATGATGCTGCTCATCAAGCAAATATGTATATTGAGGGTCGAGCCATTGCCAAAAAAGCTAAAGATAACGGAGAGATAACTCAAGAAGAATATCAAAAGTTATTTGATGAGCTTTATGCTAAAGAGCAAGAGAAAAAATACTATGCAATGACTACATTAAAAACTGCTAGTATTGGAAGAGGTTTCTCTATTAATGACAAAGATTATGAATTAACCATAGAACAATATAATGCTATTTTAAATGAATTAGATGAATATATTTTAGCAGAAACTTATGATGGTGAATTAAAAACTGATGCTGAAGGTAGAAAATTTAATTATAAGAGTAGATATGGTACTCTTTCTAAAGCTTTACAAGAGTTTGAGGCTCAAGGTCATAAAGTTCTTGGAGATTCAGAAGAAGCTAGTGATGTTACTTTAACTGAAGTTGAGGTTACAAATCAAAGTCATATTCGTTTAGATGTTAAATCTCCTTATTTCTATATTATTAGCGAATAGGGTAAACGTATTTTAAATATTGGTGATGGCACTGGATTTGACTTTGAAGATTATCCATATTTACAATATTCAATTGAAAAGTTCCAGCGAGATAAAGATGGAACAATTCTTTTAGTTAATTTAACTGATGAAACTGGTTCAACTATTAAAATTGAAGATATAGATGAGGCTAAAGAATTATTAAATTCTGAATGTTCAATTTTAAGAAGTGATGCTTATAATCGTTTTTAGATAAAAAAGAGCATTACTCAAAAAGATTATGATAATATTTGTTTAGATATTGAGGATTATCGTACTAAGAAATTAGCATATTTAAATACTTGGACAGAAGAAAATGCTGAAACTTTTATTGATAAGACTTATGAAGTTGAATATATTCAAAAAACTGGTTTTATTGGTACTGGTACACAAAAAACGAATTGGCTTGAACCTTATGGAAGAAACCTTTCTAAAGGTTATTATTTAAAATCTAATGATTTTACTTATACTGCTTTTAGTAAAGAGGATGGTATTGCAAGCGGTCAAGGTTCAGGCTTTTTACTTGATTTAACAAATGGACACATTAATGCAGCAAATTTAAGCATTGCTTCAAAAAATGTATTTATTGATTCTGGTAAAAATGCTGACCCATTTTTTATTATTAAAGATAATGATGGATGTAATTTAATTTATGCTGGACAATAGGATTTTTATATTCAATCTCATACATATTCAAGATATGCTCTTGGAGATAGGCTAACTGATGATAATGGTAAACAATATTATTATCCAGGTATGAAAATTGATACTGATGGAAATAATTTTTTATTTGATATTAGAGGTAATTATCAATCAATAGTAAATATTAATAAGGATGAATTTTTCCTGCAAACTGATAATTATAAAATTCGAGAATATATTACTATAACAAAGTGTTATAATCAAGATTATAGTATGAGTTTTGATATACAGGTCGGTAAAGCTGAAAAAGGACATATTATTTATACTGCACCAAATTTTAATAAAAAAAGTGAAAATGTTACGACTGAAGAACATACTTCTATTACTTTATATGAAAGTAAAAAAATTGATGGAATAATGTGGTATAAAATTAACACTGAGCAATGGATACCAGCATTATCTTTTGAATCGATTGAGGTAAATGATGAAGGTATTGGTACTGGTATAACTTATTTAAACCAAATTATTTATAGCGATTCTGATTATAATTCTATTAAAGTTGGTTTTACCAAAGATTCTCATGTTGCAGGTGTTAATATTTAGGCAACTAGAGCAGTTGATGGAGTAGAGTGGTATGCTATTGAAGTACTTGAAGTTGAACATTGGCTACCTGATTATTCTATTAAAACTGGTTCTTATGGTTCTGGTATTAGATTGGATTTGTAGGGTGGCTATATTGATGCTTATGATTTTATTATTCGAGGTGAATCTAGCACAGACCCCACTGCAGGTTCTTATTTATTATTAGATAGTTAGACTCCGCAATTTGTAGTTCATTTAACTACTCCAGACAGTGATGGTATAATTGATTTAGATTTAATTAAAATTTCTCCAGATGAATTTTATTTACATTCTGCAAATTGGTTAGAAACTACTACTCAAGTCACCACTTAGCGGACAGCTAAGATGGACGGCGGCTGGAATATTAGAAGCGGTCCTGGTATGGATTATTCTATTATCGGTTATTCTTCAAGTGGAAAAAGAGTGGTTGTATATGAAAAGCAGGGAGATTGGTACTGTATCGGAGAAGACTAGTGGATTTGGTATGAAGGTTTAACTGATTTTCAAGAAGGTGGAACCGCAAATAAAACTTATGGCACTGGCATGGAAATTGATTTAAATGATGGTCGTATTACTGCATACAATGCCAATAATGCGGGTAAAGAATTATTAATTAATTCATTACATGATACATATCCAATTTAGCTAGGAGAAATTGGAGATTATAATTTCCAAATTGGTTGGGATGGTAGTTTAAAGGGCGGTAGTATTTATGGTTGGAGTATTGATGCAAGTGGTACTGCTACGTTTAATCGTTTGAATGCTAATGGTGGTGTTTTAAGTTGGATGTCTATCGGCAGTGCTAATATTTATGATGTTGATATTACTTCTGGCACAATTGCAGGTATGGACTTCACTACTGGAGGCATTACTGCAGGAGATTGGAATTTTAGTTCTAATGGATTAAGTCATAATGGAAAAGCAATGGAAAAGAAAACTTATGATTCAGTGCGCTATATGTCTTTATGGACAAAAAAAATACCAGTAAGTGTTAGCGGTAGTTGCTCAATCGAAATTGATGGAGCTACTTATTATGGCTCATGCTCTGCTAGTGGAAATACTACTGAAGATGTAGGTTATAGAATTGGTTATGTAAAAATGATTTATAATGGATATGGAGAAGAAGGTCAAGAGTCTGCAGTTGTATTTACACCAGCATAAGGAGGATTTATGACAAATTTAGAAATTTTAAATTTTAATGAATTATATAAACAAAATTTTCAAGAATTTGATGAATTATTACCAGCAAAAATTTTGTTTTATATTTATAAAAATTTATCATTAATTGAAATATCATTACATCATATTGAAAATACTAGAAATAGTATTATTCGTAAATATGGTTTAATTGATGAATCAAAAGATACTATTCAAATTCCTCCAGAATTAGTAAATGAAGCTAATAAGGAATTAGAAGAAGTTTTAAAAATGGAATAGGAAATTAATTTTTTTTTAATTCCTCTTTCATGGTTTGATAATATCAATCTTAATCCAAAGCATATGAAATTATTATGGATTATGATTGATGAAAATAAATAAAGGAGAAAAAGGTTATGACTATGACAAACTTTGAAATTTACAATATCGCTAAAGCTATGAGTGACGCCTTCCAGGATGGCACTCAGTATCTACCCGTTAAAGTAAATTTTTTCATTCAGAAGAATAAAGCTACTTTAATGTCTTTAGCACAAGATATTGATAATTCTCGTATTGAGATTGTTAAGAATTATGGTACTATGGATGAAGAATCCAATCAGTTTATTGTACCAGAAGATAAGATTGAAGCTGCTAACGCAGAGTTGATGGACCTGTTTAATATTGAGCAGGAAGTTGATATTCGTAAGGTAAGCATTGATTCTTTCCCCGAAGATATTAATCTAACCACTGCTCAAATGGAAGCTTTAATGTTTATGATTGACTAATAAATATTAGGCCAGGTAAATTCTTACCTGGCCTAACTTATTGCAGAGAGAAAGGAGATTAATGATGTCAACTACTAAGTTATACCCTCCTTATGTGGATGCCGCAGTTCCTGCGCAGTTGGTTCCCGATGAAAGTACATCAGAAACAACTGTAACACTTACTATTCCATTTCAATTAAATAAGGCAGTAAGTTGGGTAGATTTAAAATCAAAAAATAATATCGCTTTGATTTTGAAAACGGTATCAACAGGAAAAGTTTTATTAGATTGTTATAAAGGAAACGTTTTAACTCATTATGAACCTACTGGAACACCTGCCGCAGAATTTGAAATTCCTAAAACTACTTTTAATCCTGTTGCAGGATAGTTTTATAAAGCTCAAATCGCTTTCATAGATTCTGATGATACTATTGGATATTTTTCAGATGTGACTATTGTAAAATTTACTGCAATTCCTGTTATAGGTATTGCCGATTTAGCAAGTGGAACAAATGCTGCTCAATATGTTTATACAGGTACATTTTCAACTACTGATGTTACTGAAAAAGTATACTCATATGAATTTAATATTTATGATTGTGAAACTGGTATTTTGCATGACACAAGCGGAGTTATGATTCATAATAGTAGCACAGATGTTGAACGAGGAAAATCTTTTGACACTTGGACATCTTATAAAACTTTAATTAATGAGCGTCAATATTCTATATGTTATAAAATCACTACTATTAATGGTTTAGTGATGGAAACTCCAGCTTATGGAATAATGGCAGTTGAAACTTTAGATTTAGTTTCTAGAAACACAGAATTTATTGCAACATTATATAGTGATGATGCTTATATTCATGTTCATATTATGCCAAAAGATATTGATGCAAATATTAAAGCAATTACTGGTAATTTTATTTTAGTTAGAGCATCCAGTGAAGATGGATTTGGTAGCTGGAATGAAATTTATCGTTTCACTTTGATTAATAACTATCCTTTAATGACACTGTGGAAAGATTTTACGGTGCAACAAGGATATTCATATAAATATGCTGTACAAGCCTATAATTCTAAAGGTGTTTATTCTAATCGATTAGAATGTAAATATTATGCTAGTGAATTTGATGAGCGCAATGATGACATTAACCGTTAGAATTGGAACGCAGAAGCAAAAGACCCTATTGAAAATACTAACTTAAATTGGAATTATTTACAAGAAATTGATGGGTCTCCAACTCAAAGCGGATTGCCAGTAGATTTTGAAGATGCTTTTCTTTATGATGGAAAACGCCAATTGAGAATTAGATATAATCCAAAAATTAGTTCTTTTAAATCAACTGTGCTTGAAACTAAAATGGATACTATTGGAGGTAAATATCCTTTTATTTTCCGTAACGGAAATGTTGAATATAAAGAATTCCCAATTTCTGGTTTAATTACAATGATTAGCGATGAAAATGCTTTATTTATGGAGTATTCCAAAGAGAATCCAAAAGCTCGTCAGTACAGTACACATCCGCCATATGGTAATGATAATGCGGATTGGTGGGTCAGCCGAACTGGTATGACGGAGTATGAAGTTCGTAAGACCCAAGAAAAAGAGTTAAGTGGTTCTCCCACAGCATTAACCGCTAGCAACTTCCGCAAAGAGCGTGAATTTAAAATGGAAGTGTTGGATTGGTTAACAAATGGACAACCAAAGCTATTCCGTTCTCCAAGTGAAGGTAATTTTATTGTTCGTTTAATGAATACATCATTAACTCCAAATGATTAGCTTGGACGATTATTACATACTTTCCAATGTACTGCATATGAAATTGCGGAATGTAATTATGAAAATTTGGAAAAATATAAATTTATTCATGCTCTCGATACTAGTTATTAGGAATTGAAATTTAAAATGCTTGATTGCAATAATACTTTTGCTGACATTCATAATAGACAAATTATTATTGAGGGTGGTGCTTATTACTTTGCAGTAATAGACCAATGGAGTTATTTGGCATTGAGAATTACTTATGTAAATGGTACATCACAAGTTATTGATGTTGGTAACTCTACTGGACAATATTTGTTTGACAGAGAAGCATTAAAAAATAACCCAATTGTTTCAGTAACTTATCAAGAAGGTGCGCCAGATGTTGGTAGTAAAATTCTTTATGGATATTATGATACATCAGATATTGCTTTCTCTTTGATTGCAAGTGTTACAAGAGAAACAGTAGTAGACCAAATTATCGGTCATCCGCAAACTTCTTACCGTATAGATAGTTTTAAAATTAATTATGTTCCAACTATTTTAAATGGCATTGGATATAGAGACTTGGCTACAGATTTACAAAAGGTTTATGGCGAAGATGAAATTCCTCGTTGTACTCTTGGTAAATTTTATTACTTAAAAGCTGAACCCAGAGAGATTACTTTCGTTTATAAAAAAGAAAATAAATATTATGAAACTTCAAAATGTGATTATGAGGTTCGTCAATGGGATGATACTTATATTTATAAAGTTTTCGAAGAAAGTGATGGCACTTGGGAACCTACGAATCAATATAGTGGACGTCCTTCAAATAATATCTTATTACCAGAGCCAAGTTATCTCATTAAATTAAATGCAAAACCCAATAATGGTATTGACCCTGCTCAAGAAGAGTTTGTGGATTTAAGTTTAAAGGGCGGTAGCGGAGGTAATGCTCCTATTACTACTGGACGATATGAACTTTATTTTGATTTGGATAAAGTAGAAAGTTTATATATTGGCTCAGGAGTTGTATGTGAAATTTGTTATAATTTAAATACAATTCATTATGAAGCTGAAGATAATATTCAATATAGTGAATTGGTTGATAGATATAATACTTGGCAAAATCAGCAACGTCAATATAAGAGTATGTTAAAAGCTGGATATAGTAGATTTAGTGCTGATGTCGAACGCGCTCGTATGAATATGGAACAAAGTTATCATTAGTATTTAAATCAGTTAGAATATATTCTAAATAAGTTGCAAATGGATGGTGAGACTTATTATGCTTTATGATAAAGAATTTTTGAAAGAATTAGACAAAACAAAAAATAAAATTGTCTATGCAAAAGTTACTGCATTAACAGTAGAGGAGTCCCCCATTGAAAGCATTGAAGGTCGTGTAACCCAGGGCTCCATCAACTTAGATGGAGCTTCTGCGGTTCGTCGTTCTTGTTCTTTATCAATTGTAGCAGAGAATTTTGATTATTCAGATTATTTATGGGGAATGAATACAAAATTTAAGTTAGAAGTTGGTTTACAAAATGATATAAATGATAATTTTCCCAAGATTATTTGGTTTAACCAGGGAATTTATATCATAACATCTTTTAATACATCTAGAACTACCAATAACTTTACTATTACTATTCAAGGAAAAGATAAGATGTGTCTTTTGAATGGAGAAGTAAGTGGTACTATTGGAGTACAAACAGATTTTGGTACAATTGAAGAAGAAGATAATGAAGGAACTTGGACTATTAGACAAATTCCTATTCCTGAAATTATCCGTAATATGGTTCATGCATATGGCGGAGAGCCTTATCATAATATTATTATTAAAGATTTGGATACTTTAGGCTTAGAGCTTTTAGAATATCGATATGAAAATATGCCTTTAGTTATGTATCGTAAAGCTGAAAGTAATACATATACAAATATTGCTTTTTTAGATAGTGATATGTATTTATATGCTAATAAAAATGATGTCGGAAATGTAGATAGACGAGTATATTTAAAAGATATTCCCGATACACATTTTGAACAATTAATTGATGGTATTCATACAAGTGACCCTATTGTATATTATGATGATGATAAAGTTGGTTATAAATTAACTAAGCTTCAATACGGAGATACCGCAGGTTATCGAACAACTGAATTAACATATGCTGGAGACTTGATTGCAAACGTAGGTGAATCAATTACTTCAGTTCTTGATAAAATTAAAAATATGCTTGTTGAATTTGAATATTTTTATGATGTTGATGGACGTTTTATATTCCAGAAGAAACAATCTTATACTCAGACTCTATGGTCTCCAAGTGGTGATGGAGAAGAGGGAATCACAGAAGGTTTGTTATGGAGTGATGCAGCCGCATATACTTTTAGTGGCAGCGAATTAATCACTGGTTTTAATAATAATCCTAATCTTTTGAATTTAAGAAATGATTTTTCAATTTGGGGTGAGCGCACAGGCATTAGCGGCGCGCAGATTCCCATTCATTTAAGATATGCCATTGATGAAAAACCAACTGCTTATACAACTATTTCTTTAACTGATTTTGATAAGAATGAAGTGGATGAATATAATTTAAAATATGGAACTAATTTAAATAATAATCCTACTTCAATTACTTATTCTATTCACCCAAATATAAGTAGAGCTAAGAATTATGTTTATGTAACCGATTGGCGAGAAGTATTGTTCCAAATGGCAAAAGATTATTTTAGATATAATACTTTAAGTGATTTTGAAATTCGTGTGCGCGAAGCTAATCCAACGCTCTATCCCTCTGGCCGCACAGGCTATGAACAATATTATACTGATATTCAAGTTTGCTGGCGTTAGCTATATAATCCTGAATTACGAAATAAAATTGCGGATTATACAGAAGAAGTTGCGGCATTAACGAATGAAGTGACTCAATTAGATAAAGAAATTAAAGATATTGAGAATAGAATTATTGAGTTGAATAATCAATTAAATACTGCTACAACTCAGAGTTCAATTGATAGTATTGTTTTATCAATTTTATCAGAGCAACAATCTCGCACTGATAAAAAAGCATTAAAATCTCAAAAAGAATATCTTATCGAACAAAAATAGGAAAGCTTAGATTCTTATAATGAAGATATTTTAAATTATTATCAAGCTCAAGAATTAATAGAATTAGATGTAAATTTATTTACTACTCAATTCCCCTTATCTGACAGTTAGATTACTATTGATATTTTAGATAGATTTAGAGTTCCAAAAAATTTAATTGATGAACTTTTAGATGAGAAAACCGGTGAACCAATTGCTATTAAAGTTAGTGATATCCTTTACTTTAAAGAAGATGATAGTTATTTTTCTGTTATTAATAGTTTTGATGATTATGTAATAATTGCATATTATGATAAATCTCGTCTACATTGGCATAAAAATGTTTTTGAGAATCCTGGCAATTTAAATTATTGGTTTGACTTTTTAGATACCGCAGGAGAGCTAAGCCAATATAGCGTACGAGCTATTGGAGCACGGACGAAAGCTATTAATGAAAATACCGTAAAATCCATTTATTTTAGGGAAACTCCACCAGTTATTTTCGCACCAGATATTACTGATGACGAAAAAATGAGTGGTTATAAATATATTCAAATTCCAGAATTTGAAATGGATAAAATGTTTAGTATTAGTGCGCAAGGTAAATCCGCAAAAGAGCGCTTAGATGAACTTCTTTACAATCATGGTTATTGTACAGAAAGTGCAACTATTACAACAATTCCAGTATATTATTTACAACCAAACACTCGTATTAAAGTATCTGATGAAAAAACTAAAATTGATGGAGAATACATTGTAAGTAAACTTACAATTCCTTTAGCACATAACGGAACTATGTAGTTAACTACAACGAAAGCTGCATAGACACTATTCTTTTAAGAGAGGAGAGGTTTGATGAAAAAGATATATCAATATCGTTATTATGGTAATTCTGATAAGAATTATCCGAAAACTCTAAATGCAGTACAATTAACCAATGGTGAAATTTTTAATCAAACCAGTAAGGGTTCCATTACTCATTTGGGTTTACAAGCTTCTCCAGGGACTACATTTTTTTTGAATCGTTGTGATAATCCAATTCAAATTGGAAAAACTGGCATCTACGAGATAGATGTTACTGGTTATGGTTATATTACAAGCATTATGTTTAGTGATGATACACTAGCATTAGTAAATGAAGATAATGGAATTATTATTGATATTATATATGAAGGAGGTACTATCGAATGAGCAGCTTTTATGGTTAGATGCGATGGCAAGATTTTCAATAGTTCTTCTTAAATTTCACTCTTGAGAATAAACATTTCTCAATTGATAATATTTTTAACACTTCCCCTCCATATGAAAATCAAATGACAATTGATTCGACTATGAAGGCATATATTCAACCCAATGAAGATTTTGCCACATTTAGATTTAATGCAGCAAATCATTGGATTAAATTTGCGCCAATTGATTCTTAGGGGGATGAAAAAACAACTTATGTTGGTTTTTCAATTTTTCATAATAAACCAAGCTTGGAAAACACCTATACTCTCCCAATTTTTGAAATAACAGTTCCACCTCAAGGCGCAACAATTGAAACCCTTGAGAGTGGAGAATGCTTTAAGATTGCTTGTCCTGCCTTTGATTAGGCAGGACATTTCGTAGGTGAGGACCATATAGAGCCAACCTATTTTAAAATGCCAGAGCAATTGATTCAAATTAATCAATCTGGTAATGACTTAGTTCTAACAGCTGAAAAGAAATTCCATTTTGCGAACACAGATGGTTTAATTGAACTATTATTAAATGACGCAAAAAATAAATTAACTTTTTAGCATAAAACAAACTTCAATGACAACGAAGAGCCTGACTTTACTCCATTTTTATACGAAGGTAGTAAAGATGGTACTCAATATGAAGTTGAAATTGTATTGCAACCTGGTGATTTTATTTCAACTTATCATACGGTTTACGATAAAGCGGGTCATTTAACTACATTAGAAAAAATTTATTATCAATTACCAATTAGTGAAGTTGATTCTCGTATTGAAGTATTAGAAAATACTGTTGCTGAAATTCAAGGCGACCTTGAAAATATGGCAGGAGATATTGAGACTTTAACTGAAGATTTAGAAGATGCTATAAAAGATGTACAAAGAGCAAATGAAATGGTTGGTACTGATGCTGAGTTTGGTAGAGGAGACCAAGCCGCAAAAGAAGATTCTTTTAATGCTTGGGTTAAGGCTTTTACAGGAACAACTCAAAATTATCAATCTTTATCAGGAGCTCTTTCTGCAGTACTTGAAAAATTATCTTCTAATAATACTGATTTAGATAATGAAATGCGTAACTTCTATTCTCGTATTATTGCTATTGAAGATTATTTAGATGGTAAGTTTACCGATTATGAGCCTCCAAAGAGAAGCTAATATGCGTAATTTCTTTCTTTTAAGAAATTAAGATATAATATACTTTTAAGAAAGGAGAGAATATTTTGGCAAATTATGTAAAATTTATGCGTGGTACTCCAAAAGCCTATGAAATGCTTTTAGCCAGTCCAGAGAAACCAAATGTTGATACTCTGTATTTTATTTCCGAAGCAGATTCAACTAATGCGGTTTTATATTTGGGTGAAAAGCTAATTGCGGGCGGAGGGGGAGCCGCAGGTAAAATTAGTTTAAGTGAATTAACTGATATTGCTTTAAGTACAGATTTAGCTGATAAGTCTATTTTAGTATATGATACTGCTTCTGGTAAATGGGTTGATTCTACATTAGAACAAGCTATTTCTGTTTTTATCGGTGCTAGTAAAGATGCCGCAGGTACAGCTGGACTTGTTCCTGCTCCTGGATATGGAGAAACCAATAAGTTTTTACGTAGTGACGGCACTTGGGTATCTATTGACAGTTCAGAAGCAACTATTATCACTATTGAAAATGAAGATAGTGAAGTCATGCATCAAGAGTTAATTGACCAAACCACACAAGGATGGTTGCCATGTGCTGGTGATATTATCATTATTAAAGATATTATTATCAATGATAAATGGCAATATACTTCTTATGTATATAATGGTTCTACATGGGCAGCCATGGATGGAAACTATAATGCTGAAAATGTGTATTTTGATTCTGATTTCACATTTACAACTCCAGTTGGTACAGTCACTATTCCTTCTACTGGTAGTAAAGTAGTGGATGCCGCAGGAATGAATATTAAGGATTTCTTAGCAAGTATTTTTGCAGAAGAACAAAATCCTACTACGACAAAACCCTCTATTGCTTTCACTAAACCTTCTAGTGATGCTTCTTATGAAGTTGGAACTAAAGTAACTCCAGAATATGCATTAAGTTTCAATAGCGGCTCTTATACTTATAATACAAGCACTGGTGTTACTGCTACTGGATGGAATGTTAGTGATGGAACAACCACTCGTACTACTCAAAGTGGTACAATGGAAGAAATTCAAGTTATTGATAATATGAATTATAAAATGACTGCAACAGCTACTTATTCAGATGGTATTATTCCTTCTACCAATTTAGGCAAGGAATATGCTGATGGACAAATTAAAGCTGGAACCACCAGTTCTAAAACTTCTAAATCCATTACTGGATATAGACAATGTTTCGCTGGTGGAGATTCTACTGGAAGTGAATTAACTTCTGCTTTTATCCGAGACAATTTAGCTGGAAAAGGCAACGGCGCTTCTAATAGAACTATTACTTGGGCCGCAAGTGATTTAGCTGGTATGAAGCGTTATATTATTGCGCTTCCTGTGAGCGGTGGTAAGAGCGTTACATCTGCAATTATTACTTCAAGTATGAATGCAGATGCTACTGCAGATTATGTAAAACAAACCGCAACTGTTGAGGTTGAAGGTGCAAATGGATATACTGCAGTCGATTATAATATTTGGATTTATGCACCTGCTTCTATTGCAAGTACAGAAGTGCATAGTGTTACAATTGGATAAGGAGGACCTGAGATATGGCTGTAATTAAAAAAGACGGCAACTTCATGGGCCTTCCTATGAATGTTGCGAGAGGTAATCCAATTCCTCTTGATAAAAGTGAAATTTGGTACTCTTATGATGCAATGGAATTATATGCGCAAACCGACCCTGTCGCATATGTAGGTCAGATTCTAGGTTTAGTAGACGAGGCCGCAGGCACCGCTACTGCGTATATCATTCTAAATACCGCAGGTGAACTCCAAGAGATTGGAGCATCTGTTGATATTCCATCTTTAAAAGGAGATAATTCTTCTATTGTTATTAGCAATGAAATTATTGCCTTAAAGAACTGGGGTGTGCAATATTATAAATATGTTGCCGCAACTGAAACTACTGAAGCTGAATATGTCCTTCAAGTCGTTGACGATGAGAATCCTTGGATTAGTGGTTTAGAGCCAAAAGTCGCCAGCGAAAATGGACAAATGGTATTAGCTTGGTATCAACCAAACCCAACTACCATTGAAGGTTTAGGCAGTTAGTTATCTTCTTTACAAACTTCTGTAAGCGATTTACAAAAGAATACTTATACTAAAACTGAAGTTGATGAGAAGATTGCGGATGCTGGTCATTTAAAGCGAATTATCGTTAATTCTGTGGATGATATTAATGTTAATGCCGCAGATGCTGACCAATATATTTATATGGTATTAACTTCTCCTGAGGATGAAGCTGACAAGTATGATGAATACATGGTTATTATCTATGAGGATGAAACTGGTACAGAAGTTCGTTATGCTGAAAAAGTTGGTTCTTGGGAAGTTGATTTAAGTAATTATGTTACTAAAAATGCGCTACAAACCGAACTTAATAAGAAAGTTGATGCTGAAGAAGGCTATTCTTTAATTTCTGATGAAGAGAAAGCTAAATTAGAAGGCATTTAGGAAGGCGCGCAAAAGAATTATATTACATCTGTTGATTCTACAAATTTTGCAGTTGAAGCTGGTAAGCTTTTATTGCAAGGAATTACTGTTGCACAAGTTCAAAATTTACAATCACTTTTGGACGCGAAGGTAAATAAAGAAGAGGGTAAAGGATTATCTTCTAATGATTTCACAGATGAACATATTCAAATTATTCAAGGTAATACTGCTAATATTCAAACTCAAGGTAATAAAATTATTACCATTGAAAATGTATTGAATGATACAGAGATTGATGGTATTGTTACTCCTGGTTTGATTACTAAAGTAAATAATTTAAGTGTTGCTGTTCAAACTAACACTGATAATATTTCAACTAATGCAGGAAAAATTTTAACCTTAGAAGGTACGGTAGCAACGTAGGGTAATGCTATTACTTTATTGCAAAAAGATGTTAGTGATTTAAAAACTAAGGTAAATGCAATTGATTTAACTAAATATGTTACTACTGAAATTTTCCAAGCTACAGTTGGTAACCTTGAAGAATTACAACAAAATCAAAAGACACTTCACACTCAGGTAAAAGAAATTCAAGAAGCTATTACTTGGGGTGAAATTAAAATTAATGCTTAAGAAAGGGGAAAACTATAATGGCAGATACTAATGTTATCACTATTGCTGATAATTCTCAGATTAAGTTTTTACATGGTTTACAAACCGCATTAGATGCTAAGAGAACCGCCCGTTCTGGCGAAAGCGGCACTTTCTACTTAACCAATGATACTCATAGATTATATGTTGGTTTAAGTGATGGTAGCATCGAAGCTGTTAATGAAGGTATTACTACTTACGCTACCGTGGAGGTCTTACCAACTGCAACTGCTTTAAATGCTGGTCAATTCGTTTATATTACAGCTGATTCTATTTTAGCTGTTTCCAATGGTCAAAATTGGGTTCAAATTAATGCCAATACAGATACCAATTATACTTATGGCGGTCTAGTCACAGGAGAGCAGACAGGAACTGTTACTGTAACAACTACTTTAACAGAAATTGGTGAAGGTAATAGAAAACCTTCTTTCGCTTTCTCTTTAACTGGTAAAAATGGTATTACTATTGTTGAAGGTACAACAGATGGTACTATTGAAGTATATGGTACTAAATTAGCCAGCGAAAATATGGCTCAAGATAATGCTGCAAAGATTAAGTTAGTTAATGAAGCTGGCGTACAGCAAAGTGCAGTTGTTATTCAGGGTGGTACCAATGTTACTGTTAGCGAAGATAATGGCGTAATTGGAATCACTGCTGCTGACACTAAATTAGATGGTAACACTCATACAGCAACCGCTCATGCTTGGGACCCCAAAGATGAGACCAATAAGCCTGGTGGATTTACTGTAACAGTTAAAGATACTGCTAATAGAAGTTCTAGTAGCACATTTAATCCTGCAATTAAATATGGTGGTAGTGGCACTTCTACTGCTAAGTTCAGCAATGGTACTGCGACTTTAGATGTATATACTAAAGCAGAAGTTGATGCTTTAAGAGCAGACTTTGACGCAATGGAATATCAGGGTGTTGTTAATAGCATTCCTACTGGTTCCATTAAGAAAGGTTATACTTATAAAGTTGGTCAAGCTTTTGATGTAACAGTTAAAACCGATACTGGTACTGAAGAGATTACAGTACAGCCTGGTGACTTATTGATTGCAGAAGGCACTGAAGGTACCAATGGATTCTTAACTACTGTACAATGGGGTTATGTTCCTTCTGGTAATGAAGATACCACTTACTCTGTTGGTTTATTGACTCCAGCAAATGGTGGTGGTATTCAATTATTAGAAAAGAAAACTGGCACTACTACTGGTACTAATGCTGGCTCTATTTCTGTATTAAGTGGAAATTGTATTACTGTAAGTCCAAGTTCAGACACTGCTTCTAAGGCAATGTCACTGACTATTAATCATAATGCGGTAAGTACTACTGACCCAGCTAGAGATACCACTGGTACTTTAAATAATCCTACTCTTGGCACCGATTATGTTGCTAAGTCAGAAGATATTGTTATTATTGATGCCTCTAAGGGCGAAAATGGTATTGATAGAGACAATTATGGTCATGTACAGAAAGTATATACCAAGACCGTTAAAGTCTATGATACTAATGCTCGTTTAACTGGAATGACTTCCAGTGTATCTAGTGACACTGCTAAGACTAAGGCTACTGTTTCTATTAAGGGTCAAGTAACTGGCTCTAAGAATCAAAAGAGTGAGCAAACTGCTACTTTCTATGTTGAGTCTACTCATAGTAACTTGCAGGTAAGTAGCTCTGGCTCTAGCGTTCAGATGTCTCTGGTTTGGGGCACTTTCTAATTTGAGGACAAAAGGTATTAAGAAGATTATTTCGATTTTTAATTAAAAATAGAGGATAATCTAATAGGTGGGAAGAAGATTATTCTTCTCACCTATTTTTTTGTTTATAAAGGAAAGAAAGGAGTTTAAATAAATGAGTGAAAATTATGGCGTAAAATTTATTCCCGTCCGTGGTTATGACAGTAAGATTCAGCGTGCTGAAGTAAAAGATGGATGGATTTATTTTGCTACTGACTCAGGTAAGATTTATGTCGATAGCCAGGGCCAAAGAACTATTATGGGTTCTGCGGGCGCCGCAATTTACTATGGTGAAGTTGAGAAACCAGAAGTAAATGAAGATACGGGCTATGCAACACTTCCTAAGAGCGCTGTTAAAGGCGACCCTAAGAAAGGCGACCTAATCTTAAATTCCGATGGCGGTTTCTATAAAGTTGAATTAATTGGTGAAGAAAACTATACTTGTGAATTGCTTTCTATTAGCGGCACAGGCGGTGGTCCCGGTGTTTCTACTACTACTCGTCCATCAATCACTTTAACTCTTGACAATACTAACTTCATTAATGGTCAAGAGGCTTATTTCCATATCCATGCAGAGTCTGCTTTAGAGGCAGATGGTGTGACTCCTGTAGATACTACATTGAATGTTGTATATTCTTTGGGTACTCGTATTTCCGACGAGGTTATTGATAACTATACTACTCAAACTCGTACTTATAAGACTGGTGAATCTGACTATGAGGGCGTTCCCGGTATTATTGATGACTATATTGAAATTGGTTCTCTATTAAGAGAGTCCTCTTCTAGTGTGTTGTCTGTTTATGTTCAAGGTGCAAATCATGACGAAAAGAGCCGTACTAGAACTGTTGACTTATCAACTTCTGCATTAAAGTTATCTCAAGTTTCCGGTTATAACCCAGCTACTAGATATCCTACTTCTGGATTCCAAATTAAGTGCGGAGTTGTTGGTTCTTTATCTAAGGTCTTAGATTTCTACTATGATGATATGAATACTCCTGCTGAAACTCGTGTTATCGAGGCTAACGTAGCTAATAGTACTCAGACATTTACAGTAGGTACAGACAAAGCAACTCACGGATATCACACTGTTCGTATTGAGCTGTGGCAGAACACTGGTACTTCCAGTAATCCTAAGAGAGGCTTAGGAGTTGCTCCACTACAGTACGAAATCGCAGTTATTGAAACAAGTAACGCAAATGCTAAACCAGTAATTTGGTTGGGTGATTATAAGGCTGAATATTATAATTACGATACTATTCAAATCCCATTCTTAGTATGGGACCCCGCAAATACCAACTCTACTAAAGTGCATTTGTATAAAAATAATATTGAATTAGAAAGCTCTCCTCGTGAAGTTAAGGATTTCTCTAAATTTGATTATTGGGAAATCGCTGATGCAGAAATGAATGCTTTAAATAGCTATCAAATTTCTTGCGGCGAGACTGATGAAAAATTTGTAAAGAGAGAAATTGAGTTTAAGGTTGTTAAAGACCCTAATCGTGATATGACTGTTGAGCAAGCAGGATTGTTATTAGACTTCTCTGCTACTGGACGTTCTAATTCTGAGTCCGCAGCTAAGAGACAGTTGTGGAGCTACACTTTGAATGGTGAAAAGAAAAACGCCATTTTCGAAAACTTTAACTGGTATAATAACGGTTGGATGATGGATTCAAGCATTAACCAGTCTTGTTTAAGAATTAGTAATGGTGCTAGATTAACTATTCCATTCCAGCAGATGGTATTTGCTGCCGGTGTTAGTGGACAAGAGTCTCACACTGTTGAAATGCAATTCCGCATTCGCAATGTTCAAAAATATGATAATTTAATTACCAATATTACTCGTTATCAAGGTGACGGTGTTTGGTATGAAGCTTTTAAAGCTCAAAAAGATACTGGCTATTCTAACTATGATGCTTACTTACAAGCAACTTTAGACCCAGACACTTATGATAATTTAAAATTCCAAACTGTTGAAAAGAATATTAACATTACTAATGTTGCCGCAGGTCTATATGATTATGATGCAACCAATGTTAAAGCTACTGGTTTCTGCGTAGGCACTCAGGACGCTTTCTTCTCAAACGGTGAAAATACTGTTAACGTAAACTTCGTTGAAGATGAGTTAATTAATTTAAGTTTTGTATATCAAGATAGCTTAAAATATTTATATATCTATATCAATGGTGTTATTACTGGTGTTATTAAGTCTACTGACCCTGACGCCTTTACAATTAATAGTGGAAACTTTGTTTTTGATTCTAGTAATTGTGACATTGATTTATATAAATTGAGAATTTATAATTCTGATTTAAATGTTAATCAGATTGTACAAAATTTCTCTGTTGACCGCAAGAACGTAAAAATCTTTGACCAAAGTAATGCTTATGCATTGGCTGAGGAGAATAATAACTTGAAAGAGTTCCAGTTCTCTTATGAAGCTATGCTAAGATATAATGAAGCTCATCCTAATGAACCTTTGATGCCTTATATCATTTACGATACTGGTAATGCTACTTTACCATATAGTAAAGACGATACTAAATACATTAGTGTTGAATTTGTTAATACCAATTTGGAAAGAGCATATGCTAATGGTGAATTAGAGACTTTGGCTCGTGCCGATGGCTTAATCGCAGAAGGCGAAACTGATAGTGATAAAATTAAAGAAGGCGTTCGCTTGTACTACAAGCATCATTGCCCATCTTGGATTTCCACTATGACTTCTGGAGATAAGGTTGAATTTGCTGTTCAGGGTACTTCTTCTGAGTTCTATCCTCGTCGTAATTACAAGATTAAGACTAAGGTAGAAGGAGAATTTAACTGGAAACCAATCGCAGACTTTACCGATAAGGAGAAGGCTGAATTAAAACCAGAAGAGCTTGAAAAATTAAATGCTGAGAGCGGTTTATATATGGAAGAAGATTCTTTAAATATCTTCTTAAACCGTGGACCTTATGCTGAAGTTTTCGTTTCTGATAAAGCTAAGTTAGCACAAGATAGTAAATATCTTGGACATGAAGAGTGTCGTTGTGCTGATGGTTGGTATATGAATAACTATACTAACGGAACTGATAGATGGACTATGAAAGTTGACTATATGGAATCTTCTGGTTCTTATAATGCAGGTTTCGCATCTATGGTTGGTAATGGTTATACTAAGCATCCTTTACAAGACTATTTAGCTTTATTAAATAATACCAATAAATTGGAACCTGTTGTTGATAGCTCTGTAATTAAGGGTATTCAATGGGGCGATTATCGTACTTCTCTATTGGGCTTCCCAGTTATGGCTTTCCAAAAGACTGGTTCTGGTGATAATGCTAAGTACACTTTCATCGGTTTTTATCGTATGCTATTGGATAAGAGCTCTACTCAGGTCTTAGGATTTAAACCTAGTAAGAAAGTTACTAATAAGTTATTCCCTAAGGGTTTAAATGATGAAGGTAAAATGGAATATAAGGCAGTACGAGACGTAGCAGAATGTTGGGAGTTCTCTAACAATGCTCGTGGTTATTGCTCTTATCGTGACCCATGGAGCCGTGTTGAATTAAGTTTCACACCTCCTACTAATTCCACTGTATCTAATGGTGGTTACAATGCTAATGAAGCTCCTGTTGTGGCTAATAGCTTTGAATATCGCTATCACAGCAAGGATGATTATATTGATATTCTTTACAACTTTAAGCAAGCTACTCAAGGTGAACTTGATGAAGTTGCTGAAGAGTTAGGAACTGGTACAATTCCTAAGGGCGATTTAGAGGCCGGTGCTAAGGCATTGCTATCTACTCATACTAACTGGGAAAAAGTATGTAAATGGTTGTGGAGTACTAATCTTGATGCAGTTGTTTCTCAAGGTACTTACTCTAAAGTTCCTGTCGGTGATACCGCATATGAGCCTGGTGTTTACTATGTAGTTGATGGTGATTCTTACGCTATTAGTAATGCCGACTTTGATGAAAACACTACCTACTATGTAAAGAGTGAAGTCAACTATGATGTTATCTCTTTAACTGCAGAGACTTATATTTCTGGTAAATATTACATCTTAAATGCTGATGGTGAATATGTAATTGATGCAAGCACTTTTGATGCAAATAAGATTTATTATGAGCAGGTTATTGAAGACCGCTACATTCCAGTTAATGTATGTCCTGCTGAGTATGTATATGTAAAAGGTAAGTTCTATGTATTAACTGCTGGTGGAAACACTGTAAGCACTACTGATGATGTTTATGCATTATCTAATGAAGAATTTGCTGGTGGTACTACTTACTACGAATTTAAAGATGATACTCTAGACACTCTAAATTCTCGTTTTGACTTACTGATTGCTCCAGTAGATATTGAGAATGCTACTTATGATGCTAATACTCAGTATTATACTTGGCATGGTATGGACTATGATATGAACGACGCTGCTAATGGTGTTGTTATTAACCCAGGTCATCCAACCGGTGCAGTCCGCGCGGTCGAAACTCCTTCTCAAGAGGATTGGGCTAAGGGATTATATTATGTAGCAGCTCCAAAAGAATATGCTGGTAAGGTTTATACTCACGATACTAAAGAATATCGTGCTGCTAAATTTACTAATGAATTTGAAGACCACTTCGACCCTGAGTACGTTGCTACTTACTTCGTAATGACTGAAGTTATGGAGTTATACGACTCTCGTGGTAAGAACTGTATGATGGCCTCTTGGGGTCCTCATGAAGCTGGTGGAGAGTACATCTGGTATCCAATCTTCTATGATATTGATACTCAGTTAGGTATTAACAATACTGGTATTCCTTCATTCGAATTCAATGTTGATGCTACTGAAGCAGGTAACTTCTCTACTTCTGATAGTATCTTGTGGAACAACTTCTATAAGTTCTTTAAAGACACTTGGATTGTTCCTAAATATAGAAACTTAAGAGGTAATGATACTCCTAAGTTTGCTAAATTATTAAATGCAGACGGAACTAGTAAAGCTCCTTTACAGTCTGTTGATTATATTGAAAAGTGGTATACTTTTAATCCTGATGCAACTAATAATATTGCTTGTGAAGGCGAGCGTCCATTATTAGCTACTAATTTGGATATGTACTTTAAGTATATTACTATTTGTAACCCCAAAGCAAAAGAAGAGGGCGTTGCTCACTTGGGCGGCGAAGGTTCTGGTGGTGCGTTCGCTGAACCAGACACCGGCACTTACTTCTATGCTTTACAAGGTGACCGTTCTCAATCTCGTCAGCAGTTCGTTGGAAATCGTCTTGAGTACATTGACTCTTGGTTGACCCAAGGTAACTATGCTCGTGGTGGTGCGAACCGTCTATGGGGTCGTATTTCTGCTAACAACAGAAGTGACCTTGACTCTGATATTACTGATGTTCACTCTGATAAATGGACCAATAGCGTTGATGACCCATATTGGGTAAACAATGTACCTTTTGGAACCAAGACTCACGAGTTTGACTCTGAATATTGGATTGAACCTACTCCAATTCGAAGCGCATATGTTACTGCTGGTGATGACAGTATGAACTATCCTTCTAAGAAATATGATGGTATCCATAAGATGCAATTCGTATTAAATGAATTGGAAAATGGTATTAAAAATAGTGACAACTATCCTGAACAGTTGTTATATATTTATGGTACTAACCAAATGTCTGATTTCGGTGACTTAAGTAAGATGTATTGGACTGAGTTTAAACTTGAGGGTAAGGCTGATAAGCTAACTCGCTTGAAGCTTGGTCATGATGGTACTACCATTGACTATAAAGATAGTAATGCAAGTACTAAGACTGAAATTGGTTGGTATAATAAGAAGTTAAATGGTATTACAGTACCTACTTCACTACCTCTATTAAAAGAAGTTAACTTCTGTAATATTGGTCTAGTAAATGAAACTGCTCTTGATTTTAGCTCTTCTGAAAAGATGGAAAACTTCAGAGCTACTGGTGCAAGTAACTTAACTTCTGTTACATTTGCAGATGGTGTTGCGTTAAATACTTTGTATTTGCCTGCATCCGTTGGTTCTTTGGCCTTAACTCAAGCTAACTTGTTAACTGAATTAATTGGCCATGATGAAGACCATGCATATGAAATTCCCACTTTAAATGTTACTACCGATGAATTAGAAGCAAATCCTGGATTATACTTAGAAGGTTTCTTCGAGGGTAGTTCCAAGATGAATACAGTTAAATTTATTGGCGGTAAATTAGGTTATAATAGTTACATCATTCTAAAGCAATTGTATACTTTAAATAATAATGCTGGTAATGCCAATGTAACCATGACTGATGTTGAATGGTGTCCTTATACTCATTTAACTGAAGGTGACGTATTTGATGCTTCTAAGAAGTATTACATTGATAATGGTCACTATGGATTTACTCTGTATAATCCTGATGGTTATGTCTATAATGAAAAGCAGTTCAATATTGATGTATTGAGTGGTGGCTTGTATCGTGACGATGGACATGGCGGCCGCACTGAGGCTGGCGAATTTGCAGCAGACATTACTAATGTTGCCGATGATGCAATTACTATGTTAACCAATTTGTATAGTAATCCTCGCTTCAAGGATGCTAGTGGTCTAAATAGACCTAATATTACTGGTGTAATTTATATCAATAATACTACTCCTATTGAAGAAAGTTCTATTCAGGATACTTTACAGATGTATTATCCTAACTTAACATTCTTCTTTGCTAACGTTACTCCTGCATACTCTGCTAAATTCGTTTTAGTAGATAAAGATACTGGTGCAGAAGGATTCGTTGATTACTTAAGTTCTGATGGATATGGACCTAGTGTTCAGAAGATTAGTCAAGAAGCTATGGCTGGGGATTCCACTTTGTGGTTTACTAACCCATATAGCTTGTATAAAGTAGAAAGAGCCCACTGGGATTTCTATGGTTGGTCTACTTCTTCCAATGCCGCAGACAAGAGTAAAATTATTTATGGTGATATCAACGATGATATGACTGACGCAGAAAAGATTGCTGCTCATAATGTAGCTTGGATGGCTGCAAAATCTAAGCTGTTCGCAGCTGATAAGTTTGACTATCCTTTCTATGCTATTTTAACTGAGCATGAATACGAAGCAGTCTTCTTAGATTACTTCGACCCAACATATAGACAAGTAGCTAAGGTTGCTTACAGTGATAAGGGTTCTTATATGAATGATAATGTTCCCGCACCTGTAAACCTAACTGCCGATGATTTGTATATGCGTAATGCATTTAAGGGCTGGACTAATGACATTGAAAAGGCTAAAGTTATTTACGGTGAAAATGTTCCTGATGAAGAACTTCCTTTAATCAATGTTTCTATGTATCCTGCAACCAGAGATTATACATTCTATGCGGTATATAAGAAGGAAAGTGTTTTTGCAAATGTAACTGACCCAGTGAAATACTTTAATTACACTGTAGGTTCTAGTTATACTGACGCATATGGTGAAGGCGGAACTTATGATTATTCTAATGGATACATTTTATCTTTGAAGCCTGAATATAAGAATGGCTTCTTGAAAGGTAAGATTACTTTACCAACTCGAACTCCTTCTGGCATTGATGGTGTAACCGCTGGACAACCAATCTATGAATATCGTGGATTCACTGAAGATGAGTATATTACTCATATCTTCTTTGATAGTGCAGCTACTTGTGAAGTTCGTATTATTTACAACAATTTCTTTGCTCGTATGAAAGCTTTGAAATATGTTGACTTCCCCGCAATGAAGAAGTTGAGAGTTATTAATAATGGCGCTTTTGAAAGCTGTCCTTACTTTAGTAACTTTACATTCTGCGACCCATTAGTATTGATTCAAACTTACGCTTTCTCTGCTACTGGTAACTTAGCTGAACCTGTTGATTGCGTATTGAATCCAATGCTAAGAGATATTTTAGGTGGAGCAATTTCTTGGGGTATTGCATTGAAAACCTTAACTATTGGTGCAGAAAATTCTCCTTCTCAGTTAACTCAAGAAAAATGGTTAAAGAACAAGAGAGATGTCGCTTGTATCGAAAATGGTCAAGGCTCTAGACCTTCTGTCGTAACTATTTATTGTCCATCTGGTATGGAAACCACTTGGAATGATTGGATTGTTGGTGGAGCTAATGGTCAACCATTCGTAACCGTTGACAGTATTGATAATATCTCTATTGTCGGAAAATAATAAAGGAGGATAAAAAATGACTAAACAAGTTTTATATACTTACTTAGGTACTAATGGTACTATTTGTTCTCCTGTGCATTTAGAAGATGTTTATTATATTAGAAAATATCGTCTAACTGCAGACCAGGGTAAGCGTTTGACTTGCGATGGCAAGACTTACCATGATACCGTAGTAATTCCAGAAGCTGACCTTCCTCTTTGGAAAGAAGTTGCTGGACAGAAATAATTTAATTATTTAATTAAATTATCAAAATAATAGAGGGAGAGAGTAATCTCTCCCTCGCAAATTTAAAGAAAGGATGATATTTAGAAATGATTACTTCTATTAAAAATGCAGATTATTCATTCCTTTTTGCAGATGCTGGAAAGCTACTGTTAGAGCTGGATAGCCAGGGAAAATTGAAGACTCCTCTGCAGCAAGCTGAAAAAGACGAATTAAATCAATTCGATCGTTTCTCTTCTTTGGAGAAGTATTTTACCCGTTTGGGAGACTTGGTCGATAATGCTGATAACCCAATTAAATATTTAATGTTGCCTTTAGATGAACCTTGTTTAGAGGTAAATGCTAATACTAGAATTATTACTATTCCTGATGGTTTCAAGAAATACGGCGCTGGCGTTCAAGGTGACGTAATTGCCGAGACTTTGTTCTTACGCATTGACCGCTTCTTCGATTCTATGGACTTCATGATGACTGAGCCTTATATTCAGTGGAAGCTGAAAAATGGTGAGCAGGGCGCAACTCCTATTCCTTATATGGATTATGAGAGCGAGCATCATTTAGGTAAGTTGATTTTGGTATGGCCTTTAACTGGTGCAGTTACCGCACAAGAAGGTCCTGTTGAATTCTCTTTACGTTTCTTAAAGAGAGATGGCGACAAGGTTGTTTATAGCTGGAACTCTGTTCCTGCAACTATCACTATTAAGCAGGCATTAAAGCCCGTAGTTGATTATGTTGAATATGATGATGCTGCTTCTTTATTTAAGCTAGCAATTGAAAATAGTGAGCATACTTCTGATAGTGATACTGTAGACCCACCTTCCTTCGATGCTCCTGGCTATTCTATTGGTTTTGAAAACAATGTTATTCATTTGGATAAGAATAACGCTGTAACTTTGGCTGGTCAAGCTTGGGTTGAAGGTCAGGGACATTTGTCTTATGATTGGGAGTACAGTAACTTAACTGGCAATATTGTCGTTGCTGGTATCAATGTTCAAGGTGCTGAAACTACAGCTTTCAAGGAAACTGAAGATGATGCTCCAGTTGAGTATAAGGTTTACTATGTACAAAACGCAAGTGCTACTCCTTATGGATATGAGGAATTGCCTCATAATCAGTTCGAAACCACTAAGGAAGAGAATATCGCTATTTATGAGCGTTATGCCATTTATAGAATTACTGAAAGCATTAGTCCTGCTGCTGATGCTCCTGGTGTTGTAACTGGTACTTACAAGCTAATTGCTAAACATAAGCTAGGATTCCCTTCTGCTTCTAAGTCTTTGAGTGTTACTATTCCTGGTCCCGAGGTTTTGGAATTCGTTTCTGGTGATAAAGACGCTGATGAAAAAGCTTTAGGATTGCCTGCAAATGGTATTTTACTAGATGAAAATGATGGCTTAACATTGAATGTTGAAGTTAAGAATGATGGTGCGCCTGCTGCAGCTTATCAGTCTATGACTTATTTGTGGAAGAAGAATGTTAACGATGACAAAGAAGATGGCATGGTTGATGTTATTTCTCACACTTATGATAATAATACCGAGGGTAAGATTGGTAAAGTCACTGATGATTTGACTTTAGAGACTGCTGAACCCGGCTGGTATAAGGTTTATGTTACTTCTATGTTGAACCGCGATGATATTGCTATTGAGAGTAATGTTGCTCGTGTGACTAGAGCTCCAGAAGCTCCAGTCTTGAAATATCCTGCTTCTTCTGAATATTCTAAGCAGCTTGAGGCTCAAGCATTCCCCAACCGCTTAGTTGAAATTGTGATTGAGCATGAGGCTTTTGATGAGCCTGTAGCTTTACACTCTGATAGACTAATCTATGAGTGGTACGATGAAGATAAGCTATTGACTCAGGACACTCCTGGTGTTAGCTTTGATGGCAATAAGCTATTGATTGATGGTAGTAACATTCATGGTGACGTTATGTTCATCCATTGCTATGTAACTAATGAATTAAATGGTGCCTACTCCGCAAGAGAAGATGCTCACTCTGGTAACTTTGTTGTAAGTTTCTAATAACTTGAAAGGAGAGGTAAAATGATTATTTCAACCGAAGAATATTATAAGTATCTTGCTTATATTCAATCAAACAATCGGCCAACAATTGCTATTTTACCTTCGTCTGAAAAAGTCTACAATATTGACTTAAAAACTCGTCAAATTGAAACGCCAGAGTATCTGAGTGTTGAACATGACCATAAATCTGAAACGGTCTATTTTAAAGTAGACCGTTTCTTTGATTATATGGACTTGTCACAAACAGTATGCATCGTTCAATATGTAACCGCAGATAATAAGGCTCGCATTTATGCAGTACCTTTTTATGATGTTACTTCTTATGCTGACGAGGAAAAAATGTTGATTCCTTGGTGTATTGATGGCGGTGCAACTGCGGTCGCAGGTACAGTCCAATATTCAATTCGATTCTACAAGGTTGATGAAGTAGGACAGCAATTTATTTATAACTTAAACACTCGTCCAACAAAGAGTAAAGTATTATATGGTATGGATGTTCAAAAAATTAATCATGATTATGATTTAGCTCCTACTGTATATGATGAAATTATCCAAAAGTTGGATGAATTTAGTGAAGCTTTAGGTAGCTTCTGGGAAGAGTTATATTGATAGTTTTAGGGAGAGATTTTATATCTCTCCCTTTTTTTTATTTGGCCCAAAAGGGAAAAATAGATTATTTTAAATCTCAGTATTAATAGAACAAATTAGAGGGAAAGGAGGCAGTTTCGTGGCTGATTTAGCTTTACAGTTTAAGTAGGGTCAATATGCTTCAGGTAAGTTTGATAATTCAAATGCAAATCATTTGAAACACGAAGCTGGTACCCTTTATCTTGCAACTAATGAAGATTATTCTGCTTATTTATTATTTGATGATGGCGTTAACTTTTTGAATATTATTCCATAGATGTTAGGTTATCACCACGGTGGTACTGGTGTTGATTTATCAAAGAATACTCCCGCAAATGCAGTTTTAATTCAGAATACTACTTTAAATGGTATTGCTAGTGTTGCAAGTGCAAAAGGTGCTTTTTATTCTACTGGAACAAATTTAACACCTCAATTTGGAACATTGCCTGTCAATGTTGGTGGTACCGGTATTACTACTGCAACAGCTGGTGGTATTTTATATGGTAATGGAACTAATGCTTTCAAAGTAACGGCAAAAGGCGCAAAATCTGCTATCTTAGTCGGTGGTAATGGAACTCCCGCATTTGCGGCTCCCGCAGTTTCTTGGATTGCAGGTACAACTGCAGGTCCCACATTTAGATTTGCATTAAATGGAACAAATTTTGATGCAGTTATTCCTTCTGCTTCAACTACTGCTTCTGGTATTATTACTAATGATATTCAAACCATTGGAGGCCATAAAACTTTCAATGATGGTCTTACTATTAATGGTACTGCAAAATTTAATGGTGGATTTTAGATTGTTGGTGGTATTGATGCATATTATAATTCTTCTAGTGACCAATCTGTCGGTTCATTAGAAGTTATTGGTGGTATTACCGCCACAATGAATATGCGTGTTGACGGAGGAGCTATTCAATTTAAAAAAGCTGGTAAAATTCAATATGATGATACAAAAGAATGTTTTAATTTTGTATTCGCATAAGGTGGTGGCAATATGAGTTTACAAGTATGGTTACCATTAAATAATCATATTAATAACCAAGGATTAAATACTATTCGTTTTAAAAGCTCAAATGTTTCTTACACTCAAGGTAAGTTGGGCTATTGCGCTAGTGGCACCATTCAAGGAACTGCCGCAGAATTAAATTCAACAGATGGTTTTTGTTGTAGTTTCTGGTGGAATATTGCCAATGGAGATAGCTATAATATTAAATTTCCTATTACTAACACAGGTATTGATGATATTTTTAATATGGCAAAAATGGATTATACTTCCAATTATGCTATTAAATTACATTGCAATAATAACAAACCTCAAATGATTTGGATTTATGATACTCGTTCTACTTCTGGAGTATGGGAGCTTGGAACCTGGAATCATTATGTTATTAATGTTAATAATGGAGATTTCGGTGTATAGGTAAAAGTATTTGTAAATGGAGCTTTAAAACATCAATACAATAGCGCTGATTATAATTTTACATTACGCCCTGGTACCATTAGTATTAGTGGAACAGCAAAAATGAATGATTTTAGATTATATGACCATCCACTTTGTCTAAAAGAAATTGATGAATTAAGTAGAGGTCTAATGCTTCATTATCCTTTACGAGATAGTACTTTACAAAGCACAACTAATTATTTATTGTATCCAACCCCTGGTAGTAGAGTAAGTGCTGGATGGGACTCTTCTTTACATCCAAATGCTATTAATGTATCTGGATTTACTGCAGGGTATAACAGTGGTGTTGATTCACCAACAATTGGTTATCATGCCTATTGGAATGTTATAGATGACGTGCCTACAATGGTGTTTCCAAATTTAAATTCAGCATATAATTATAAAGGCCGTTGGTTAGGAATTTCTTCATGGGGTACTGTTAATTTAGCGTAGGCGATTGGTAAAGGTAATAAATATACTATTTCTTTTGAAGCTAAAAGTGATATAAAAGGTAAAACAGTACAGTTTGGTTTATATTATAGAAAAAATGGAGCAACTTCAAATAACTTCCATGATGGACAACATTAGTAGAGCTTAACTACAACTTGGAAAAAATATTCATACACTTGGACTCTTGGACAAGACGGTGATAGTTCTAATGTGGGAGCAGTATATATGTATGGTCATTATGGTATTGAAGGAACTGCTTATGTAAGAAATATTTAGTTAGAAATTAATGACCATGCAACAGATTATGTTTCTGGTAGTAGAGAAGCTTCTAAGGTCTATGACTGTTCGGGTTTTGGACATCACGGTCGTGTAGTAGGAGCAGTATCGATGATGCCAGATTCTAGTCGCAATAAATATTCTGCATACATCACAGATGGTCGTAGTAATTATATTGCAAGTGATACTATGATATTTCCAAAAGATAGTATAACTATGAGTTGCTGGGTTAAAGGTAGTAACGCAGGATATAGTAATTATCATATTCCATTAAGCTTTGGTAGTGCTAATTATGAATTTTCATTGGAGGGAACGACTGGTAAATTCCGCGCTGGATATGTTATTAGTGGAACTCGCTAGTGCGTAACAACAAATGGTACTACTATTGATGGGAAATGGCATATGATTACATCTACATTTGATGGAACAACTATTCGTAGATATGTTGATGGAATACCTTTAACATCTACTGCGGCCGCAGGTACTTTATCCGGTGGTACTGGTAATTTATTGGTTGGTAATTATAATGGTACTACATATGGTAATAGTAAATTATATACTAGTGATGTTAGAATTTATGCTACAGCACTAGATGAACTATAGATTAAAGAATTATATTTAAATGGTGCCACTGTAGATAATGGTGGTAATGTTTATGCTTATGAGTTCACTGAAGAGGGCGACAACTCAGTCTTTAAAGAAGGAGTAGTTGACTTTGAGAATTTTATTGAGTATAATATTAATAAGATAATGAGATATGATGGTGATTTGTGGGTACAAATTTTACATCATAATAATAGAGCTGGTACTAAGTATTTTACACCATCTAATGCCGCCAATCATACAGAAGAAGACTTATATAGTAGGCTTTATTTAACTGAATAGTTAAGAGGAGCTGATGGTGCATTTGAATTTTTAGTTTTGCAACCTGATGATGATGCAGGTACTGTATATAGATGGATTCAAACAAATAATCCAAACAATACAACTTCTGTAACAGGATTTAAAAACATTTCTAATATGAGTGGAGGATTAGTAAAATGCTCGGGTAATACTCATTGGGCAATTTCAACCTCTACTGGAAATTGGTGGAATGCAGTGGGATGCTGGACCGCTTATAATGGAGGCATTCCTGGATTTGGTAAAAAAACTATTAAAGGGTCTTTAGATGTGTATGTAAAGTTAGATAAAAGAACAAGCTTTTTAATCGACTCTATTGAAACTCAAAACTATTATGAATTTTAACTTGGACTAATAAGATTAAAGTTCATGAAATAAACATCATTATTATTGAGAATAAATCTCAAAATTGAATTGAAAAGGAGATTACAATTATGTTAAGAATGGACAATATGAATGTCAACTTTAATGGCGCTAGCGTAGTTGACGATGTTGTAGTCGCAAATATGAGCGCAAGTTATTCTGGTGCTGAGGTATATTTCAACATGACTATTATTGACTTGGATGGTTATAATGGTAACAAAGAAGTTGTTGAATTAGACTTTGATAATTTCAAGGATAAAGCCTTAGAGGGCATCAACGGAATTGCACTCTAATAATTCATAGGGGTGAGGATTTATCCTCACCCCTATTTTTTTTTGATATATAGATTTTGAAGAAAAGGAGTGAAAAATTGTGGCACAATTAAGAGATTTAATTGTTAATGGGCCTTCTCGTTTTCTTGGAGTATCTACATATAATGAAGATGTACTTCTAAATAAAGGTGCAATTGCTTATGATGTTATTATACCAGGAGAAACCTTAACCTATAATTTAGGTACAGCAGATAACGCTTGGTTAAATATATATGGTGCAAACCTAAGAGCATCAACAGCAGTTATTGTTACTGGCAGTGCAGAAGCGACAGCCGCAAGTTCTGGAGCAATTCAAGTAACTGGCGGTATTTATGTAGCTAAAAAATCTTTGTTTGGTAGTGATATTTATTTAGGCTCAACATCTTATTATTTAAATGGCACAACAAGTAAACTAAATGGCTTAACAACTGCCAGTACTATTACTTCTGGCGGTAATGTTGTTCCAAGTGAGACTAACAAAAAGAGCCTTGGTACTTCTAGTTTGCGTTGGGCTAACTTATATATTGTAAATGGTAACGCTTCTGGCTCACTATCTGTGTCTGGAACTGTAACTTCTACTGGCGGTTTTATTGGAAATTTAACTGGCAATGTTGTTGGTAATGTAACTGGTGATGTTACAGGTAATCTAATTGGTGTTGCTGATAAAGCTAATCGTTTAACCAAATCAGGTGGTAGTACTGATAGACCAGTTTATTTTACTACTGATGGAATTCCATAGCCTACTACTTATCGTATGGCTGGCACTAATGTAACAGCTACAACAGGAATTGCGATTGGCAGTGCCACTAATACTGGTATTTGGTATGTTAATGATACTTCTGGTATTCTTGGTATTAGTGATGGTGTAGCTATTGTAAATAAATATAACGACTCTTGGATTACTCAAATTTATCAAGACTATCGCACTGGTCAACTTGCGGTTCGTGGTAAAAATAATGGTACTTGGCAAGATTGGAGAGTTATTCTTGATGAAGATAATTTTACTAATTATCTTGATGGTCATTATAATGGTAAATATGTTTTAAAAACAGGCGATACCATGTCTGGCCCTCTAGTTATTCAAACCAGTGAAAATAAATTAACAATGAATACTAGTGGAAGTATTACTACTGAAGTTACAAAAAGCGGTGGATGGGCACGATATATTGATTGGAAATAGAAAAATACATCTAGTGATACTGCAAGCGTAAAAGCAGAAATGGGTGCCTATGGCGCAGGAGGAACTTTAAATTATTGGTATGTTGGTACTGGTTGGGAAGAAGAAAATACTTGGTTATAGGTTAATGCAACTGGCACCACTGTAAAAGGAATTCTAAATGCAAAAGGTCATGTTTATTTAACAGGCTCTCACGCTAGTTCTAGTACTGGTAATACAACTCAATTAGTGTTTGGTACACCAAGTGAAAATCATGTCGTATTATCTTCTAATGATAATGCATTAGTTATTAATCCAACTACTTCTTCCACCACAAATTAGATTGTTTTATATTTAAATAGTAAATCTAAATTCCCTAGTGGCTTAGACGTAGGCACAGCTTCTTCTTTTGCTTCTGATGTGAATATCGGTGGTAATTTACAAGTTACTGGCTCTATTAAAGGATTAAGTACTTTAGCCATTACTGGCGCCACAACTTTAAGTAATACTTTATCTGTAACTGGAGCTGCTTCATTATCAAATACTTTAACTGTATCAAAAGTTACTACCCTAAACGGAGGTCTTATCGTTAGTGGTAGACCTTATGGCTCTGGTGATGATGAAGGTATTGTTGTTGCACCTGCAGCTAACGGATATGCAGGTATTACTTTAGGTAGTGCTTCTGGTATTAGAAGTACTCTATATTTAACACCAGCTGATAGAACACATAGAGCAGTTTGGCGTTACTATAATGGTACAACCAATTATGATGTTACGCATCCTGAAACTAGTGGTGAATTGGTGGTACATACCGCTGATACAGCCGCAGGTAATGCTAGTGTTCCCGTTTATATTGCTGCTTCTGGTGTCGCGACCGCAATTACCTGTCTTGAACCTTCAAAAGGTGGTACTGGTAATACCAACTTAGTGAGTGGACGTTTGGTTTATACTGAGGCTTACAACGGTTCAGTCAGAATGACTTCTGGCGGCAATCATTATGCAAATGCTACTAAGGTTGCTATTAATTCAACTGCTGCCCCCACAGGAGCTTTCCATGTGCAAGGTGATACATCTATCAACGGAGCGATTACAGTTGACTCTAAGGTAAAATTTGTGTATAATAGTACCGATGAAAGTTTAGATTTTATATTTATTTAAGGAGGAGATTAATATATGAGTTTATTAATATGGTTACCATTACATGGTAATTTAGAAAACTATGGTTCTTCTCCAATAAAATTTAGTTTAAATACTACTGGTGGCGGTGTTGCAGCTGCCACCAGTGGTGGAAAAACAGATATGCGCTGTTATCAACGAACAGCTATTAATACAGTTTCTCATATTACTAGTGATTCCACAATTGATTTAAATAAAGATTTTACTATGGCATGTTGGTGTTATCCAACCACTCCTGGTAATGCTACTTCTGCAAATGGAATTCTAACGAATCATAATCATTCTCATAATAGTGATAAAGGTAGTGGTTCAGGAATTACTTTAAAATATAGTGGTAATACAACTTGTTATATGAGTTGTAATACTTCTTCTTCTACTGGAAGAACATATTATTCATATTATGGAACTACAAACATCTATGGAGCTTGGCATCACTTATGTTTAACCTATAAGAAATCTACTAAAACTTATCGTTTATTTGTAGATGGTATTTGCGAAAAGGAATTTACTTGCGAGAATGTATCTGCTGCAAATAAATTTAATATATTTGATTGGTCTGTCGGGCATTCAAATAATGGGTCATATAGACCCGCCTGTAAAATTAATGATGTGCGAGTATATGATGAATGTTTATCCAAAAGAGAAGTGAAATTATTAAGTCAAGGTTTAGTTTTACATTATAAATTAGATGGCGGAAATGCGAATAATTTATTAACTAATTCTTATACGATTGGAAATAGACAAACCTCTTTTGATAAGGTCTATGGATTTCCTGTCTGTAGTGCAGATAATAGTGCAGGCACTGGATATAAAGATTTTGCTTCTTGGGGAGGACACTCTGTTTCTATAAATGAAGTATATACAGCAAGTTTCTTTGCTAAATCATCTACTTCAAGTACTTTAACTATGTACTTTTATAATAATACATCTGGCGTGGTTCAAGTTTCTAATATTAAATCATCTGAAGGACATAATAAAAGCGGCAGTGATGGCAATTGTCCTCTATCATTAACTCCTCAATGGAAAAAATATACAGTAACTTGGACTTTTGCAGCAAGCGGAACAACTACAAATAAAACCTTGCTATTTAGACTTGCGGCAGGTGGTAAATGTGATATAGCTTTACCAAAATTAGAAAAAGGTTCGATTGCTACCCCTTATTGCCCAGCATTAAGTGAAACATTTTTTAATGCTGCTGATGATTGTAGTGGATATGGTCGTAATGGCACAACAGTTGGTAATATTACTTTTAGCTCTGATACTCCACGCTATGCGGCAAGCTCTGTGTTTGATGGTTCAACCACAGGCATTAATTTACCAATTAAAGATTTAATGAAAGCAGTATTGAGTGATAAGTGTACTATTAATTTTTGGGTAAAAGAATCAAATACATCAAGTAGAAGTATTTACTTTGGCGGTTATAGTGGTAGTAATTTTAATATTGAACAAAATGTAACATCTTTCCGAGTATATTGGAATGGTAGTCCAGATTTATCAGTAGGTACAATTACTAATAACGAATGGGCTATGTGGACTGTTACAACAGATATTGCTACTGGTATTAAAATATATAAAAATGCAACTTTAGTAAAAACTCATACGGGTGCTCTTACTAATATTGCTTCAAGTTTTACAAGAGATTTTAATATTGGTAAAGATAGTAGAACTGATGATACAATGATGGAAGGTAAAATGTCAGATTTTAGAATTTATGCTTCTGTATTGTCTGCTACTGATATTAAAGACTTATATCAAACTGCAGCGTCAATAACTAAAGAGGGTTCTGTATAGGCTTATGAATTTATTGAAGAGCCTGATAGTTTTGATATTAAAATGACTAAATAGGGTATGTTAAAAGCTGCTGACATTTCTGAAATTGGATATATTGGCGGTATGAAAGTTAAAGTGCTATCCGACAATAGTGCTTGGGCACGTATTCATTGGCTTGACGTGACTACGGATAAAACTTGGTTTACTGCTAGCGAAGTTGCCTTTTGCAATTAGGCTAATCGTTTTAGTCGAATGGGTTTAGTAGACCATTTTAAAGTAGATGGTAAATATGAGTTTATGTTAACTTATCCGTCTTTGTCAAATTCTTTATATAATAGATGGACACAAACAAGCTCTCCAAATGCAAGTACTGTAACTGGTTTTACTGCTATTACAACAGCATGGAATAATCATAATGCAGGCATTCGTAAACATGGTTCAGCTTGCGTCTATAACTGTGACACTGGCTCAACTTGGTTTGCTCCTATTGGACAGAAATCTGCTTGGGATAGTACTAAATTTATTCCTGCCGCAGATGGCACTTCACAAACTGAAACAGAATTGTGGGTAAGAATTGATACATTACCCAACTTAACAAAAACTAGTATGCTTGATAAAGAATATTTACAAGCATTTAAGATATATGAAATTTAAGAGAGAAAGGAGTATTTAAATGGCACAAGTAAATGATTTACTCGTCCTTGGAAAAGCTAATTTTTTAAATGAGATAACTTCTTCTCAATTATTAAGAGCCTTTGGCGGTATTGCAGTAGATAGTTCAACTGAAGAATCTACATCTTTACCTTATTTTTTAGGTATTAAAGCTTTTGCTGATGGTGGCAATGTTGTTTGGTCTAGTCCCACGAATACAGCTAATGTAATTAGACTTAATGCTTCTGGAACTTGGCCTATTAGTATTAGTGGTCTTGCCGCAAAAGCAACCGCTGATGCAAATGGAAGTACTATCACTTCTACTTATGCGAAGTTAAAATCTTATAATGATATGATTCATTCTACAAATGAATATACATTTGCATCTCCGGCTTATTCTGGAGCCATTTGGATTAACTATCGAACTGCAAGTGGAGCAACTGATGGTAATATTACTACTTATAATTTTGGTAATGGTAAAGGCGGAACTGCAGGAGTTACTCTTGTGGCAACAACTTTTAATGGCAATGCTACCAGCGCTAATTATGCAACTTCTGCTGGTAATGCAAACACTTTAGATAATATTGATTCTACTGGATTCTTAAGATATTACAATAGTAATACTGCAATATCATCTACTGAAGTTGTTAATACTCCATCTTATGTACATACGGTTAGTACAACAGGTGGAAATATTACAACATCTGTGAAACCCTCTGGCATGAACAATGCATGGGGACTTATTCACTTACATACTCATACTGGTAATTACGCTACCTAGTTAGGTTTCGGTGGCACAACTGGAAATTTATATATGCGCAATGCTTATAATTCTGCAACTTTTGGTAGTTGGAAAACTATTCTTGATTCTGGAAACTGGACAAGCATTGTCGATGGAAGATATTTAAAATTATCAGGCGGAACAATGACTGGCTTAGTGTCATATAAAACCACAAATTATACTTCTACTCCAATGGCAATATATGATGACGGAACAAATTATGGACATAGCTTAGTTATTGGTGCTGGCGGCACTACTTATATTGGAGCTGGTGAGGCTGCTAGTACTTTATATTCAACAAAACTAAAAGTTACTTCTACTGAGGATTTAATTCTCGGTGCAGACAGTAATATTAGATTTCATACGAATGCAGATAATGCAACCACCACGAATGGAGTAACTCTTAATACCTCCAATTATTTTTATCCATAGACAACTAACACTGGTAGTGTTGGTACTTCTGGTAATAAATGGGGTTCCATGTATGCCACAACCTTTTATGGAGCTTTAAGTGGTAATGCTACAACAGCTAGTGCTTTAACTCCGATTACTACAAATGATTTAGCTTCTAGTAGTACGACTAAAAGACGCATTTGGTTTTGTTATGATAATAATACAACAGGTCGACCTGCTTATGATGATAGATTTACAATTCAAACTTCTACTGGAACATTATTTGCTCCAATTTTTAGTGGTAATTTAAGTGGTAATGCAACAACAGCAACTACTGCCAATGCCTTAGCAAGTACTGGTTATGGTAATGGTAATTTTACTTGGTTTCAAACTTCTGGAGAGTTCGCTGGCAATAGCGGATGGGCATCTTATTTAGTTTCTAATCATGGAGATGGCTCTAGTTATTATCATTAGATTATTGCTATACCATTTTGGGATCCTCCAAAATATCGCCGCATGGAGGGTAATACTAGTACCGTTAAAGGCTGGTATGATTTTATTACTGATGAAAATTATACTACCAAGTTAGATGCTCGATATTACACCGAAGCAGAAGCCGATAGCCGTTTTGTAAATGTAACTGGCGATTCCATGAGTGGAACGTTAAGTTGGAGCGGAAATATTTCAAGTTTAAATTTCCGCACTGGACATAGTGATTATGATGGTGTAATTAGTTATCAAACAAGTGGTAATGAAGCTATGTTATTTACTACTAAAAACGTAGTTACGAGTTTTATGTTTGTTAATGGTGAAGACACTATTACTAATATGGCTGCTGATAGATGGACTAAAATAACTCCCGGTTTACAAATTAAAAATAATTGTGTTGCGATTGGTAAATTAATTGCTAATGGTAGTACTCCCAGTTATAAACTAGAAGTAGCTGGAATGACATATTCTTCAGGTCGTTACTTATCTGAAACAGTACCTTCTTCTTGGATTGATGGTTAGCGTTATAATAACGGTGCTTATAATGTAAATACTTATTCTAATGATGGCAGCTATAATCCTTGGATACGTGCAACTAATAGTCATGCTAATGTTGCTAAGTGGTTTAGTTTTGGTACATTAGGCAAACAATTTTATTGGATTGGTTCTACTACGAGTCGTACTGAAAATAGTTATGATAAAGGTATGTCATTTAATGTTGAATCTGGTTTATTATATGCTCCAATTGTTGGTGGCGATAGAATTTATACTGGCTATGATGCTGGAGTAACTGGCTCTGTATCTTGTTCTAATTGGTTCCGTTCAAGTGGCGCAACAGGTTGGTATAATGCTTCTTATGGTAATCATTTATACCCAAATACTGTAACAGGTTATGGCGGTTTTATGATGTATGGTAATGTTAGAGGTGGATATGAAGGCATTATTCTTGGTAATAGTACTAGTTATATGACATTGATGTCAAGTGACCCTCATCAAGGATTGTATAATGAAGCAAAAGGACGTTGGATTATTTATTATAATAAAACTAATAATCAAACTTCTGTAAATGGCGCTTAGACTTCAGCAACAGCTTTTCCATTTACTATTTTTGGTGCAACTTATATTGATGGTCGTTTGGTTGTAAAAGGCAATGGTTCTTCTTATAATGAAGGTATTCGTGTTTTACCTGCATCAAATGGATGGTCTAACTTATTCTTCTCTGGAACGAATACTGTAGAAGGCACTCATGATGGCGGTTGGTTAATCGGTCGTAGGGGAACAGCTGGAAGTACTTATGGTGCAGTTGGAGATTTCTGTATTGAAAATAATAATAGTGTTGGAAGTAATTTAACGTTAACTAAAGCTGGTATTTTAGTTAATATTGGACCAATCTTTGGCTATAGATATAAACAAACTAGTAATGGCGCTGCTTTTATGTGGGATAAACCTGGTAGTAATTACACTGGTATGGGCGCTAATGATTCTAGTGACACTATTCAATTTAGAGCTTGCGATATCGCTGGTAATTGGGTAGATTATAAACAACATTGGAATTTCTATGGTGATTTATTTGCTTATGGCGCAAGATTTGCAAATAGAGGTACTTCAACATCTACTTCTGCTTATAGTGATTCAGCAGTTGAAATTCGTGAATACGGTTTTGGCGGCGCTCAATCTGATACTTGGGGAGTTGCTCCTCGTTTAAGTTTCCATTGGAGTGGACGTGTTGCAGCGCAAATAGGTCTTGCTTCTAACGGTAAATTATATATCAATAATAATACTCAAGGAAGTACTACATTCTTACAAATTGTCGGTATGACTGGCTATGGTACTGCAGCCCCATCTGGTGCAGCTCCTGCTGGTTCAGTTTATTTTAAATATAGTTAACTAATTAATTGTATACCTGAAAGATGCTTAAAAAAGTATCTTTCAGGTATTTTTTTTTGACTTTTTTCTTCCTATTTCCCGCCAATAGAGGTCCTCAAAAAGAATTGTCCCAACACAAAAATAATCTTTATTCCCTCCTAAAATGGCATTCTCGAGGTCCTAGTGGGAACTCGTCTCGGTCCCCGGTTGGTCAATTTAGATTAATTTTTCGGTCCTAATTTTCACTATACTATGAGGGGATGGATAATGAAAATTTTTTGTATGGAAAGGAGACCTTACATATGTATTCCAACTATAATTATTATCCACAGCAACCTACACAGACTCCACAAGTCACCCAATAGCAATCAATGTACTAGATGCCCTATTTACGACAGGCGCCGCCGCAAACAGGACTGAAAGGCCGTTTGGTTAGTTCATTGGAAGAGGCCCGTGCAACCTCTATTGACTTCGATGGTTCTGTATTCTATTTTCCAGATTTGGCGAACAAACGAATCTACACAAAACAAATAAATATGGATGGTACCGCTACATTATGTATGTATGAATTAAGGGAATTACCCATTGAAAAAGAAGAGAGCGCTGTATTGCCATCCGTTGAGAAATTTGTAACGAGAGAAGAGTTTGAGCGGGTCTTGGAGTATATTAAATCACTTCAAAAGCCAACCGAGCCGGCCGCACCCGCCCCGCAGAAACAGAAAGTAGAAATTTTATCATTCTAAGGAGGTATGAATGATGTATCCAGTAGACCCAAATGTTTTAATTCAAATGATTAAATCCGGGCGGAATCCTCAACAGTTGATGTTATCAATTTTACAAGGACAAGCCTATAACAATCCCCTCGGAAAAAATCTCCTAAATTTAGCTCAACAAGGTCGAACCGACGAACTAGAGAAAGTAGTTCGTAATATTTACGCTCAATAGGGCGGTTCTAATTTCGACCAGGAGTTCGAAGCCTTTAAACGTGCATTAGGCTATCAAAATTAAAATTTAAGGAGGACACAATTATGTTTAATGGAAAAGGTTACAATTTATCTGATATCGCTGCTGTAACTGGTAATCGCAATGGCGATGGTATGTGGGGCGATAATGGCTGGTGGATTATCCTGTTATTCTTGTTCGCAGGATGGGGCCGCGGCGGATTTGGCGGCTTTGGTGGCGGCTATGAAGCACCTTGTGCTACCCAAGCTGATGTCCGTGCCGCAGTTGACCAGCAAACTTTAATTTCTAAATTAGACAACCAGACTTATGGTTTGGCAGATTCTACTTACGCATTAAATAACTCTATTATGAGTGGTTTCCATGGAGTAGATACTGCTGTTTGCACTCTTGGCTACAATATTCAGAGTGGCTTTAACACTTTAGGTCACCAGATTAGTGATTGTTGCTGCGAGACTGGCCGTGCAATTGAGCGTGGCTTTGCAGAGACTAACTATAATATGGCAACTCAGGCTTGCGACACTCGTCGCGCAATCGCAGACAGCACCCGTGACATTATTGATGCTAATAATGCTGGTGTTCGTTCTATCTTAGACTTCTTGACTAATGATAAGATTGCTACTTTGACTGCTGATAACCAATCTTTGAAGTTCCAGGCTTCCCAGGCCGCACAGAACGCTTACTTGGTAAATCAGTTACGTCCATGCCCAGTTCCCGCTTATACCGTTCCTAATCCCTACTGCTGCAATACCTACTTTGGTGGATGCGGCAATGGTTTCGGTACTTTCTAATCTAAAGGGGGTTTAATTTATGGAAATTATTGCTAATGCTCTTCAGACAGTTCCAGCAAATCAAAATGTTTATTTCACTGATACTGTGATTTGTGGTAATGCTACGATTGGTCATCGTGATGATAGTGGTTTAGTTACTCTAAGAGGTTTAACCGACCAATGCCGGGCTAGATTCCGTGTTTCTTTTGGAGCTAACATTGGACTACCAGCGGACGGAACAGTTGGCCCAATTTCTTTAGTTATTGCTATCAATGGTGAGCCTGTACGTGCTACTACTATGACAGTAACCCCAGCGGCAGTTGAGCAATTTTTCAATGTATATGCTTCTTTATATGTCGATGTTCCTCGTGGATGCTGTGTAACTATTAGTGTTCAGAATATTACAACTGATGATGTTGATGTTCAAAATGCTAATTTAATTGTTGACCGCACCGCTTGAAAGGAGGAATAAATATGCATGAAGAAAGATTAAAGCATATGAAAGAAACTCTAATGTGTGCTGTTGAAATGCAGCTATGTGATTTAGGTGAGGTAGATACCAAAGAGCTTGGAGAAGCTATTGATATGATTAAAGATTTAGAGGAGGCAATCTACTATTGCACCGTCACTGAAGCTATGAAAGGCAATGGCTCAGAAATGGAGTTTGAAATGAAAAAAGGCGGCCATCACCAAGAGGAAAATGGTGACAGCCGCATGTATTATAGTGGCTCTCGCTATCCAATGATGTACGCCGACGAGGGACGTCGTCGTAGAGCTGATGGAACCTTCTATAATGACCCAATGTATATGGACGGCGGGTCTGGAAATGGTACCAGTTATATGGATAACGGAACTAGTCATATGGACCGTGGAAACGGAACCATGTATCGCGATGAGCGTGAGGGCCGCAGCTACAATAGCCGCAGAATGTATATGGAAGCCAAAGATATGAAGAGAGATAAAGCTACTCAACTTCGTGAGTTAGAGAAGTATATGCAAGAGCTATCTCAAGACATCACTGAAATGATTGCGGACGCATCTCCAGAGGAGAAAGCATATCTTGAAAAGAAGATTACCGCATTGGCTTCTAAAATCGGTCAAATGAAATGATTATCAATGGAGTGAGATGGCGAGTCCGAATGGTCTCGCCATCTCATCCAATGCTACTAACCCCTTGGATGACTCATGCTCTTGGAGTTTGTGATAAAGTTACGCAAACTATTTACATAGACAAGACGCTCAAACCAGCTAAGGTTAAAGAAGTGCTATGCCACGAAATTGTTCATGCTTGTATGTTTAGCTACGCAGTAGATTTATCATACGATGAAGAGGAAATGGTAGCAGAATTAATGTCTAAATATGGAGACGAGATAATCAAATGGTCGAATAGAATTTATAATGGAATTAAAATGAAATAAAAAAAGGGTCGTATATGATTTATTCATATACGACCCTTTATTTTTTTATGTGCAAATAGCCCACCCAGTAGATGTACCATCTTTGTTAATATATGGAATAGCAACTTTCCATCCATTAGCAGTTCCATCAACATTGACATATGGTATTGCACTCTTCCATCCATTGGCAGTTCCATCAATATTAATGCGAACTAATCCTCCACCATTAATCACTGTACCTCCATAAGTAGAGCTATCTCCTCGGTTTCTGATAATAACAATAGTAGGATTTGATTTACGAACAAAATGAAATCTAAAAGTTACTGTTGACCCAGCGGCTACATATACTCCTCCAAATGTAAAAGTTTTTTGTTCCGTATTATAATAGTTTCCTCCGCTAGTTTTATTGCTTACAGTAATTGTATTGGACGTATGCGATGTTCCGTTAGAATCAGTAACAGTTACATAAACATCATATGCATATCCATATCCAGTAACAGTATCTCCCTAATTGTATGTTCCATTACCTGAAGCAAGACCTATTCTGCATGCAGTTATTAGTTGAGGTGTAGAACCAGTATTTTTATATTTGAGTAAATTTCTACTATAAGTAGCATCTATGCCCTAATAAGAAAAACTCCAATCACTATGAGTACTCCATCCCATTATCTTTTCTCCTTTATCTCTTTTTTAATAAAAAATTTGGTGAAGTAAAAATATAAAATTACTTCACCAAATTATGGTTTAGACAGGAACCTCATCGTCAGTCTTTAAAGGTAAAGCAATTGCCTTATTATAATAAGTTTCAGCTTGACCATTTCCACCTAAGCCTTTATATAATTTATAGAATTCCATTAATTGTTCCATCTGGGATTCAGTAATGTATTCTTGGCGTAAAAATCCTTTGCACAATTGGATTAAACGGAAACGGTAAGAAGCAACAATTAAGTTCATATGAGATTTCTCTAAGTTCTCATTGTCGCGGCAATACTTTCTTAAATCTTCTAATTCTTGATAAATTGGTTCTAATTCAACTTCAATGTGAGTACCAATTCTTTCATCAAGCTTTTGTTCTGCAATAATACGAGCATTTTCTTCGGCTTGGAGTTTTTCTTTCTTTAATTTATCACCATGCCATTTTGCCCAACCCATTACAATAGCACTAATTAGACCGAACAAAATTTCTGTTCCCCACTCTGCTAAAAGAGCTTCCATAATAAAAGTTTTCCCCCTTTCAACTTCTCTATTGGATAATAAAAGAAGTGAAAGAGGGATTATCTAGTTAAGACCAATCGAATACTTCGACTTTATTATTTACATAGTGAGCACCAATACAAATAGCATCACACTCATCTTGAGTAGGTTTTACACCATAAGTTTTTTCAACCCAAGCCTATGCGGCTTTCTTCTGGGCTGGACGGTCTTTACCCTTAATACCAAGAGTAGATTTCCAAACGGTTGAAAGAACTGCGGTTCGAGGCATCTTTAATGTTACAAATAATTCATATAAAACACCAAAGACTTCTGCTAATGCTTTAAAAGTTTGAACATTGTTTGCAACATTGCCTTGAAGCTAAATATCTTCAAAAACAACTTCATCAATATCATATTCATTAATGAGTTGATTTACTTTACTCCGAATAAAGTGAAGTCTATCTCCAACATCAGAATGGTCAGCAGTAAACTTACCATATTTTAGAAGCTTACCATCTTCAAATATGGCCCAGCCGCTTGTTCGGCTTGCCTAGTCTAATGCTAAAAGACGCATTACTTAGATGTGGAGCCAAAACCGCCAGTGCGCTCTCCACCTGCGACGTCATCTTCAGTAACGCCATAGGGAAGAATAATAGCCTGACCAATGGCCTCTCCCTTTTTAATCTGAATATTAAATGGAGATAGATTATAAATCTGGAAGAAAATTTCTCCTTCATTATCGGGATTGTTATAATAGTCAGCATCAATAACGCCGATACCATTACCCATCATTAACCAATATTTTAGAGGAGAAGAGCTACGAACACTCAACTGTAACCAAGTAGTCGGGTCAAGTTTGCATTTCATTCCAGTAGAAACAAGAGTTGGCTTGAAACCAGTCTCTTTTGTAAATTTAGACATAAGGTCCATAGTTACGAACTCATCATCGCCTACAGGCCATAATTCTTTAGCTTCTGCAACCATTTGCCATACAGAAGGAATTATATAATCCTCTGCGGCAACCATATCATATCCTGCGGACTGTGCAGTCTTTCTGACCGGCATAGCGATGTCCACATCTATATATTTAGAAACTTTTTCAAAAATAGCCATTTTTATTAACCCCTTTCATAAGACACAACAAACATATCTTCGGGGTCTTTTTCTGCAGTAAACTGCTTAGTAGCTTGAACTACCATATATTCTTCAACCACTTGACCCTTAGCCTTAATCTGCTTTACTTTATAGCTAAAGCCAACTAAATCAAAACAAGGGTCATTTAAAAGCTCTTCATGTAAAGCTTCAACTGCGGCCTCATCGGGCACTCTATAAGTATCAACAGCTTTTAACAAATATCTCATTTTATTACCTCTACTTTATAATTATATTCACTGACCATTAACATATCAAGTAACATATAGCACATATTAATATTGCCAGATATTTTAATATTATTTATTAAGTATTTTTCACATAGCAATATAATATCTTCTGTTATTTGCTAAATATTATTGGTATTATTAGTTTTATCCATAATTAAAATTTCATTTTCATATATACAAGTTTGGTAATTATTATTATCTATGAAAAAAATATATAAATATTTATCCATTATTTAATTACCTCTACTTCAATATTATTCCAATTATAATGTTTCTTTGAATAAGCAAGAATGTCCTCAGACACAGCTGCTCCATAAACACTATTGCCAGCAAGAGTTACTTTATATACTTTTCTTGCATCACAAATAGCACTAATTACTTCTGGTAGCTCTTCCAAAGTGGTAATTGCTACACACTCTTTGTCACCAGTACTTGGATTTACAACATAAACATTCTGATGTAAATCAAACATATGAATTTCGCAATATACTCTTTTCATTTCATTCACCTACCTGAACAATTCCACTATCATAGGGGAATAAGTATAAACAAGTTGGTTCACCGTCTTGAGGCTGAACCCAAATCTCAACGGCATCGCCAGCCGCAGTCAAATCCATAGCTTTAACTAAACCAACATTTAAACAGCAATCAAGAACATCTTCACCAAGATATTGAGGTTCAATAATCTTAAATACTGTGAAATAAGAAATTTCTTTACCATACAACATAAAATATTTATTATGGTAAGTTTCATATAAGGTCCAAATATCATCCATCGCCTTACTAAAATCTTCAAGAATAGGCAATTGAGAAATGATTTGTTTATTCATATCATATAGACCCATATTAATACCGCCGCTCTCCATCTTGATTTCATTCCAGGCACCTTCGTGCCAAATCATATATTTACCTTCAGGAGTCTGAACTAACTCACCTTCGGTAGGAGTGTAGCGGATTTGAGAAGGGTCAATCTTCTTGATTTTTAGGTCACCCATATCAAATCTCTCCTTTATCTCATTTATACTAATATTATATCAATTTTTTTTAGATAAGTCAATTATTCTCTGATTACGTGAACCTCTCATTTCAAGAGTAATATCACGCTCTTCTTCAATATAAGGACCATCAATTAGGTAATCCGCAAGCTCTAGCGCATGCCGCACTTGAGGATGACTTGCGTGTTGTAGTTGTTCATATGTATAACCACTCCAGATATATATCTTTGCTCCTGGAACTTTCTCTTTAACCTCTTTGACTACCAAATAGGTAAGGAAAGCATTTTCGTCACAAAGAGGTTCACCGCCCATGATACACAAATTTCTCTGTATACCCTGGGCGGTCAGTCCGGAAATAATCTCATTTAAAGTCCCAGTAGTAAATTCTTTTCCTCGGTTGAAATCCCAAGTTTCTGGATTATGGCAGCCTTTACATCTATGCGGACAGCCTTGTGTAAAAAAGCTCACACAAAGACCGGGGGCCGCAGAAATATCATTTAAAATTAAACCACTATAATTCAAGGGAATTTACTCCTTTCGTATGAGCGTAGCTAACTTGTAGTTAGCTACGATTAACTAAATTTACTATGTTTGATGCGGTGTTCAACCTCTGACTGTTTTCCTTTGTTAAAATGATGATAGTCAGTAGTTAAATAACCAGTAACACGACGCAGCTGTTGAATGTTCTCACTGCCGCACTCGGGACAAGCATCATTGAACTCGCCCTGGTAGCCGCAATCTAAACAAGAGTCGATTGGGAAATTAAAAGCTAAATAAGGAATATTTAGTTCTTTAAATGCGTAGTCAATAATCTGCTCAATAGCCTTGGTATTCTTTACAAATGTAGAATCTAATTCAACATAAGTAATGCATCCGCCAGTAGGATACTTACAGAAAGGAGACTCAACAGCTAATTTCTCAAAGATACCAATTTCATACCATACAGGAACATGGTGACTATTGGTTAAGAACTCATGGTCAGTAACATTAGGAATAATACCATACTGCTGACGCAAAGCCTTTAATGCGGTATGACATAAACCTTCGGCGGGAGTTGCATAGCAAGAGAAGTTTAAGTCATGGCGCTCAGAAGCTTCTTTAGCGTATTCGTTAATTCTCTTAACAACTTTCAAAGCGAACTCGCGCACATTCTCATCTTCAGCATGATTCTTGCCGAATAGAGCCTGACACATTTCTGCGATACCAATATAACCCATAGCCAAAGTACCATGCTTCAAAGCCTCATAGTTAGATACTCGGCAGCTTTGAGAATCCTTCATTGTACCATTCTGATACATAAAAGGTGCGGCCTCGGGTGGCTGATTAACCATAATATCGAAACGCTCCAAAAGACCTTGCTCACAAAGCATCAATAAATCCTCGAATGCAGACCAGAAGCCGTCTAAATCCGGGGTCTCACGCTTGCCTAAACAAATTCCGTATTCAATACCTAATTTGGGCAAAATCATAGTATCAGGAACAAGGTTTCCACGACCGACACGATTATAAGAATCACTATGTCTGTCATAACCAAGCATTGTGCGGCAACCCATAGTTGCGAAATATGTGTCTGGATTACTTAAATCTTCATGTGCTTCAGAATAATCACAATTGACAAAGTTAGGATAAATGCGCTTACTCAAAGACTCAATAGCTAATTTCTTTAAATCATAGTTAGGGTCTTCGGGATTAGCATTGCAGCCCTGCTTATATTGGAAAATACTAATTGGGAAAATAGGAGTTAAGTGATGTTTACCAATACCAGCCAAAGAAGCCTTTAACATATGTTCACTTACAAAGCGACCCTCAGTAGAAGTATCACGACCGAAGTTAATAGAAGTGAAAGGAACCTGGCTGCCCGCACGGGACTCCAAAGTATTTAAGTTATGATACATAGCCTCAGAAGCTTGAGTTCCCTCACGCTCTAACTGCTTCAACGCATAGGTGAAAGCCGCAGGCATCTCTTCTCTTAGCTTATGATTATCCATAACGATAGGACCATGCTGACCAAGAATAATATCTGCATTTTCATCAGTCTGACCTTCAACATCAGTTAGATAATTGTGCATATGCTTACGGAAGCTCTTGGCTACAAAAGGTGCTAAGTCATAGTCTGCGTGAACAGTTCCAACACCGCCGAACTGAACCTGAGACTGACACTGATAAACAACTGCATATTGCTGACAAGCAGTAGAGTAAGATGCGGGTGGACGAATATCGCCGTTACGAGTTACGAAACCATCTTTAAATACTTTACCAAAATCAACAAACAAACAGTTATGTTCACCAATATTTGTCTTTTCCATATCATGCTGATATAATAGCATATCTTTGTGAGCAGAAGCTACTTCTGGAGATAAAGTATAATCCAAAGCGATAATCTTCTGAATGTCAGCAGAAGCTTCCTTCTCACGACCTGAGAAGCTCTTTTCATCAACATTTGCATTTGCATTTTCAACAGCAGTAGCGTCAATACGCTTCATAACTGCTTTGATTAATTTACTGCGACGAGTGCGCTCTTTACTGCGCTGGTCACGATAAATAATATATGATTTGGCTACTTCTGGATATTCACTCTTCATTAAGTAGCCTTCTACTAAATCTTGAATTTGTTCGACAGTCATATCGACCCCGCGACTACCAATCAAATCTGCAATTTCCTCTGCAGTGTCGGATTCATACACGGAGCCATATGCACTGACCATTGCTTTGTTAATGGCACGGACAATCTTGTTAGGGTCAAACAAAACGCGAGTGCCGTCTCTCTTAATTACATGCATAATAAAACCTCCATTTAAAAAACTATATTTTGTGTGGGCGTAAAAAACCTCTTACTAAATATAGTGTTTGTGCTTAATCAATTAATTACTTTTGTCCTTGAGCGAATCTGCGTCCGCTCTGGACCAAAATCTCCTTGACGTTGTCTTCTAAGTCGCCTTCAGTATTGTTGATAAGACCGATATAACTAAAATCAATATCTTCAAAATCATTGTAATCAGCCTAAAAACGTCTTACAACTTCTCTAACGTCAGGGTCTTCTTCTCTGTTTAACTGGCGCAATAAACGAATCTTGTCATTGGTTTGAATCCAAAAGACAATTACATCACAATCCGGACGAGCCAAGAGAGACTCAACGCCTGTGGGATTGAATACGCCAATATTGATTACTCCATCGCTGCGGACGGAGTCATAGCTGGTGCCATAGAACCAGTCGTTGAAAACGGTACACTCTAGCATCTCTCCATCAAGAACTTTCTATCCAAATTTTTCTGGAGTATAATAAAAATAATTGACACCATGTGCCTCACCCTAGCGCATAGGGCGAGTGGTACAGCTAATAATTTCATGGAGGTCAGGGTTGGCTTCTATTACCGCCTACATTGTACGGTCTTTGCCAGACCCAGCTTCGCCCATTAAGGCAATAATTTTGTACATATGTCAACTTCCTCCTCAAATTCGTATTCTAATTTGCCGGGAAGTTCACCCTCCCAGAATGTTGCATGACCATCGCAATCGGGATTCTCACACTTATAAGGATATTGTGCTGGATAAGTAGTGAGACAAATGCCAGTGGGGATTAACTCCCCACCGCACTTATCACAAATTGCTCTGGTTGTATAAATATTTTTTACCTTATATCGTTTAAGCATCTTCCTCAATGCCTCCTTGATAACGAGAGTCTTTCAAAATCAATTCTCCATTAGGAAGAACTGCATCAATTTTATATAGCTGGTGACCGCCCGTAGAAGCATATTTCTTAGACACGAAATCATCACCAGAACGAATACCAGTAACCACAATCATATTTCCACGATTAAACCAGGATTTCTCCATAATCTTCTTCGTACCATCTGCTTGACGCTCAGAAATCTGCTTATCAAACATTGTGAAATATTCTTTTCTAAACTTGACATTTACAACACCTGTTGTAGTCAAAATAGTTACCGTACTCTTTGTCTTATTCTTTGCAATGCAAGTGCCGCAGATACGATTCAGTTTAAAGATATGAATATCTTTGCCACCCTTTGTAAAAGTCTTTTCAATTACTGGGTCTTCTGGTAGACTATAAAAGTCTACAAAACCATATCTATCATTATTGATATGCTCCAACTCATGCTCGTGATAATAGAAACATAATACTTCCATTTCCCATGCGGAAATAGTTCCTTTAGCATATTTCTCCCAATCTTGCATAAAGATTTCAGTATTTAAAGCATCCAAGATAGCTTCCTTATCAGAGGCAATCCACTTTCTAAATACATCCATATGCTTCTGGTAGATATTATCCCAAGCCTTGGTTTTTACATACCAAGATAAGTTATCTGTTTCCATAATATCATCACATTCAATTTCATGTAAGAACGCAATCGCTCTTTCATCAAGACTATACATTCCTGCATATGTATACTTATCAGCTTTTGTAATTGCTTTTAAGTATCTGTTGAACTCATATACTCTACGAGCCATAATCTGTTCAGGAGTCTTTTCAGGCAGAAGATTATGTCTAATTAAACCACCCATATTCTGCAAAGTGATTCGACTCTTCTTATCACAAGTCTCCCAAATATACCAGGCCATAGTAAACTTTCTATCTTCCATACTATCAAAGGCTCCACCCTTGATTAGAGAAATCATAGCTTGCTTACCAGGTTTAACCTTATTCAAGAAGTCCTTGGGTGAACTATATGGTCTATTCGCAATGATTGCCGCAACCACATCATCACCTACATTTAACATACCCTTTAGACCGAATAGAATTCGATTGTTTTCAACATCGGGAGCGAAACCGAACTTAGACTTATTAATGTCAGCTAAACTAACCTTAATGCCGGCGGCTTGGATGTCTCCAATCGCCTTTGCAATCTTACCATAATCGGTTGCCGCAGTTCTACGAATTTTCGCAGACTTATCGGGCAAGTCAATAAACTTAACTCCCTCTGCTAAATCTTGTGCTTCTGGAGCATAAATATCTACAATCTCTTCTTCACTATTATCTTCCAAAGAACCACTGTTAACAATCAAACAAGCAGTATTCCAATAAATTGGATTGAAATTAATAACGAAATAAATAGACTGAATACCTACGAATGAGTAAGGTAGAGAGTGGTTCAAGCTAAATGCATAACCCAACTGAGGTGCAATCGCATTCTCCCAGAAATAGTTTGCCACTCGAACGTCATCAAAGTTTCCATATACCTGCTCACGCAATTGAGGAATCTTACTCATTTGTTTCTTACCAACAATCTTTCTTGCATTGTTAGCTTCACCCAGAGTGAAACTAGCTACATCCATTAGAAGTTCCATCATCTGCTCCTGGAGAGCGCAACATCCCCAATACTGGTCACAATGCTTATGCATTAATGCTTTTTGTTCGGGAGTGAAGTTTGCTTTATCCATTTCTCGGTCGAAAACATCCAAACCTTGATGCTGAATACGAACATATCTATCCTGTTGAGACTCTTTATCTTTTTCAGACATAAGTCTCATCATAGCGTTCGCCGCAGTCATCTCCATAGGATTTTGAGGCTTTAATTTCTTCGCAATTGCCAAGCCGACGCCAGTACTGAACTGGAATACATCCAACACATCACCGGCCGCAAGATGGTCCCAAATGCGTTGGTCGCTTGTATCAATCACTTCTGGATGAATATACTTATTATAAAGGTCACGCAGACCCATTTTTTCAATTACATTATCTTCAACAAGTAACTCAAAACATTTGATAATCTTATCAGAAATTTCAGTTACCAGGAAGTCATACTTGGTATCACCGGCGGCCTCAGCCTTATGCAGGTCATAACAAGTAATTAAATCTCCACTTGGAGTTCTCATAAAACTTGCAGTTTCAAATGGGTCATCACCATATAGAATGACACCAGATGCGTGAGAGGAACGCTTATTAACCAATCCTTCAATGGACATAATAATATCCAACAAACCAGGATAGTTGTTTACCTCACGTATGAACGGAGCCACGGGTCGTCTGTCTTTTTCTTCGTTTCCATAGACGACATCATTGATTGACCAAAGGAATCCTCGTTCCTGTGGCACCAGTGAAGACATGTATTGTGCGAGGTCGACATCGATTCCATCTGGGTAATCCTCGCTTCTATAACCGCGGCAAGCCGTGAGTATAGCTGATTTCGTACCCTCTGTTCCGAAGGTTGCAACCTGGACCAAACCAAGTTCTCCACGTTCTCTTCGAATTGCGTCAAAGATTGCGGGTCGCTTTGATGGTGCAAGGTCAATGTCGATGTCGGGCAATTCGGCTCTTTCCTTGTTAAGGAAACGCCAATAAGGTAAGCCCCATCTAACTGGGTCGAGCTGGGTAATGCCCAAGAGGTAGTTAGACAGAAATCCTGTGGCCGAGCCTCGACCTGGGCCAACAATTGAGCCACATTCCCAGAATAGGTCGATATAGTGTTTGAAGGTGTTAAAATAGGCGAACAAGCAGTCATCTAATTTCTCTCCAATATCTTTAATAACATCAGCCTCAGTCTCAAGACGAGTTAAGTATTCATCATATAATAATAAACCTTTTTCCTCTAAAGACTTTAGACACTCATTTATCCAATAACGCTCTTGAATATTATCGCTAGTTAAAAGTTCATTCAGTAATGGATGGCTAGAAAATCTCCATCGTTCATTTGATGCAGGATAATCAGGCAAATCAATCTTAGGAATCATTTGTTTTCTTTCAAGAGAATACTCTTGATATTTTAATCTCAATTGATGAGAATTATTTAGAATTTGCTCTGCGATTGTGCCATCACCGAAGCAATCCTTTAATAAATCATAAACCTCATCATAGCTCATCAGATGAGCAAACTCATAGAAGCTATCAACCTCACGTTCGCCGCCTTTTGAATTCAAATAAGATTTATGAACAAATCTATCTGCTTTTGTCAGATAATGAGAGTCAGTGCCCACAATGATTGGAATATCATATGCCATTGCGATACGATATAACTTGCGATTCGTTGCACACTGGTCTTCCGCAGTTGAAGGCGCACACTCAATATAGAAATCATCACCAAAAATATCTCTACAAAAAGTGATGAAATCACAAATCTGGTCATAAAAAACTTTTGCAGAAGCCATATCATTTACAGTTTCCGCACACACCATATTATAGGCGGCCGTAGATAACTCTCCGCCCATACACGCAGTTGATGCTACTACGTGTCCTTTATACTTGGACATAATTTTTGTCAGTTCCTCTTTAGTAATCGGAACACGTTCCATTCCTCGGTCAACATAAGAATTATACCAGGCGATAGAACTCAATTCACGAAGTGCTTTATGTCCAATAGCATCTTTCGCAGTCAAGATAAAGTGATAATATTTAATACCATTTTCTCGTTTATCTACTAAATAAACCTCATTGCCAAGAGCGATAATAAAGTCAGGATGTTTCTTTTTAATCTCCTTTGCATATTGATTTACTTCCATATGTGCAGATAAACACTCATGGTCAGTAATCGCAATGCCAGACAGACCTAACTCAATCGCTTTGTCAATGAGGTCTTTTGGTCTATTGATACAATCGAGCAAACGGATATTCGAATACATCGTATGATTATGTATGTTGAAATATGTTCCCATATGAATATCCTTTCACTTATTTATTATATAATAATTATACCAAAATTTTTATTATAAGTCAACCTTACGGTCTCACCCAAACGAGTTTTTCACTGGCACGGGTTGCCGCAGTATATGCCCAGCGTGCATGCTCGGTCTTTTCATAAGGAAAACCTTCTTCATAGACCATTACCTTACCCCACTCAGAGCCTTGTGCTTTATGACAAGTAATACCATAGGCATAGGCGAATTCGAATGGAGGGTCAGGACATTTAGGATTTTTACGCATCTGGAACTCTTGCTTACCAGTTAAGAATTTCTCACCAGTAGTCAAAGAGGTATAATCGACGGGAATATAATTAAATACATCACCATTCTCGTCAATCATGTTTGTATATAAAATAGGAATTTTTTTCTCACTAATCCAGAATGGAAGACTCATATCATAACGGTCAGTGCGCTGGATAACTCCAATAGTGCCATTAGTTAAAGGAGCTGGGTCTACAACTCCATTAGAGAAGAACTCCCATTGATTTCTCAAACTAATAATCTTATCACCAACTGCGGGTTCGGGTCCGAATCCTTTAATCTGGCGCATATTCATATTAATCGCATTTCTCTTTGCGTTAGTCGCACAAAGAATTTGGTCTGCCCAATCGTACATTCCAGTTACGATTTCTTCTGGCTTTACAAACATTACTTGTTGACCGGATGCAGGGAATTCGTTAAGAGGCTTGCCTTCACGAATCCACATAGAGAAACGAATAATTTCACTATCATATGCCTGTCGCATAATTTCATCCAAGAAAATATGCGGATGGTCAAGTACATGATTATCACTATCCTTGTCGATGGGAGGTAACTGGAAGGGGTCGCCGCACGCAATAACATGAATGCGATGTGACAACAATCTCAACCACATTTCTTTTGGAAGCATAGAAACCTCATCAACAATAATAACTTCCAACCCATCATCCAAGGAGGGTTTTGGTTCAAATTTAAAAGTGCCATTTGGCATGGGTTTTGCTTTATAAAGCAATTTGTGAGCAGTAAAAGGATTAGGACACCCCTTCTGCTTTAACACTTGTGCGGCCTTACCAGTATATGCCACATAACACACTTGCTCGGGTTCTAGACCAAGGGCCGCAATGATAAACTTAATCAATGTAGACTTACCTGTGCCAGCGTAGCCGGAGATACAAGTGTAGGCTTCATGCGACTTATAACGAGAAACCGCAATCTTTAATCCCTCTTCTTGTTTAGCTGTTAAAATCATTTTATATCATCCTCCTGGTCATGCGCATGAACCAGTTGCTCAAGAGTCATATAGAAATGTTGTTTACGACTATTCATACGACGCTTTTCTTCAATTGGGTCAGTGCGCTCAACACGAGCCTTATATATGGCTAATTCATCACATACCTCAGCAAATCTGAAGTAAATACTATCAAAGCCAAAATCAAGCCTATCTTTACAGACTCGATTTAATTCGTCTCGGTCAACATAAACCTTATTTAATTTTTCTACTAATTTTTGTGCTTCTCTATTCATTTACATTCACCTTTTTATTTTTATTATACCAAAATTTATATTAAAAATCAACGGTAAAATCCCATAAGGGTCGCTGTTGTATAAAGTCCTCACTATCAAGGTCGACAAAACCAGGTAAAAATGGATTTTGCTCAATTTGGGAAAAAATTTCTAAATCCCCTTTTTGATTTGGGTTTTCGGTCTTCTCGTCCAAGGCCGACCGGAGCTCGTCTATTTTTATTTCATCTATATCAATTATTGCTTGTAATGCAGCATCTCGACTTTCACACTCATATCGCAAATCATGCAAGTCATCTTTAATAGCAGTAATCTCACTACTATGATATTCTAGACGAGAAAGAACTTCATTCATTCTTTTAATTGCCTAAGTCATTTCATAAGCCGTAACCCCAGTAGATGACATAGCTCGAGCCAAATCTTGTATTTGACTTGAAAATTGATTCATTGATGGTAGTTCATATACGGTGCCATTCACCGCAATTGAATGTAACTGTGACATCTTATTTTCTCCTATAAATGAAAATAATGGGAACATAATATTAAATTATGTTCCCTATTTATATTAGCCTACGAAATACTCGTAAGCACGTCTTGCGTAATCTCTACGCACCCAACGATGTCCTTCGCCACAACGCTCATAATAACAAGCGAAAGCATAAGCACAATCTTCAGGAGTTTCTGCATTTATAATCTTATCGAGCTGACTGTCAGTAACCTGCTTAGTCACTCCATTAGTTCCATATAATTCGTCTTTTACGAAGTCAAGCTGGTTTTCAACACTGGGATTATTTCCATAGATTGAAAATAACTGCTGTTTGCGGCCGCCTAACCACTGAATCATACCAAAACCACTAGAACTACTTACGTCCCAGTCAAGGTCGGAAGTCCAGCAACCGCCGCATTCTGCCATCATGTTACCCATGATACCAGCGCAAACAATATCACTAAAACCAAGTTCATTCTTCATATAGAGCCAAGCTTGAGTGGCGACCGGATATTCCTCTGCGCGCCCTCTCCAATTCTCTTCCTCTTGGCGAATTAACTGTTGTTCGGTATAATACTCAACATCTGCTTCAGCATTCTCGAAATCAGTTTTAGCCATGACTACCGCCGGGTGTTCTGTATCATAGCCCAAGAGCAATAATCCTTCATACACTGATTTTGTTGTATCTTTGCGAAAGATGGCATCTTCTAATGCAGTATTAGCCTCGTCTAATGTAGCAGGTTCGACACGCTCGACCTCTACAACTTCTAATATAATTATCTCTTCTTCTGGTTCGGTTTCAAGAACCGGTTCAGAAGGCTCAGAAGGGATGTAAGCTTCCGAAATAGTAGCAACTGGTTCAGTTGGTATAGATTGATTTGCACTGGCAGTGATGGCAATCGTAGCAGCCAATCCTGCGAATAACAAGCTCAATATAGCAACTAAACAAATAATTTTTCTTTTCATAATTTCCTCCTAATATTTCTATCAGGCCGTCATTATTTATTAGAAATAGTATTTCTGTTCTCCTACGATTTCGTAATCTTCAATAATAATTTGTGGTGTTACCGTTCCATTCCAAACGTTGCGCTCACATTTACCCACAACGTTGATAGTAATGCATCCGGATTCGGAGCGGAGTTTTTCATACTCTTCTTGTGACGACTTGAATTTGATTAAACTCGTGCCATTTGGCAAGGTTATCTTCAGAGTCGGACTCTTATCGGGCGACATTAAAACTACATTACCTGCATATACATTAATGTATTCAATCGCCACATAAGGTTCATCGACTCCTTGGCCCCATAAAGATTTGAGTTCAGCGATTTCAACAATATCTTTTCCACGGAAATCAGCACCATTGAAAATGAAATCAACTTTATAACATGGGGTAAAGTCAAATTCTGCGAGTTCTCGATTAGAGTATTCAATAAAGGTTTTAAATGCTTCATCAGTAATGCCAACACCCAATGCGTTAGCATGGCCTTCGGCATACATGACTAAATCACTTTCCTTTAAGAATTCTCTTAGGTTATCAAATTTCGATTTATCGTATCCTCTTCCTGAACCCTCCCAGCCATCTACTGTCTTATTTAGTAGCAGAACTGGTCGTTGATATTTCGCCATTAGCTGGTTTGCAATCAAACCAGTAAGGTTTCTATCGGCCGCAAAAGTATCTAATTTGACAACCAAAATCTTATTCTCTAACAGATTTTTTTCTTTGATTATGCGTTCAATGTTCTCCAAGGCTGCGTCTCTTGCTTTTGTCTGTCTATTTTTAATGTTTGTGCAATTACGACAAGCCTGCTCTACTCTTGTCTCCTGCTGACCCTTACATCCTCTCTTGGTTGATGGGACTAGTTCATATCCCCGATAGTCAAGCATAGACTCGAATAGCATGAGCTTTTCTTCTTGCGTTCCCATTCGAATAGTGGCATTTACATAGGGAGCAATATAGAAAGCTACTCCAATAGGTGTGATTTCACCTTTCAGCGAATACGCTTGTTTGTCTACCATACCTTTGAAGTATGGATTACGAATATTTTCAAGACCGCGTGTAATCAGATGTCTCGTTTCAAAATCTCGTAAGTCCATCATGTCGGCCACCATGCCCAGTGCGACCAAATCCAAATAATCATCTGCGTAATCAACATTGAGGAGTTCATCCATATAAGAACAGAACTTATATACCATTCCAACTCCAGACAAAGACTTGGTGGGATAATCACAAAGTTGATTGTTAATAATCACAGCATTTTCGGAAATTTTATCTGCTTCATGGTGGTCAATTACCAACACATCCACTCCTTTGGACTTCAACTGTTGATGTTCATCATAGTCATTAGAACTAGAGTCTGGTGCGATAACCAGTTTTACATCATCAGGGATGGTTTCCAAAAGAATTCCGTGTTGTTTCCCCGTATGGATACGATAGTAAATATTAGATTGCACAAAGCCGGGGAAAAGACGATTTAAATAGTTGATTAAAGCGGCGGCTGAAGTATAACCATCACAGTCGCTATCAATCTAAATTAGAACTTTGTCACCTTGTGCAATGTGTTTCACGAGGACTTTTGCGCCCTCTGCGACATTCATAATCATCTATGGATTAAGAATATCTTCATCTGTTGTGTTTAAATAGTGTTCTACATTTTCGGGGTCAATACCTCGATTAAACAGCACCTGTTCGACCGCACTTAATTCTCTAGGCGGGATGCGAGATGCTAAAAGTTGATATTCCATAGAATTCAACCTCCTTTCATGTAGACCACCAACTATTTATTTGAAAAATGTTTCAAATCAATTATCACTCCTTGGCATGAAAAAATTCATAATGTCGAGGACCGTTATAACAAATCAAGGTTCTTTTAATAACGCAATCGACGAATTCTTCACTGCACCGGGAGTCAATCCAAGCATAATTGGAGCGAATACCTCTACTAGACTCGCTAGCACTAGCAACTCTCCATATGTCGCCATTCTCAAACTCAACCCAAGAATTTTGACGAGAATAAACTTCTCTAGTAGGATTAATACCAGACCAAATATATCTATCTCTGATATATTTTAGTTTTTCAATTCCATCACCCGCTCTATCATAAGACCAGATAACACCTTTCATCATAAAACAATCCTCTCTTTAAATAGCTTTAAAAATGTATCGGGGCCGCAGTCAATCGGACTGTCCTTATAACCAGTAATCATGTTCTTATCAAAAATAAATGAAATCAAAACAAAGGTCTTATATTTATCTCTTAATCTTACTAAATTAGTCTTTAAATGTTTAAATTCTTCATCACCGATTTCTTGGAACTGTCTATCAAATGCGACAATAATTTCTTCGGCGCCAGCTTCTATGAGCATTTGTATCTGGTATGATGACACACTCGACCCGCAGCACGCAACCGAAATATCATTTTCCAATCCAAAATATGATTGATATAACAAACAAGATTTTTCACCTTCAAAAATAATCGCTTTCTTCATCAGTTTGATATTATCTTTACTATTGTTGAAATTATATAAATTCATTCCAAGAGGATGATTATATAACTCACGATTAATTCTCATAGGTCTATACTTGCCGAATCGCTCGCCCTCTTCCGCACATAGTGTTCGCCCACGCAAACCTATAAATCGACCATCTTTGTCGAAGTGCGGAATTGTGATTTGGTCTCCTCCTGGATAATAACCAATTCTTGCTTGGTCAAGTGCGGCTTGGGTAATACCCTCCCGCAACCAGGGACCTATCTTCACAGAGTAGTTGAAGCGTTCCAATATATCATTTTCATATTCTTTTAAGACGACCGTGTTGGTTTTCACAACAACATCTTGAATACGCTCGTAGTTAGCAAGGTATTTCCAATCGTCTAATGCTTCATCTTCTGGACGGTCTTCATGGTCGCCAGAAAATCCAAATCGTTGGGCAATCCACCTAACTGCGTCATTTAGGTCGAACTCTTTATCCCATTGGATTTTAGCGACCTTAGTAGTTAGTTCGAAAATATCAAAGTAGCTATCACAACCTGTATAACAACGAAACAACCCAGTATTTTCATAGTAATATAATTTTCTACTTCCTTCACCGGGAGGGTTGTGGCAGATGGTAGTGGAGGTAAACCCGAACACTTCACGTCCAGGGTCTCCACCCCATTCCTGCAACAAATCGTATATATTTTCGTCTGTTAGAGCTTCTCTGATTTTCGTTTTGTCAAATACTAACATTAATTAATATCAACAAGAACCTTGACGCAGAATCCTTTCAAACCGCACTCGCGGTTTACATAATCACACAGAATCTCCTGTGCGGGCTTGGGCAACTTACCGCTCTTAGTCTTGGCGTCATTGAGAATCTGCTCAGCCATGACCTTGCCCATCTTGTACTCGAAAGTGCCGGCGCAAACATCAGGAGCGGGAATGGTGTCACGCTTCTTGTTAAAAGCTCCGTCCAAACGAGGTGTATTGTTATTGGGCTTGCGGTTATTGTTTCTCTTGCCGTTATTATTCTTCTTTACAAACTCTGCCATATCATTAATCTCCTTTTTATCAATAATTCCAAAATCGGAATCGTGTAACAAATTTAATTTACTTCTTGAGCCACGCTCAATCTTCGCACTCGAAAGCTGACTCTTCATCGATTCTAATACGAACATCATCAATACTCACCATTTCATAATCATATGTGGTGCAGAACATTGGTTTAATTCGGCAAACACCCAAATCAGCCTTACACCACAAAATTACACCCTTGTATCGTCCTCGTCTATTTTTATAAATAGACATCTTAATTGTAGGTCTTTCAAAAATATTAGAGGACAATATATTTTCCAGAGATACCAAATCATCATCTTTTACAGACAACAAAATAGAACCATAGTCAATCTTATCCGCAATGGCTTTCGCACCACGCAGTAAGTTCTGGTCGGGAGTTTTACTATCTTGGTAATCACCGTTCAACTGGGTTGCTGACATAATAAACACACCATACTGATTACAAATGTCTTTTAAACGAGTTGACAGCATGAATAGAATATTATCTTCTCTCAACTTAACGCCACCAGAACGCTTTGTGATTTCTTCCAAGATTTTCAAACTTGTATGAATATAATCGTGGAACACATATTTTACATCATGTTCACGAATATTCTTTTTGATTTTATTTTCAACATCCTGTAGAGAGAAGTCAGGCAACTCTTCTACATAAATAGGACTTTCTTTTAATAACTTTGCCGCTTGAAGAATTCGTTCCTCTTCGCCTTCGCCATATTCGCCATTAAGAATATGTTCCTCGTTAACGTTAGATAAGAACGCAAGCATCATAGTTTGAATTTCTTCAAGTTCCTGCTCTGTTGTGATGAATAAAACTGGCTCGGCAGGGCCACTACCAATCCATCCAAAAGTTTCATCGTAAATCTTATTACAACCAATATAGCAGCAGTCCGCAATCATTGAACGAGTTTTACCGATACCGGTTGCCGCAGAACGAAGATAGAATTTCTTCAATCTTGCGCCACGAGTAACTGTATTAATAAGCGGGCCATATAGAGGTACACCGACTTCTGGATGCTCTTTGAATTTTTCAATCAAATCAAAAATTCCATCACCGGCTTGCTGTGCTTCTCCAAAAGCGTCATCAACATATTGAAGTCGAATATCATCAATCTTTTTATCAACTTTATCAGCAATTTCTTCCAAAGTTGAATTATCTAATTGGTCCTCTTGGAGTTGCTTTTTCTTTGTATCTAAAATATTATCTGCGTCATAAATATCGGTAACATCAATTCCGCAGTTATCAAATGCACGAAGTAAAGAGAATTTCTTTAATCGTCCATAATAGTAATCAAATGCTGATGGCATTGCGTTTTCTGAAATCTTCAGTAACCACTCTTCGCCCTTGCCTTGCTTATATACCGCAGCACTCTTGGGTCTTGACGATAAGAAATCGGAGATACTCTCCAATGTGATTTTATTCGCACCCAATTCATGGATTTTATAAATCGCACCAAAAACAGTTTTATGGAAAGGGTCTGCGAAATCTTCATCGACAATTGAATATCTATCAGTCGCTTCCAGAAGCTGAGGGGTATTAAACACGCAGCCAATTACCTGCATAATCGCAGTTGTATCTACATACTTACTGCCCATTATTTACTCCTCCTCGTCTAAAAATGTGAATAACGGACGCTTTTTAACTTTTCTCTGCGGCCTGGGGATAACAATCTCCTTGACCTTTGGAGTATATTGTTCGACTTCAACATCTTTATTTTTCTGCTTGGCAAGCCATAAATTATAATAGTAGTTATAAGCATTTTCATACACATAAGGTACAATACCAATACCACCATTTGCTTTTGACTTGTCTCCGCCTTTTATTTCATAATGATATACTAATGCTTTGCGAATGCCCGAATATGTATAATTGAATTCCTCAACATACTTTTTAATCTGCGCTCTAACTCTTGGGTCAATGTAAGTTGTATTAAATAATTCTTTAATATAATCTTCCAACTGTTCCTTATCAGTTTTTTCACGCTTCTCTTCAAGCTCTTGACAAGCCTTATGAACATATTTATTATTTCCAATCATAACGCAATCTGCGTCTTTCTTGGACATTGGTTTTTGACAATATGCACACTTAACATTATCAAGTGGGTCAATGATTTCTTTCTTTACATAGTTTGGGTCTTTCTCTGCTTCACGAAGCATACAGGCGGCGTGTGCATAGCGACGCGCACCGATTAACGCATATTCTTCCTTATCTCTGTCAAACTTCTATTTACAATAAGGACAGAGAACCATATGTGCCATACCTTATGCTCCTTTCTTACATTTCTTATAATATATTATACCATAAAAAATAAAAAAAATCAAGTCGGAGCGGAACGCCCCGACCTGATACAAATTCTTACATTAGGTCAGACTTAATGTCAGCAACAATCAAGCTAACGAATTCAGCCTGCTCAGGAGTGGTGTCTCCTACCTTCTTGCCCTTGCCAAGATATCTCTCAACAATAGCAGTAATCTTGGGGCCGTTGGTAGTACCCTTACTCATTAGCTGACCGACCAAGTCCTGGAATTCAGCCATCAGAGCATCGTAATCATAAGTTACCGCAGTAGGAGCAACAATGCGCTCGCTAGTTACGAACTGACCAGCAGTTTCAGCGGCTTCCTTGTCAATAGCTTCATTCAAAGCATTAACAAGATTCTTGTAGCTCATAACAATTTCAGTAGGCATATACTTGAAACGGCAGCCGCACTCAATAGTACCAGAAGCATCACGCAGAGTCAGAACAGACATCTCACCTGCGGCCTTCTGATGAGCATAACCGTAAATATCAGCCATACCAGCGATAACAGTCTTGGTGGAGTTGCTTAGAGTAGGACGAATCTTCAAAGTCTTAGTACCATCGGGATTATCAATGGATTCGGGCTTATCGTGTCCAATGAAGAATACTGCATAACCCAACTGAGTCAAGCCACGGAATACTTCATTAAACTCTTCCTTGAACTTAGTCCAACCTTTACCGTAGCCAAGGTCACCTAAGTCCTCAATGCCATTCTGATTGCAGATATACTTCTTACAACGGTCGGCAGCGATGTCAATAGTGTCAATAATAACACAGCGATACATCTCCTGAACACGAGGGTCCTTCAACTGACGGTACAGCTGCTTCATTTCGGCCCAGGAAGTAACATCCTGTGCCATAACACCAGGCAATGCGTGATAACCAGGTTCGAAAGCAACTAGAAGGGCCTTATCCATCTGTACGGCAAGAGTAGTCTTGCCGCACTTAGGAGCGCCGTAAATATATGTGATGTAACCACTTAGGTCACGAGAAACTTTATGAGGCTGTAGAGCCAATAAATCAATTGCCATGTTTATGTCCTCCTCAGTTTAAATTAGAAATTAAATCCGCCCTGAGCAGGAGCTGCGGCCTTAGGAGCAGCGTTACGAGATGCCTTATATTCATCCTGACGCTTCTTCATAGCAGCCAAATCAACCTCACGCTTCTGGATAGCTTCATTCAGCTCAGCAGCAGTGATAGAACTCTCGTCGTCCCATACGTAAGGCTCCTTAGCTGCGCCAGTGATGACGAAATCACGACGAGTATTCTTAACCTCACGAACCTCGTCCTCACCGAATGCGGACTCAGTTACAATCTGACGAACAACGACTTCAGATACCTGACGTCCCCAAACACAAGTGAACACAGGATTCTTCTGAGAAGCCTCAAGACTCTCAAAATATCTCATAGCGTTAGGATTAGTAGCGCTGAACTCAATAGGAAGCAAACTCTTACGGAAGTCGAAGATAGCACCCTTAACAATGCACTTCTCAGGCAGGTTCTTCTCATCGTCAGCATCAATATGCTTTACAGAAGTGATAACCATATCAGCCTTGAAAGTGTTACGAACCTTTTCATCTTCGTCCAAGGCATCAACCTTATGAACGAAACCGCCTTCGTTACGCTTTGCAGAAACAAGCTCTTCCTTACCATTACGGTCGGTATAGAACTCATTTAGACCCAATGCAGAGTCAACGCGAAGCTTAACGGCCTTATCAGCACCATCCTTCATATAAGAACCGAAAGTGCCATTAATGATATTACTCAAAGTAGTGAAAGTATCATTGGGCTTGCCGGAACCGAAAGTTGCAGTCACATAAGTGAAATGAACTGGAACAATATTAGTCATAGCATCATCAGTTGCAATGCTGATAGTACCAGAAATGAACTTGGTTCCAGGATTCTTGGAGGTCTCTCCAGACTCCTTCAAAGTTAAGTCATGCTCATACAAAATACCCTCAATGTGAGTCTGATTAATCATAGTCTTTTTCATAATTAAATTAAATCTCCTTATTCAATCTCAATATTTTTTCCATTGTCAGTGATAGAGTAGATAACCGGGTCCTGACCAACCTTTTCGACGAAACCATCAGTGACTAGCTTACGCATCGCACCGGAGACTGCACGAGAACTGATAAACAGACCTTCAGCAATATCTCTTGCCTTCCACATAGGTGTTTCCTGATGCTCCTGGAGGAACTTCAGAATTAACTTACCATTATCGGTAAACAAAGGTTTTTCGCCATTTTCGTCCAGTCCACAGAACGCAGACCAATAAAGACTTGCATCTTCATTCGGCTGAATATTCGGAGCCGCGACAATCAACTCATTTACATACTTAATAAATTCTTGCTTTTTACTCATTTTTACAGATAACTCACTTTCTTTTTTATTTACCTTGTATATATATTATAACAAATTTAATTTAAAAAATCAACTAATTCTGTCATATTGCCAGAACTGATAAGTTAAGTCGTTATATGTTAGTAGCTGTCCGCACGCAGCAGGCGCCCACTCTTCCGATTCATCTAGATTCGGAAAATAAGTATCAACATTATCGTGGTCTTTATAAATTTTTGTCACATAAACACGGTCACAAACAGAAAGGAATTCTTGGTATATTGAGCCACCGCCAATAATAAACCATTCTTCATCATCATCAGACAAAGAAACTCGTACTTTAGCTTCATCCATTGGAATGCTAAAAGTCATGTTTCCAAGAGGACCTCTTGGCTATCTGGAGATAACAATATTTAGTCTATCTTTAAGTGGCTTTTGGGGTAATGAATCCCAGGTTTTTCTTCCCATCACTACAACATGGCCAGTAGTGAGTGCCTTGAAATACTTCAAATCTTCTGGAATATGTTCCAATAGGTCTCCATTATAACCAATTCCCCAATTATTATCAACAGCAACAATTGCAGAAATCATTTTAAATTCCCAACTCCAATTTCAATTGTGGCTTCATAGGTTCATAATTCTCCATAGTGAAGTCATCAATTGTCATTTCAAAAAAGTTAGTTGCGTTTGGATTCAATACGAGCATTGGCTTGCGTTGCTTTTTCCATTCTTCGGGGTCTGACTGGAATTTCTCCCAATCAGCGTTAGATTTTTCATCAAAGCGACGAAGCATTTCATCAGCAGCCTCAAGATGACGGTCATAAATCTGCTCATTAGCAACAACGTGAGTAAAAACGCCGGGCTGATAACCAGTATGACGAGCAATCATCATTAGTAATGCAGCATATTGAATTTCATTAATTCCACCGGGGCCAGAAGCAGTAAGCATATCACCACTACGCTGAACAAGCATCATATCCAGGTACTCGCCACGAACATTCCAAATAGTAAGGAACGCACATGGAGCTAAGCCAGGAGTCTCATGCAAGTCAGTTTCTTGCCATAGTGAAACAATCTTGCGGCGACCATATGGGTCATTTTTAATATCTTCAATCAAATTATTGATTAAATCATAGCGGTCTACGGTTGCACCATATCGTTGTCCGATAGTGCCATCGCCAATATCCCATTCATCCCACCAGGTAACTCCACGCTCATGCATCTCTTTGATGTTATTGGTTGGATGCTGATAAATCGTGAAAATTTCTCTAATACCAGTTTTCCAAGCCTGGGGTCTTAGAGTGCAAATGGGGAAATTACCTCTACTCAAATCATAAGTTCTAAAAGTATGATTTACAGAGTAGGTGTGTGCGGGAGTGCCGTCCGCATAATGAGGGCGGGGATTTTCATCCTTATATCCGTATTCTTTGATTTCCTTAATCATTGAATACATATACTGGTCAGCATTAGAAATAATTTTCATATTCTCAATCCTCATTTGACAAACTATATCCAGTTAATTTACAATCAATGTAATTTTGAACAAAAACTTCCAGTTCATCAATCATTACATCACCTTCGTACTCGCCATTAAAGAGCTGACTATAACTGATAAATTCAATACCAGTAATGCCATATGCGTGAGCTTTTGCTCTCATGGCATGTGGATTCATACAGGCAATTGCGGAATTAGTTTCCTTTGCCAAAAGCATCAATCTACTTGTCTTGCCGGAACTACGGCTATCAATAATACGATACATAAATTAACTCCTTTTATTTAATACTATATCCAAACTCTTTTGCTTTAAAATAATCTTGCCAGTAATCTTCTCTCTCGTCCAGTCTGGAACGGTCGCACTCTTCAACAACCTCGAAAGTGAAGTTCTCGGGTCCGGCCGCAATCATTGCAGGATATAATTTATTACGAGTGGGTGCGTCTGCACCTACACCTCGTTTAATATGCTATTTCCAGCGGTCTGCTAAATTGGCAGCCTAACCAACATAACATTTTCCAGAAGAGATTTCAGTAATTTTATAAATTCCAGTATGAACACCAGAACCAATAACTCTACCAATCATATCTGTCGTTGGTTTTTCATAATAGCATTTCCAAATAACCTTATTTAAAGGTTCTTTATCACGCAAATAAGGTTCTACCTCACGCAGAAGCTCAATTTCGTGGAGGTCTGCGGCAGAAAGCTAAATGCGATAGTAGTCTTGTTGGTCTTTCATTTCTTCTGCTCTCTTGGCTGCGGCAACTGCGGCATCGTTTGTAGCACGCATAATAGCCACATTTCCTTCAAGAGCTTTATACTATTCCATCAAGCCAGCTACGGTTTCTTGATACTATACTTCAAAAGAAGCGACATTCTTTTGATATTTCTATGCTTCAAGCTCCAAAGAGCGAGCCAGATTTTCTTGAGCGACTTCCATTTTTGAACTATAAAATAAATCTGCGGCTTCTTGAGCCTGCTTTTCCATAGCTGTAATACTACTATTTAATGTGTTAATCTATTCAATGGTTGAGTCCTTTTGGAGCAACAACCTACTATTTTCTTCTGTTAGTCGTTTAGTTTCAGCTTCAAGCCATATGCGGCCCTCTTCGGCTAAACGATTCTACTCCTAAATTCTTTCGTTCTCTTTGGCAGTCTGCGCATCCAACTCCAGCGCCGCGTGAATGCGGGGACGCAGAATGCGATATACAACATATCCCGTAATAAGGGACGACAAGATGAACGAAATTAGAAAAATAAGTAATTCCACCATATGGAAGAAAAATGGGGTAAGATATTTAATATCTTACCCCTTAGTATATGTCAAAATTACTCAGCAGCTTCTTCAGTTGCGTCAGGGTCGAAGCTCATGCCTGCAGGAGTCAGAGACAGGAACTTAACCTGCTTGTGAGTACCATCCTCTAGCTCGATTTCAGCGGGAGTACGAACACCCAAGCCCTTACGCTGAATAGCGGAAGTAAAGATGCCATCAACAGAGCGCTTCTCTAGACCCAGAGCAGCAGCAACGTCAGCAGCAGTTACGTTCTCGCCGTTAATCTCCTTCAAATAATTCAGAACCTTCTTGGAATTTTCCTTCATAGCCATAGTAAATAATCTCCTTCTTAATAAATAATATTTTTTTAGTTTATATTTTCTAACCTCTCGGTTATGTAAATATTATATCAAAAAATTTTTGAAAAGTCAAGAATTTTTTTTAATTTTTCTCAAGCAGTTCCATCACAAGCTCGTCAATAGCGACCATATCTTCCAGTCTATCGACGGAACTTGAGAGACGCATAATTTCTTCTTCTGCTTGATGAACGGCTTTCTTATCATCGCTCGTTTGAATGATTCGTTCGCACTTAGCGATTTTTACAGCCAGATTCTTGAGTTCTTTTTTCTTCATTGAAAATTTTCATCCTTAATCTTTACGATTTTATTATACAAAATTTTTTTCTTTTTGTCAATTACTCGATTCCAAAAGTCTGAATGAAGTCAGATTCTGACAAGATTGGAATCCCCAATGACTTGGCAGTCATGTTCTTAGAGGAAGTGGAATTCACATCATTGTTAATGAGGAAATTTGTGTTCTTAGAAACAGAACCAGTTACCTTTCCTCCAAGAGCCTCAATTCGTGCCTTGATTTCATCACGGTTCTTGAAATGAGTGAGTTTTCCAGTAATTACAAAAGTTTTTCCAGTTAAACTCTCGCCGACCGGGGCGGGAGCGACTTCAGGTGCATTAAAGTGAATATAATGGTCAGCAAGTAGTTTTGCTTCGGCATAATTAAAGCTAACTAAACTATTATGCATTTCACCACCGAAATTAGGAAGAGTGTAGAAAGCGAAACCACCTTCCGCTGCCTCGACAAACTTTTCCCAAGTTTCAAAGTGCTTTGCCAATTCTTTCGATGCCGTTGAGCCAATCAACGGAATACCGAGGGCCGCAATGAACTGATGTAGTTCACAATTTGCGCCAGTATTAATAGCGTTCAGAACCTTCTCGACGGATTTGGCTCCAAATCCAGGCTTCTGGACCCATTCACTTCTACGAATGGAAAGTTCAAAAATGTCAGTAAAATCATTGACCCAACCCCAATCAATCAGTTTCTCTAAAGTTGCCTTTGAGATACCCTTCATATCAAGACCTTTCTTACCGCAGAAGTGGTCCAGACGATTGATTAGTTTACCAGGACAAGTTGGAGAGACACAGGTCAGATTCATAGAGTCATTCAACTTACTATACTTGACCTCACCGCCGCACACAGGACAACAATTGGGGCGTTCAAACCAAGGATAATCATACTGAGGTAAATCCTCGGGTTCTTCCGCAGACGCAATCTGAGGAATAATCATATTAGCCTTAAAGACGTCCACCTTTTGGCCTTTATAACCCCAACCATGTAAAGTTTCATTTAGAATACTTACATTGTGTAAGCTAGCTCTTTCTACGGTCGAACCATCTACGTCGATTGGTTCAAAGACAGCAACGGGAGTAAGGACACCGGTTCTACCCATCGTCCATTCAATATCCAACAAGCTAGTCTGGTAAGTTTCATCATAGAATTTATATGCCAGAGCATTTTTGAAATGATGCGTTGTTTCTCCAAGAGAACGACCATAAGCACAATCATTAAACTTAATAACTACACCATCAATTGGATAACTATATCCTTGAGCCATTTGAGTCACTTGCTCAATAAACATATCCATTTCAACCTCAGTATCATCTGCGTAATAAGCAGGACCAGTCGCATATGGAACTATAGTAAATCCAAAAGGTACAAGATAATTAAGTTTTTGGCTAAGTTTGTACTCGGTACCATCATCAAACATCATTGGAGTGAGAACATCCCACGCAACAAATGTAAGATTGCGGCTTGCACATTCTTTGGAGTCTAAAAGACGAATACTGCCTGCGGCGAAATTTCTAGGGTTCTTATATTCTGAACTGAATTTTTCAAAATCAGTATAGGTGCAAATGATTTCTCCATCAATAACCAATTCATCCATATAAGGAATTTTACTTGGAATTGAAGGAAGAACTCTTGCATTATGCAGGATATCTTCACCGACAAGACCATTTCCCCTAGTCTCCGCAGAAACTAATTCTCCGTTGCGGTAAGTAAGAGAACAAGTTAAACCGTCCATCTTACACATAGCCAAGAAGTCCTTTTTACCTACAAAAGCAGAAACTTCATCAACGGATTTAGTTTTTTCAAGAGATAACATCTTATGAGAATGTTCAACTTTTTTCAAAGCATTTACAACTTCATAAGAAATAGATTGAGTAGGAGAATTAGATAAAATCAAACCTGTTTCTTTTTCTAATTCTTGTAACTCAAAATATTTATTATCCCATTCTTCGTCCGTAATTTTTGGATTACCTTCATCGTATGCTTTTGTACATTCGTTAAGGTATCTTACAAGAAACTTGATTTTATCATAGATACTATCCATTTCTATTCTCCTTAATTACATATATATTATAGAAAAAATTTTTTATTTTGTCAACTCCAGAAATCACTGAAGTCAAATATATTGACATAAAAATCTGGAACATCTTCTACTAATTGGACTCTATAACCATATACAAACATAGGTTCATCAAAAAACATAATTTTATCATTTGGATTTATATTAATTCGATGTAAAATTTGAGCAAAAGTAAAATCGTTCATTCTGATTTCAATACCATTTTGTTCGCCAAACCACTCATAGAGTCGGGACATTTCTCGTCCCGACTCAACGATAGGCATACTTGGTCTGAAATAAATCGTTCTCATACCTTACTTACAGATAGAACTTTACTATTCTTGATAACAACATTGCCAATAGAAGCTCTACCAAGGTTTGGAATTTCGGATGCTTCGATACAAATACTGCTCTTATCACCCAAAATCAATACACAATCACTATCTTCAACAAGGGTTGCCGCAACCACTTTACCAGTAGTATCAGTAGGCTTATAACACATCAGACCCTTACCTGCTCTCTTCTGGAGAGGAAGTTCGTCAAGACCAAACTTCTTACAGTATCCACCATTAACGAAGATTGCCAATTTATCATTTGTATTACGGACAGGAATTGCGGCGACAATTTCATCATCGGCACCCAAGTTAATACCCTTTACACCAGAAGTGGCACGAGAAGTAGGACTTACTTCCTTAGAATCAAATCTAATTGCCATACCATTCTTAGTTACCAGGATTAACTGTTCGTCCTTAACCAAAGATACTGCGGCAAGCTCATCACCATCTTTAATGGTAATTGCTGCAATGCCAGTCTTTTTCTTAGTCTTAACATATTCTTCAAGACTTGTTTTCTTAACTAATCCATTTTTAGTTACGAACAATACATATGCAGCATCAGTATCTCTATAAATAGAATACATTACAGCAGGCTGTTCATCCATATCCATATTGATTAGGGACTTGATAGACTGACCCTTACTTACATTGGTTCCTACTGGAACATCATTGACAAGTAGACGATACATCTTGCCCTTATCAGAGAAAATCATCAAAGAGTCAATCGTATTAGTACGAATTACTGCATGAGTAATATCATCTTGAGTTTTTACACCCTTACCATTTCGCTTCTGGGTACGGAAGCTAGTTGCAGGAATTCTCTTAACGAGACCACCCTCAGTCATAATAACAACACACTTCTCTGGCTCGACGAATTCGATTTCCTTCTCTTCCTTAGTGGAAGCAACCTGAGTTATAGTGCTTCTGCGAGCGTCGCCATAAGTCTTTTTAAGTTCTGTAAAACCCTTAACTAACTCTGGCGTTGGATTTTGCAGAATTCCCTGTAGTCTCTCTAACTCAGATATAAGCTCAGCTCTTTCATTTTCAATCTCAACTTTCTCTAATTTTGCCAACTTAGAAAGCTTCATATCAAGAATCGCCTTAGCCTGGGCTTCAGAGAAACCATACTGGTTCATAAGAACAACCTTAGCAGCTGCCGCAGACTCGCTCTTCTTAATAAGAGCAATGATATTGTCAATATCTTCAAGAGCCTTCAACAGACCTTCCAAGATATGAATACGAGCCGCAACTTTATTAGCTTCATATTTAGTTTTTCTCAACAGAACATCTTTCTGGTGAGCAATATAAATTTCCAAAAGTTGCTTAATATTCAAAAGCTGAGGTTTCTTCTCAACCAGAGCAACCTGATTGAAACTATAAGTATCCTCTAAGCGAGTTAATTTAAACAACTTTGCGATAATAGGTTCAGCAGAAATTCCCTTTGCTAATTCAATAACGAAACGCACACCATCTTTGTTACTTTCGTCTCGGATGGTAGTAATTCCTTCCAATTTACCTTCCTCACAAAGCTTATCAATTTCCTTTACAAGGTCTTCTTTAGATACCTTATAAGGAATGGAAGTAAAGACGATACTATCGCCACGTTTATCAGATTCAATTTTGTACTCTCCTCTGATTCTTGCTCTGCCCTTACCTGTTAGATAAGCTGCGGGTAATTCGTCTTTGTTAATAATTAATCCGCCAGTTGGGAAATCAGGTCCGGAAATGTAATTCAAAATTTCCTTAATATCACAATTAGGGTTTTGAGTTACATGGATTGCCGCATCCATAACTTCATTTAAATTGTGAGGTGCGAAGCTACAAGCCATCGCAACTGCGATACCAGAAGTACCATTCACAATCAAATTGGGAATACGACCAGGCAGATAGACTGGCTCTTCTTCCACATCGGTATATGCTAATTGCCAATCGACAGTATCTTTCTTAATATCAGCAAGCATTTCTTCGCCTGCTTTAGATAGTTTACATTCAGTATAACGATAAGCTGCAGCCTCGTATCCATCACGTGAACCATTATTACCATGGAAAGAGATAAGAGGGTATCTCATATTCCAAGGTTGACTCAACCACACTAACGCACCATAAATAGAAGCATCGCCGTGAGGATGGAAACGACCCATCGTATCACCGACTGGTTGAGCACATTTTACAAACTTTTTATTATTATGATAACCCTTATCGAACATATCCCAAAGAATACGACGAGCAACAGGTTTCAAACCATCTTCCGCTGAAGGGATGGCTCTATCGGTAATAACACTCAAACTATAATCAAGGAAACTTTGCTCAACTTCCCCGATAATCGGAGTCTGAATTATATCTCCCATAAGGAACCTCCTTTATCTCTACAAAATCTTTCAAAAAATTTTCTTCTGTCCAATTCGATTTCATTGTATTACTAATAACTTCCTCAACTAAATCAAAAATACTACACTTATCTTCTGGTGTCATATATGAATATTGAGTAGGAAGTTCTCGTAACCTCTCAAGCATATAAGGTGGAATAGCTAAGGCACGAACTGCAGTATGTGCGGCTTCTGCTACGCCTTCTGGAATCCGCACATATTTTCGTTCCAAATCTTCTTTCCATAACTTATCTATTGGAGGTTTAATACATTGCATTTTTTCTGAATACTTAGTTATATGTGGCATATGCTTCTTCCTCAGAAATATAACCAGTAGCAAGCTGGTCAGCAAGTTCATTCCATTCATGTCCAGCATGACCTTTGATTTTTCTCAAATCAATACGAAAACCTTGCTTATACCAATCATAATAGGCTTGAATTAAATCAAGATTTTCGGGAACTTTTTTATCACTTTTAACCCAACCATTTCTTGCCCAATTAAACATCCATTCATTGAAAGTATTTACACAATATGCGGAGTCGCTATATACAATCGGAGGCTGGCCCCAATCATCGCATTTTTCTCCATAATTAAGCATAACATATAGAATAGCTTTCAATTCTTCTCTATTATTGGTAGTTCCATTTGTTCTCTTGGCACGGACGAACTGAACACAATCATTTTCGTCAACGCCAACAATGCCGTAACCACCACTTGCGTTCACTTTTCCGTTCCCAACGCAGGAACCATCAGTATAGAAAATCATTCGGGTTTCCTTTCAATAGTTCTTCAAACATTTTATCTACATCAATTGTTGATAAAATATCAACTGTATCACTAATTTTTTCAGTTTCGCCTCGTAGAACTGTAATACCCTTCAAAATGTGGTCATTACATAAAATTACTGTATTATTTGGAAAAGTTTCATTCATTTCTTTTTGAATTGTTTGACACTCTCTCAAACTTAAATTATCAGCAATTTTAAGTAAAATTACATCATTTGGTTGAATATTTACAACCTGGAAAGGATAACCAGTATACTTACCGATTACCCCACCAAAAATAGATGCTTTATTTGTATCAGCATAAGTATATTGTCTACGATTCTCCATAGAGATTACATTAGTAGCGTTGGTCATAAATATAACCTCCATCTAAAAACATATTACTTGTTCCTGTTAGTTCACGCTTAAATACAGTCACATCTTTAATTGCATATTCAGGCATTAAAACTATATTAGGAGTATTTAATAGGCTAATTAGCTTTTCACTAATCGCCTTATATTCATCAATATCAACATCATCACCAATGGTGAATAAAATTGTATCACCAGGAGCAACTTTAATTACATTCGCCATAATAAAATTCCTCCATATCTTTCAACATTTCATTGAATTTTTTACTTTCATCGGGATGTGCGGCTTTATATAAATTGACACTAGCCTCTGTCTTAAATGGGCCAATAACACTTTGAGGGCAATTTAATAGACAATATTCATCCATTAAATCTTGAGCTTGGATGATTTTATCATCGCCCAAATCCCAAAACCAATATCCATGATACTCAGACATCGATATTTGCCCTCCAAGCGTTATCTTCAATAAACTTCTTACGAGGAGTTACAGACTCACCCATTAAGCTCATAAAGACATTTGCCACGGCGGCCGCATCTTCCATGGTAATCTGCTTTAAAGTACGAGTCTCCGCACTCATAACAGTTTCAGCCATTTCATCAGGGTCCATTTCACCTAGACCCTTCATACGACCAAGTTCAAATTTCTTACTATTGGTTTTGCGGAATTCTTCAAGAGCAGCATCATCCTTTAAATACTGGATTTTAGTTCCAATAGTTGCTTTATATAGTGGAGGTACAGCGGCATAAATATATCCCTTATCCAGTAGGTCTGGACAGAACTTCCAAATAAAAGTTAGGAATAGAACACGAATATGAGAACCATCAACATCAGCATCTGCGGTAATGATGAATTTACCATATCTCAACTTAGTTTCATCAACGATAATCTTACCGTCCTTAACTTCTAAACCAAAAGCATCAACCATACCGCTGATTTCTTTATTCTGAAGAGCCTTATGTAGGTCGCACTTCAAAACATTTAGCGGCTTACCACGAAGTTGGAATACTGCTTGAGTACCTCTGTCACGAGCTTCAATTGTTGTACCTGCAGCAGATTTACCCTCAACAATAAAGACTTCACATTTGTGACGCTCTTTAGAGCTGGCATCCGCAAGTACGTCAGGCATAATCACACGACGCTTGTTGTCAACTTTACGAACGGTTTCCTTGGCCTTTTTAGCTTTTTCACGGGCTGCACGTGCCAAAAGTGCTTTATCAACAATGGCTTTTGCGTCTTTGGGATTTGCGTCGAGCCATACTCGGATTTCACGGGCGGTTAAACGCTGAACCGCAGTTCTTGCTTCACTACTGGAAAGAACATCTTTCGTCTGGCCGGAGAAAACAGGGTCAGGCATAATGAAGGATAGAACCAGAACCAAACCTTCCTTCAATTCTTCACCAGTAATATTAGCATCTTTCTCCTTTAGGAGCTTATTATCACGAGCATAGTCATTCATAGTTTGCGTGAGTGCGGTTCTAAAACCGGTTAAGTGGGTTCCCGCACTATTAGGAATAGAGTTGGTATAGAGCTTATACATATCAGTATAAGTATCATTATACTGCATAGCAATCTTAACACCAATTCTATCTTCCATATTTTCAGTATAGAATACGGAAGTTACCTTATTTTTATCTTTATTTAAATCATTGATATAATCTCGAATACCATTTTGAGAAGTGATAACTTCTTCTTCTTTATCTTCATATTTGAAGTTAAACACCATACCAGGAGATAGATAAGCTAGCTCTTGGATTTGTTTCTTTAGTGGGGCATATTCAAGACGAATTCCTTCTTTGAAGATAGTCTCATCGGGCTTGAAACTGATTGTAGTTCCGTGTAGTCCCTTTGTAAAAGGTTGCTCTTCATAAGATTTCAATTCACCTTTTTCAAAAACTGCGTAAGCAGATTTTCCATCACGCACAGATTCAACAGCAAAATAAGAAGATAGAGCATTTGTAGCCTTGGCACCGACACCGTTCATACCACCAGAAGTGTTATAACCAGTTTTACCATCACTATCAAATTTTGCGCCTGTATGAAGTTTTGTATAAACATTCACCAGAGTTTCACTACCATCTTCAGCTTTTCCAAACGGAACACCACGACCATTATCTGCGATACGAATAACTCCATCGGAGCCAACCGTAATAATACAGTTAGTGCAATGTCCGTTTAAGTATTCATCAACTGCGTTAGAAATGATTTCGAGTGTGATGTGTCTAACACCATCAGGTCCAACTGAACCGATATACATACCTGGACGTAGTCGGATAGCTTCGATACCTTCTAGTGTTTTTATGTCTTTTACACCATAATCTGACATATCGTTCTCCTTTCAAATTTCTTAAGATTTTTTCTTATGTGTATATTATACCAAAGATTTTTTAGAAAATCAACTAAAATTTCTTTATTGGACAAAAAAAATAAGGGCGAGACAACCATATGATTGTCTCGCCCAAAAAAATTATTCAACAGGAACGATTTTGCTAATATTTACTTCAGCTTCAATCTTGTTGGTAATATAAGTAGATACATCGCCATAGATTTCAGCCAAATATTCTTTAGCTTCATCAGTCAAAATAGCCATAACAGCATTATATGTTAATTGAAAAGCCTCTTTTTGTGCTTCAGCAGTGAAAGCATTTTCTTTCTTTAATGCTTCAACATAAGTTTGATTGGTAGCAATAACACAAGCAGACACAGTATCAGCGACCATGGCAATATACTTGTCAGCCATATCATTATCTACACCTGCTTGAATTTCAACGCTCTTTACCTTGATGTATTTAACAATGTAAGCAGTTAAAACACCCAATAGAGGAATTACACAAACTTGCAAAATTTCATATAATAGTGGTAACCATTCCATAATTTATCCTCCTTATTATCCATTTGCGGACGCATCAAACTGTTCGGGAGGAATTTCTTCACAATAATCCGCCATAACAGTTTCATATTTAATTCCGCCTTTAGTATTTTCTTTTTCCGCTTTTTTGAAATAAAAAGCTTGACTTGCTCCATATGCGGTCCAGGGGAAGCCGCACATAGCAGCTAACCAAGGTAGTTCACCAAAGAATTGGTTTGCTACGCATACGAAAGCTAAAATAATAAATGCGATTGTAATAATCCAAATCAACAATGACTCTTGGAGTAATAGTCGTTTAGAAAATTCCATTTTATTTTCAGTCTTTTTCTTTTTCATTTTCATCACCTTTTATAAAAATAACTCATTCCTACTTGTCTTATAATATTTTTTCATCTATATTATCTTACATGGTATTATCTTGCTCGCTACTACTTTCACATGCGCCCACACATGCTATAAAATAGAATAGAAATATTAAAAACTTTCAGAATGAGTTATAATAAACGATTAGAGCTTCTTGGTATAATCCAAGTGAATCCAGCCTGCGCCAGACTTTAATTTACCCCACTTGCCATCTTCAGCTACAATAGTGAAAACTCCACCATTTTTAATCTGAGTGGTAATTGGAGAAGAGGTAGTTGCCTTCTGGCGGACATTTAATACATCAGCAGTAACTTTTACCAAATAAGGAGTAAAAGTAGAACCACCGCTATTAGTACCTTCAATTACTGTGTCATAGGGAACTACAAACTTAGGAGCAACAACACCAGTTACGGCACCTGTTTTTTGGGTAGAGAATACATAACTACCAGTATTAGCACGGATTTCTCTCAAATATAATTTAGATTTGAACACCCAGTTAGGAATTGCTTTACCAGAAGTGTAAGTTGCACCAGGCAACAGCTTAATAGCATCGCCAACTTTTAAAGTATTAGTTGGAGTTTCAGGAGTTGGTTTTACAACAACAGCAGATTCAGGATAAACAACAAAACCATTGCCATCAAATACAAAATAGTCTTTACCAGCCTTATCACAAGCAGCCTTTGCATTACTTAATTTAGTATATGCACCAATTTGAGACTTAGCATCAGCCCAACTCTTACGTACACGATATAGCTGAGTTACTACTTCTGGCTCATCCTCTTCTTCTGGAGGAGTAATTTGAGAAGTACTTCCCATTAAAGCGGCAACGTCATTGCGGACATCATCCATAGTTTTACCGTATTTCTTAAACCAATGTAATACATCTCCGTGATTAGAACCCAATCCTAATTTATGAGAATCAGCATGACATAAAATAACAGGAACAGTTGCTCCAGCATAACTTACAGTGCCTTTTGGGTCTAATCCATACATTTTGCATAGATAAGCAGTAATTTCACAAGCTTCTTTATAAGTCTCTTCAAAATAAGCCTTACTTGTCAAGCTATCTTCACAAATTTCAAATTGAATCCAACCATTATTACAAGAACCACGAGAACCAGAACCACAACCCCAAGGCTTATAATCCCAAGGCATAGTTTGAACAGTAGTTACTGTACCATCAGCTAATTTACCAATCCAGCAGTTTAATCCTGCTTGTACAGATACATGGTTCCAGTCGTTTTTATAAGTATTAGTTCCTAATAGTTTTAACATGGCTGCTTTGTCAGAAGCATTATCGCTTGGCTGAACATAGCGTTTTAAATTAGGATTATTAGCACCAGTAGAGTGCCACAGTACACCCTTAACAGTCATTTTAGATGTGCCCTTGTAGCAAGTGCTCTGTGTCTGCATACATACAAGGGGCTTATTAGATGCGGAATATTTCATCTTACCAGTTCCTCCTTGACTTGGTACTGTTGGAGCCACAACAGTATCGTTAACATGATATTTATTATAGTATCCCTGTCCAAAAGAGGCTCGTTTATTTTGTACAGCGGTACTTTGGTCAGCAGGACGCTCAAACTTCAACAATACTGCATTAGATGCTTCTAAAACAGATTTTGCTGATTTTAGAACTTCCCAAACTGAACTCTTATAACTTGTAGTTAATTCATGAACTAAAAACTCTAATTGAGTATTTAAATCACCAATTGACTTACCTTTTTTAGTATGGAAGGTTAACATATTTTGTTTGCGGGAGTAATAAGTCCATTGAGCTAGACCATATCCAGCACTATCATTTACGAAATTCTTATAAATTTTTTGGTCAACTGCGGCAGTGTATTCAGCATCAGTATATCCAAGTTTCTTTTCATAAGTATTTTGTAAATTAGTTGGTTTTAATCCAGATTCAGCATATAAATTACCCATTAATCCAGCAATACCATAATCATTTAATCCTTGAGATTTTAAGAAATCCCAAATAACTTTTGGGTCAGCAGCTTTATCTACAATTTTACTTGTATCAATAGTAGGAGTGGTATCTTCTTCCACAAAGCTTCCACCAAAAGTTTTTACATTACTTGCGCCACCATCATACCAAAAGTATTTAGATGTACGAGTATCAACATGAACACCCCAGCTATAAACACCGATACCCAACATACCGATATGTTCAGCATATTGAGCGATTTCTAATGGGGTTACTCCATCAATTCTAATATCTGCGGCTTCGCCGTCCATATGATTGGACTTGGATGCGCCACCAACATTAGCGTTGTGGGTCTTACATCTAAAACCACTATTGATATGCACTGATTTACCAAAATGATTTCTGATTTTTTGGAGATATTTAACCAAATTTTCATCAACTAAAGTTGAAGAGCAACAACCAGAGCCATGACAGTCAAATTCAGTAGATTTAAAATTTGTACTCAATTGAGTAGCAGTTCCCTTTTTATAGGTTTTAATCGCCATTTATTTCTCTCCTTTCCAAATTTTCATATGAAAAAACCCTGGCGAAAAATTCGCCAGGGCGCAACATATATTAAGTTACATTTTTTCAGCAATTTGTGCAATACGAGAACGATGAATATTTTTCAAAGTAATCTCGCCATACACATCTTCGCCTCGATATACTTGAGAGGCTCTACGCATACCGTTATTACTTCCAGAGAAGTGAATATCGTCAACCTATGTCTTACAGTCACCATCAATAATACAGATACTATCTTCGCCAATACGCTGTAAAGTCAATTTCATTAACTCCACATCCATATTTTGTGCTTCTGAAATATAAATACCAGCGCACATACCAGATGTATCGTATCCACGAATGTCAGACAAAGGTAATAAAACTAATTTTTCTTGCTGAATCATTTGTTCAACAGCAAGTCTTCCACCAAATTTACTAATTAATAGATTACCGATTTGAGAGTCTAAAAGCTTTTCATCTCGTGTGCCAGGGTAATATCCTAATTTAGCAGAATTCTTAGTGGCAACAGTATTACAGAACACAATGATTCTATCAATCTTATTTCTCTCCAGTTTGTGCATCAAGAAGGCCAGACTCAAGAATGTTTTACCGGAACCCGCAGGTCCTTTAACTAAGGTAATCTTGTTATTCATCAAGCTATCGGCCGCAAGTGACTGGTAAACGTCTCCCTTCATGGGTTTAACGTCTCCGAACCAGCGAGAATTAAAACTGTTATAACTCAAATGTCTATATCCATTACCTGTCCAGCATAGTCGGTCCACGCATTCGCCATCAGTATTATATACCAACAAGTATTCATTAATATGTAGGTCATATAGATTGGCTTCTGGATTGGAATAAAATTCAGTCATTCCATCTTCATCCAAGAATACTTCTTTATAACCATCATAATTATATTCCTCCTCAACAACCTTTTCAGTTGTGAAATACATACTTGCGATATGACGGCAGATTAAGTCATTAGTTACAAAGATAACTTCATCTTCTGGATGTGTGGCTGCAAAATGACGAGCGCAAGCGATGATTTTGGCGTCGTTAGTTAGGCTGATACCATCTTTAAGCATTTTCTCGCCATATAGGTCATTGTAAAGAACAATTTCAAATGAGCCATAGTGTTCGTCGAGGTCAGTTAGAACTTTGCGGGCCGCAAACTTCACATCGGCGTCTTTGTTGGAAGCGGTTTTAATATGCTCCAATTCTTCTAAAGTAATTGAAGTAATTACTAAAGCGTACTCGTCAGATGTGAATAAATGCCCAGCTTGTTCTAAAAGACTACAAGTGTCATAGCATTTAAACTTCATCTTCATTCTCCTCTTCGTCGTAATCTTCTGGGTCAGGCATGCGGAAACCGATTGGTCTACGAGGTGGGTCCTCTTCCGCAGAGGCGGCTGCCTAACGCATTTTAATATTGGTTTGGTTTATAATCTCACTTTGTTTGGCTTTTTTTGCTTCAACCCAAGTTAAAAACCAAGCTGAAAGTCCATCCAGCAAAGGAATAACATAAGTTACAAAAATAATACCAAGGATAAAATATAATAACTCCATGTATATCTCCTCCCTACCAAATATAAGAATTAGGGATTATGAATTACTGGCTTTTGGCCCGAAGTCTTTTATATAGTTTGTCCTTTCCTTCAATATAATCTTTAATAAACTTTTGTTCGTCAGCTATATCGTTGTTAATTGCAGCTAATTCTTTTTCAATCACGCGAATCTAACTACGCATCATTTTCGCTTCGTAAGAATAAGCATTATGATGGGTACTGGACCTCATGTTATCATATAGGTGCTTTAAAATTTTTAACTGAGGTTTAATCTCACAATCGCGGATATGACGCAATACTTTAATATTGGCACGAGATTCAGCCAATGTTAGACCAACTCGTTCACTTTCAAAATCTAAATCGTCGGGATGACAAGTTGCTTCACCGACAAAACGATAACCATTATATTCAATAATATATACGGCACTTCCATTAACATAGCCGTAATTGGGTTCTTTTGTAAAAGATTGCATAGGATTTCTCCTCCTTATTTAAATTATAATAAATTATACCCAAAAAATATGGAAAAGTCAATTAGTGGCATTTTGGAGAAAAAATTTGTATAGGCGGTCGGAATTCCAAACTCGGAGCCGAACGAGAACCACGACAAATAGCCCCAGGAATTTCTTCCTGGGGCTAGAATTTATTCACTTATTAGCTGTTGTTGTCGGCAATCTTGGCGCCAATCATACCACTGATGACAGACATGGGGTCTACACCAGTTGCGCCCTTGAAGCCTTCGATAATCTGGGTCATGTTACCCATCATGTTGCCAGCCAGCTGACCGGAATCGTTACCAATCAGGTGGATGTCAGCACCGGCGTAACCCTTACCGATAGCTTCGGCAATTGCAGGCAGCTGCTCATACAGCACCTTAACTGCATCCAGTTCCATCTGCTGCTTAGCGGCGTCGCCGTACTGCTTCAGAGCTTCAGCCTTCTCCAGCATACCCTTTGCTTCAGCCTCAGCCTTAGCACGGATAGCCTCTGCTTCTGCCAGACCCTTTGCCTGTTCAGCAGCAGCTTCTGCTTCACCCTGTGCCTTGATAGCGGCAGCCAGTGCCTTCTTAGCTTCTGCCTCAGCAGTAGCCAGAGCCAGGTCAGCCGCAGCCTTCTTTTCAGCCTCGATACGAGCAGCTTCAGCCAGCTTCTCACGCTCATACAGGTCAGCTTCCGCAGCCTTCTGAGCGGCGTATGCCTTAGCATCAGCAACCTGCTGTGCAGCGTACTTGTCAGCGTCAGCCTTCTTCTTAATCTCAGCTTCCAGCTTACGCTCGGTGATAGCAACCTCGCGCTCCTTCAGCTCGATTTCCTTCTCCTGACGAGCCAGGTTTGCGTTTGCCACAGCGATTTCGTGTTCCTTACGCTGGTGCTCGGCCTCGATAGCCTTAGCAGCGTCAGCCTTTGCCTGAGCGGTGTCAGCCTGCTCCTGCATGGCTGCCTTTTCAACAGCGAACTCGGTCTGCTTCTTAGCAATCTCGGTAGCAGCCTTGACCTTTGCGTCGTTAGCTGCCTTGTCGTTCTCAGCCTCGGCAACGGCGATTTCACGCTGAGCATTGGACTTCGCAATGGCAGCGCCCTTACGAATCTGCTCGACGTTGTCGATACCAAGGTTGTCAATTACGCCACCCTCGTCGGAGAAGTTCTGAACATTGAAGGATACCAGTTCCAGACCGAACTTAGCCAGGTCAGGAACGACGTTTGCCTGAACCTTATCAGAGAATGCCTTACGGTCAGAAACCATTTCAGTCAGCTTCATCTGACCAACGATTTCACGCACATTACCTTCCAGAAGGTCATTAATCTTGGCACCAATGGTATCTCGATTGATGTTCAGGAAGTTCTGAGCGGCAAGAGCAATCATTTCATCGGAACGGCCAACACGAACAGCAACAGTAGAGTCAACACGGACGTTGATATACTCGGCGGTAGGAACCGCAGTCTTGGTCTTTACGTCAATCTGAATCGCACCAAGAGACAGCTTATCAAGACGCTCGAAGAAAGGAATCTTGATGCCGGCCTGGCCAATCAGGATACGGGGCTTCTTGCGGACACCGGAAATGATATAAGCCATATCAGGGGGTGCCTTGGTATAACCAGAAGCAAGCAGGATGATGACTGCCAGAGCAATCAGTGCGGGAACAATCAGACTAAGAATTTCCATTTGTTGTTTCTCCTTTTACTCATTAAAATATATATTTTTTCAAGGTTCATAACCGAGTTTTTTGAGTAAATCAATTAACTCGGCTCGCTCTTGTAAGAGCCGTTTTGTTTGCTCCCAAGAGATAAAGTAATCTCTCAAAGCATAATCAATTTCAGTCAGTCTTTTGAAAATTTCTAAAGCTGACTTTTCTTCATGAGGTAGCATTGTCCATCTTGTTGTCAACAGTGCCACTCCACTTTCACAAGCCAAAAGATTTTTCGTCCATCGCGATATCTTACCGCGTGGTCATCATACCAGCCATTATCCATTTTTTCGATGGCTTTTTCGGCTTCTTCTCTGTTTTTATAAACAGGTTCTTTATGGAACTTTAGGTTTCCATGATATCCACTTGTTTCTTGCGGGTCATAAGCGAAGCTATTTAATTCTTTCAGAATTGCTTTTTCACTTACTGAACAGTGATAGTCTAGGTGTCGGATTGCGTGACTCATGTCATTTCCTCCTTTCACCCATAATATCCGCCGTCGGGAGCATCTCTTTTGTAAGAAGGACAGGGAAACTCTTTTAGAAGACCCCTCGTCGCACATCCTACTTCATAGACGCACTTCGCACATTTGGTTTCTTGTTCAGCCTAAAGCATCGCAAGACACTTGGCGGTTTCTTCTCTCATCATTTCAATTGCATCATCCAAGAGGATAGGAGTGCAATTATTGGAGTCCATGCCCACATGGAACATATAAGGCATATCCTCATAAAATCTCTTCTGTTGATGAGTATGACCGAAGAGATTGATTAGATGCATTCTCAAATAAGGAGCTTTCTCCAAATTGGAAGTCATTGTAGGATGGTGGCTCAAATAGAAGTTGTACTTCTTGTACTTCATCATAGCCGCCGCAGGCTGAAGACCATTTGCAAGAGGCTCCAGCACAGTCACATTGGGCAACTGCTTATACAACTCAATGCGGGCCGCAGTATCGTGGTTGCCAGGGATGATGGTAATGTGACCATTCAATCTCTTCAAGCAACTAATACCATGAGCATTGTCATTAAGCATTACATCGCCCAAATGGAAAACTTCATCTTCGGGATTGACCACAGAGTTCCATCTTCGGATTACCTCTTCATCATGCTCCTGGATGGAGGTGAAGCCACGAGGTCCGTAGAGGAATTCTCGGTCATGACCGAAGTGAGTATCACTCGTTACAAAAGTTCTACTCATACATTTACCTCCTTTGTGACACCCTCTGCGTTAACCGCGTAGACGTGGGTGAAACCCTCTTCCGCAGTGGGATACGCAAAGGACTTAAACATATTATCAATCGCACTCACGGGAACTCTTGCTCGACCGGAGCGGAGTGAATTTCTTGCCTGGCAAAGCTCACGAGGCGTTGTGAAACACACACAGTTAAGCTCACCAATATTATTTTTCTTGACTCGATTAAGAGTTTTGTTACGAGAACGCTTATTCAAATGAGTAGCGTCGATGTAAATAGTGTGAATATCTTCTCTTTCAAGGGTCTGATTGATGTAGTTAATGAAAGTGTCGAATACTTCATCCTCATGGGAGAAATACTCTTCATCTTCACCAACAATGGCAAATCTCACATTGTCGCGAGAAATCCATTCAGAACCAGGCGTAATATTCGCACGCACCCACGTGGACTTACCCGACGCAGGAGGCCCCGACAAAAGATAAACTTTCTTTAGCTTCATCCTTATACACCCCATTAGCAAAATTTTCACGAAACTCTTCAACTTCATCGAATGTCTTACACTCGATATGATTTACTTCGCATTTGCAGTGAACACAGTAGAGTTTCTTTCGGTGCATCCCCTCGTGCTTGAAACCTTGCTTACGCATCAAGGGGATGCCCTTATTACCGCAGTTAATACAGTAAAAACTATGTTCTGCATAGCCCCTGCGGGCCATTAAGACTTACTCCTTACAGTCACAGTATGACCGAACAGGATATGGCACAGCCACTGGAGACCAAAAGCCTGCCAGTAACCAATCACCGGGAGTCCAAACAGACTCACAGCAATCCAGTTCCACAGCCACATCGTAATAGCAGGACCCAGGAACAACAGGGCAATCAGACCGATGATGATGAGAATTGCGGCACCGCAACCAATTTCATCATGACTTGACCAAGCATTTCTACTCATTTTCATTTCATTCCTTTCTTTATCTTACATATATATTATATCATATTTTTTTATAAAAATCAATTAAGACAAATAGGGGTCAGAGCAGAAGACCTCTTCATCCCAAGTATCCAGGTTCAACAGAACACAGTAGCCAGTAAAGACGGCGCCGCAATCAATGCAGCATTTCTTTCCACCAGCGTACCAAAGTGCACCAGGTTCGATTTCTCCCATGCGGCAAGCAGGGTCAATATCTTCCAAAAGATATGGAATTGGAGTGTGTCCGTGAACAATAATCGCCTTTTGGAAGATTTCATCTTCGGGCCAGGGGTCAAGGAAATGGTCTCTATCCCAAATTAAATCTTCAGTCCACACCCAGCGCATTTGACCTTGGTGGTCAGTTTGTGGAGTGAAACCAGCATGAGAGAGATATACAGTTTCACCTTGTGTGTTGACATATGTTGCCTTATCAGGCAGTCCAGCAAGGCGGCCTTTCCAATTTTGCCAATCAGGCTCTTCCATAGCTTCCTCAAAGGTTTTCTTACCTCCGTTGCTACGAAGCAAAGCAAATGCAGAGCCATAGCCACGGCCCATTGCTTTAACTAGCATATCTTCATGGTTGCCTTTTAAATAAATAAATTGGGGGTCATCAAGAATGGTTTTGATGCATTCCCAAGGGTGCGGTCCGCGGTCACCAGCGTCACCAAGGAAGTAAACTACATCTTCTGGCTGAAGCATATCCTTAATAGCCTTATAGAAGTGTAGCATACCATGTAAATCAGAACAAGCATATACAGCCATTATTTTACCTCCTTCTCTGGAATTAATACGAACATATAGCCCGTACATTTAGGAGGTTCACCCTCCTTAATCATTTTTGCAAGACTTTTTTCAAGGGATTCGATAGTTGTTTGCATATATTCATGACCCTTTTCGTAGCCTGTAATCGCTGCGAAAGGAGGGTTATTAATTGGCATTTTCATACCATCTATAAAAATATATCCCTTAATTCCAAACATCAACCTTTCGCCTCGCTTAAATAGTTTCTAATTTCTTCTCGATAATTATAAACATATCGAGGAACAAGTTTTTCAATCATCGGGTCGCTATTAGGCATCTGAAAAGCCTGGCGAACCAATGTTGCACTAATACCTTCGAATCTATCAAGAAATTTAAATCGAAGTAACCATCTTTCATCTTGGGCAAACCAACCGAGCATAATACGGGGGTCATCACTGTAATAGATAGTCATATCAGAATCTTTGGTTTTACTAAACATCTTGATATAAAGATATCGGCCCCATGCGTGGCTATTGTCAGCTTCATCAGTCATATCAGCTAAAGGAAAAATATGAATATATTTCATTTGTTCTGTTGTAAAATGTTCGTGAAGAGAGCCTTCCAAAAGCATGATACGAAAATCAATGGGTAGAGGATTGCGGACAGTGCCGCTCTTATCGGCAGAGCCAACGAAGATATAAAGGTCGCAATTATTTGCGGCGCAATCTTCATAAGCCTTTTGAACCATATTTAAATGTCCTCTATGAAAAGGCTGTGCTCTAAATAAAATAACACCTGTCATAATAATTCTCCTCACTTAATCACTAAATCTTTTGCTTCTTCTTGAGTGATACCGAAATAGTCTTCAAAAATTTCCATATCACCAGGGTCACAAGCCCCAGAACAGATACATTTTCCCTCATGCAACACCCAATACCACATACCATCGGGGTATTTAATTAAATGCTCTATTAAAGCAAAAAAATCTTTAATATTGGGACAACCATATACAGCAACTAAACCCTCACCGGTAAATTCATCTGTGAAATAAATATAAGGGTCTGCTACGACACGGTCTCGAATTTTATCTGTAAAAGCTACAATGATAGGAGCATCAATATTCACAGTCATTTATATCAATTCCTTTCTTAACTTTATATATATATTATAACATATTTTTTAATAAAAATCAAAGAGGAAGCATTAAGCTTCCTCTAAGATATGGAGAATGTCGTCAACAATAGCATCATAACCAACTATATCGCCAGTGGAAATTGTATAAGGGAGTTGCTCCTTATTGAGCAATTCCAAAATTTCATCAGCAATCTTATCAGATTCTTCTTCAGTCTGGAATCGTCCTACTGGATTATATTCTTTGGTGCGAACTAGGAAATAGTTTTTACAATTGTAGCTGTTCATTACTTTGCGGACGACATTATTAAAATCTTCGCCCAAAACGGGGTCATGGTTATAAACTAAAGATAGAAGTAAGGGAGAGTCAGTAATAACAACATCAACTTATCAGCACAACGGCTGATGCGGAAATATTGCTTACCAAAGATGTAAGCCTGATTATTGAAAACAGCTTTACTCTCTTCCCATACCTTATCCTTAGCGAACTCAGTTACCAGCTCTGCGTTAATACCACGCATTTTGAGCTGGCTGAAGATATATGCGGCACCAGTAGACTTACCAGTACCAGGAGAACCAAAAAGATTAACTAAAATCATTTATTTTCCTCCATATGATAATTTGAAATCAGTTTTTTCTGTTTTTTTATAAGTAGATGCATTTTTAGCATAGGTACTTTCTGCTTCGCGCAATTCTTGGCGCACATCCATTAAAATTTTACCAAGAATATTTTTACCTTCGATTTCTGCACACTTGGGGCAAACACAATTACCCCAAGTATTATCATGCCAAGTATTGCCTTCTACTAATTCTTCATCACCAGTGTCTAAAAGTTTTTGTTTTAAATCGGGGTCAGAAAATTTGTATTTCAAACCATCATGCATTACACTAATCTTAATACGCTCCCAGTCAGGGCGCAAAGAGCAGTGTCGCCCCATTCGCTTTGCCTGTCCAGGTGTTTTTGCTTTTGCAATAGCTTTAAATTCACTTTCACTCTTGGTTTTCCAAGCTTGGAACCAGTGTTCCACAGTAGGAAAAGTTACACCATCTACAGTAAAAGGAGAGGGGAAAAAGTTGCTTAGGAAAGCGTACTTTCCATCAAACATCGCAATCATAGCGATACCTCCTTAGAAACTAAATGGACTTTCTTCTTTGTTGCTGTTTTCGTGCCAAGCACGAGTCTTGATACGAATATAGGGCATGCAAATATCTCTTTTATGGAGATTTCTGGTGTGGCGCTCTTCAATCTTGCGAAGAGTCTCATAGTCGGGAAGTACTTCATCCAAAAGATAAGCATCCAGTACATCATAAGGAATACCAGTGTTATCTTCATCGGTCTTACCACTCATACCATCACCAGGTGCCTTATGAACCAGGTGTGCGGGCAACTCATCCAGATTGTCGCCAATCTCAATGACCTCACGGACGCAGTAATCCTTTAAGATAGCGAAGTCGCCAGCCAGGTCACCATACTTGGTAGTGTAGCCGATATACAGTTCGGATTTATTGCCAGTATTGATTACTCGACCGCCCATATCTGCGGCAACTGCGTAAAGAGTTGCCATACGGATACGAGCAGGCGTATTTGTATTAACTGCGGGATTTTTATAGGCGTCACCCACCATTCCCGCAAACATCTTGGTGATAGGGCCAATATTGTAGGCTCTATAGGGAATATGAAGAATGTTGCATACTTCCACAGAGTCCTTAATATCCTTCTGGTCACCATCGGGCATCAGCACACCAAAAACTCTTTCGGGACCCAGTGCTCGGACAAGCAGGGCGGCCGCAATCGTGGAATCCTTACCACCGGAAATACCAATAACTGCCTTGGTATTCTCATTACCATTCTTGACAAAATATTTCTTAATTTCATCAACAATGTGCTGGATTTCCTCTTCAACATCAATTACTTTGAAATCAAAATCACCCATATTTACGCCTCCAGTTTGTAAATATATACATCATAGTCCTCAGAAAGGGCTTCCCAAATCATCGTTTTAATTACTTCCCAATTTGCGCCACCAAGGCCGCAGCCAATATGGTCAGGAAAGCCAATTTTACTGCCGTGGGGTACCTGGTCCCTAATCTTACCAAGACAAGACCAGAAGCCATCATAAGAAGTATATCTCTTACCATCATAGCCATAATATTGCTGTGCAAACATATTTATCACAGTCTTGTCTACATCAACAGGAACTAACTGAATCTCGCCCAGAAGGGTATCAGTCCAGTCGGGTCCGTTTTCCATCCCGCCGCACATTTGATAGATTTCTTCTTCTCTCTTGGTGCAGAGGGCAATATAATCTTCATATACTCGATGCCATCTTGTTTTAATGTTCTTGGCGATGCCAGAGGCCATGCGCCCCTGGCAATTCACCTGATGGCAGTAATAATCCAATTTCGCTTCGAGCATATCACCTTTAATAAAGTGAATACTCATTACGCAATCTCCGGATACAGACGAGCACGAATTTCGTGGAAATTTTCAATATTCTTCAGAAAACCATCTGCGAAGGAGGTGCGAAGCAGGGTTTCATCATCGGGAACCCATTCGCCATAGCCGTCAATGCATACAAACTCATCCTTGTCGGGGTGAATCTGAACCGCGCAGCAACCTTTATGGGACTTCTTCAGTCCGCCCTCGTCAGTCTTGGGGTCCTTATAGATAGGAACTTCCTTGCCGCCAAAGATACCGTGAGTAGCCTTCATTGCCATGCCCCAGGTATCACGAGTCAGAACAGTGAACTTATTGTCGGGGCTGAACAGAGCGTGGAAGCAGAAAGCACCAACACCGAAGACCACATTGGTAGCCGCGAAGCCCAGCTGAGCCAGAGTTTCGTAAATTTCACGAACCTTATTCAGAGTGCAGCCGTCACCATAAATCAGACCAATATGGGGGTCCAGAACCTTATAGCCAGCTTCATTGATGGTGCCACCAAACTCATCCCACAGTTTCTGGATAGTGCCGATGGTAATGGAAACCATGTCGCCAGAGTCAGGACGGATAAGCAGCTTGCCATTGTGAGCCAAAATTTCAGCCTTGCAGGCAGGAATGATATTGTCTACCATATTCCAGTAGTCATAGGTATCAGATACCATAGAGAAACTGGTATTGGGGTAAATTTCAGTCAGCATACGCTTCACAAAAGTGATTTCATCGCCGTCGATTGCGAAATTCGCAGCCATAACAGAGTGTTCAGTGGAAACGGCACCCAGACCCAGCTTATGCTCGGCGCACTGTGCGTCGTAATAGTCGTCCAGGTAGGGTAGCGCAGGAATGGTAGAGGTCTTATTGAAAGACAGGAGCCAAGAAGCGGAGCAACGAGTTGCGTCTTCCAGGCAGCTCATACCACGGAAACCGAAGTCAGCCATTGCCATAAAGGGGTCGGCGCCGGGGGCAGTCATATCGTAATACTTCTTTGCAATCTTGTGGTATTCCCAACCAACGGTCGCATATGCACACATAGGCCACACTTCAGTCTGGAGCAGGCACTCAACCCACTGAACCAGCCATGCGAAACGAGGGTGAGTATTTCTCATCTCAACGATGGGAACACCCATATTGACAACAGTGCCTTCGGGCAAGGCGCGGATTTCCAGGGGCAGATAACCCAGCTCATGCAGTTCAACGATGCGATTACGAGCGACATTGTTGATACCCAGGTGAGCATCAATATAATGGTCATACTCATACATCACCCAGTCCAGAGGAGTGGCGAAGAAGCTGTCGAAGCCTTCCTTCATATCAGTGAGGAAAGGATGAACGCCCCAAACGACCATCTTGGGGAAATTCTCATTCATAGCCTTTCGAGGAGTCAGGTAAGAAGCCAGAAACTCCTGATTGTCAGGATACATCAGGGGGTGGCACTGCTTGTAAGAGTCGCTGTACAGCATAATCATTCTACGAAAATCCATATTATCAATTTCCTTTCTTTTTTCTCGCAATGCGGATTCGTTTACTTTCCATCTTGTTAGGAATATGCTCACGGGTCGCCAGTTCAGCTTTTACACGAGCCTGGTAGGCTCTCTTGGCGGAATAATCTGCATCTTCCCAGTCATAATCGCCCCAGCGATATGTATGTCGCAGATGTGCCAGAAGCTGGCGAGTTTTCAGATTTTTCATCTGCTCTTCGGAGAGGATTCCGCAGTCTCTTTCAAAGTTACTCATTTAATCACTTCCTTTACTTTCTATATATATTATATCATATTTTTTTATAAAAATCAAAAAAGCCCCTTGAGTCTCAAGGGGCTTTTACTTATTCCACTCTATCTTCATATAAGGTGAGGCCGCATTCTCCAGATTCGGGGAACCACTCGCAAATAGAAGTGATTTTACCATCATAATCAGTGAAAATAACATATTCCATTCCGTCACTCATTACGAGGAAATATGTCCAACAAGCGCACCTATACTCTTGGAGCATAAACACATCGGGAACGTGTGCAAGAACTGTGCCAATAAAATCTTCATTCCCAATTCTCGGACCAATCATATCCTCTAAAATGAGAATAGCGTTTTCGTTAAGGTCGGGAATGGATTCAACAATTGTTTCCGTAGACGATGGGGTTTCTTCATAAGGGGTGTCGCAAGCAATAAGTGATACACAAAGGCAAATTGCCAAAACAAAGCAAATAAAAAGTTTAATCGCTTTCTTCATTTCACTTCTCCTTCGGGAATTTCAATTAAATTGAAGACATCTTGAATATCTTCATGGAAGACCAGCTCAGCTCTGAAATCTGCTACTGTAGGGTCTCTGTTAATGACAACCAGATGACTATCATCGCAGTAGAATGGCAGGCTTGCGGCAGGTTGAACTACCAGGGAGCTACCAACCACAATCATCAGGTCGGCTTGAGCAGCTGCCACCTGGGCATTGCTCCAAGCAGGAAATGCCAGCCCTTCACCATACAGGACAATATCGGGTCGGATAGTGCCTTCGCCGCACAGAGGGCATTTAGGAATATCATTTAGATTATTGTAGTTTCCATCCAATACATCTTCTGGAATAAACAAGTCGTGACCACAATCCTGGCAATACCAACGACTCATAGTACCGTGGACAGCATATATCCTATCCATGCCAGTGTCTTCGTGTAAACCATCAATATTTTGTGTAATCACAGACACTTTTCTTGCTTCCTGCAGCTCAGAAATTCTTTGATGGGCGATGGTTGGCTTAGCTCCACGAAAATCCATTTTTTCACGCAGATACTCGAAAAAAGCCTGTTCGTGCTTCTGAAGGCAGGTGCTGCTCAGCATATATTCCGGACTCTTGCCTCCAATATACGGACTTGCGTACAGACCATCCGCACTGCGGAAATCCGGAATACCGGAGCCAGTTGAGATACCGGCTCCGGTAAAAAACACGATATGCCGAGCGTCCGCAATTATCTTATTTAGTTTCGCAATACGCTCATTAAAATCCATATCTTACTCTCCCATTTGTGCCTTGACGCAAGCATCGCCTGCAGCCATAGCTTCTTTCAGTGCCTCTTGGGCAACCTTCATATCGCAGCCCTCTTTCTTCAAGAAAGGCATCACATTCTTCATAATGACACCCTTATTACCAGAGCAGATAGAAACTGCGTTACAAACTCCCCAGTAGTTAATCATCTTGACAATTTCATCCTTGTCGTCGATAACCTTAGGAGCATACTCCAAAGCGATAGAGAGCTTCATCAGATATTCAGCCTTACGAGCCTTCAATTCTGCATCTCTCTTGGGGTCTGTTGCCCCATCGGGACAGGTATCGACCATCTCTTGGACAGTCTTCTTATACTTCAACATCACTTCATCGACAAAAGCATCTGTGATTTCTACTCTCTTTTTACCAGAGGTAGCAGCTTTGTCGATTGTGGCGACCATATCAGCCAGAGTCAAACGTCTCAGCTTATCGCCGTTTTTCAAGGCAGTTGTCATATCTGCCTTAATAGACTCATACTTATTCATTGGAGTCTACTCCTTTCTTTAATGATATACAGTAATCCATTCCTTCCAGTAAGGGTCATAACCTTCGTTGAATAACTCTTCGGGGAAAATGGACTTAGTGGTATAGACATGGTCAACAAGACCATCAGTGCTGGCCATTTCACCCAAAATAATAGTCTTTTCGCAATGGGTGACATACAGACTTACGCTCTTGGCGCCAGCAGCCTTAAGAGCTTTAGCAGAATGGTAGAAAGTACCACCACGAGAACAGATATCGTCAACGATAAGAACATTCTTATCCTTAACTGCTTCGGCGTTGATAATATCCAGGCCCTGAATCTGACCGGTCTTCCAATCTCGCTTTTTCATTCCAAAAGCGTAAGGAATATCAAACCCACCAGAATAACGCTTCATAGCACCTTCATCGGGGAAGAAGAGTACATCAGCCTGAGCCTCAAAAATTGCATCCAGAACATAATTAGTAATGGGCATTTCTTCTACATTGTTCAGAAGGGCCAGGCTTACGTTGCTATGTGCGTCACGCACATGAACAACCTTGAAATTCAGAGAGTTGATAACTTCGCAGAAATACTTGAGAGTGAAAACATCTTCATCAGACTTCACTCGGTCCATGCGGGCATGGGGGATGTAAGGCATTTCCAGAACAACATCGCTGTAAGAATAGACGCGGTCCAGATGGCGCTTTACGCAAATCAAAGAGAAAAGCTCTGCATCATTTTCATAATACCACTCGACCAGAATATTACCGCGAGTGTCAAATTCATCCCCATTGGGGTCAAACTTCATCAACAGAGTGCCATCGGGGAACTGACCCTGCTTAATTTCGACATTACCTACTTTAATCATACATTTTCCTCCATGTTTCTCCCATTCCGAGTTCTAAATCGGCACTTCCATTCCAACCGAATACTCGGAAAGCTCGTAATTTGATATATGCTTTATATCTTTTGAAATTGCCCTCGCAGTATAGAAAAGCTGAAGGACAATATGGCAAATCTTCTTCTTTCAATTCTGAAAGCTGTTCACGCGACATTAAGCAGCTTTCTCGCAAAGAGTTTAGATGATGTTGACCTGGCACAGCTTCATCGCCTCCAGAGCAGTCTTGTGGCTCTCGGGGGTAACACAGGCGCAGCAATCAGCAATCACATTCACAGGAACCTCGGGCAGCGTAGCCTTAGCCAGAATGGCATTGGACATAACACAGATTCCGGTACACAGACCCATCAGAGTAACCTCTTCAACACCCAGACGCTCATTGATATCGAACAAAATGTTCTGCAGTTCGACAGAGCCAAAAGTAGGCTTTTCAACCTTGATAGGGTTAATGTCGGTCATGGGGTAGACCTCATAAGCGTCGGCATAGGTGTCGATAACATTGATGTAAGCCTTGAACACTTCATCAACAATGGAATGACCGGCAGTGCCCTTGATGCAATGACGAACCGGCAGATTTTTACCCTCCAGGGTATCCATGTAATTTTCGGGATGAGTATCCTTGGTGAAGATAACCACAGTATCGGGAGCTGCCATCTGCTCAATGGTCTCTGCGACCAGCGGAACGATAGCCTGCGCCTCCTTGGTGCCCAGGGAACCATCAACGAAATCCTTCTGCATATCTACGACAATAAGAACTTTCATATAATTCATATCCTTTCCTTTATCTTACATATATATTATAACATATTTTTTTATAAAAATCAAAAAAGGGATGGGTTGCCCCATCCCTTAGAAATTTTTAATTAGTGAGCGCTGAACTGGCTCATAACTTCCTTCAAATCGAAGGGAAGTCCGTTCACCAGCTTCTGAGTTGCCTCAACAACGCTCTCACCCTTAGCCATAGCGTAGGGGCTCATATGCTTAGCCAGAGTTTCCATCATATCAGCCTTGCCACCGACTTCAAGAGCCGCAATCAGGTCAGGAGTGATGGAAGCCATGATGCTCTGTACAGTCTCGGCATATGCCTTCTGCTTAGCAGCTTCAATGTCTGCCATGTTGCGCTCGTGAGCCTCAGCAGCCGCATTTTCAGCAGCCAGACGCTCCATAGTAGCATCGTGCTTAGCCTTTTCACGAGCCAGGCTTGCCGCAGCCAAAGCATCTACCATTACCTGCATATCGACCTCAGCCTGCTTCTTAGCCTTGTCCTCAGCCTCCTGGCGGCGGTTGATTTCAGCCTGAATCTGCAGTTTGGTCTCAGCTTCCTGCTTCTGGAGAGCCATCTTATTGATAAGCTCCTGGGTGCGCAGTTCCTGCTTCTTCTGCTCGGCAACAGCCAGAGCTTCAGCAATCTCAGCTTCACGCTGTGCGTCAGCCAGTTCCAGAACCTGACGAATCATATCAGTCTGCTTGTCAAGAATCATATCCTCAACATCGCGCTGAACATCGATGCTCAGAACTTCCACGTCATGGATGAACATACCATTTTCGGGGAAGTAGCGGTGGTTGTGATGCTTACCATGCTCACCATCGCACTCGGCATCAGGGTCAATACCCAGAGTTACATTACGAACAATATCAGAATAATTCTGATAGAAGTCGTAGATGGTGTAATCCTTAGCGGCACGCTTCAACAGAGAACGAACACGGTCACACAGATACTTGACATAGTTGTCAACTGCGAACCACTTGTCCATATCTGCCTTATCGAAGTCAACACAGTAGCTGACCTTGACAGTAGCACGGACAAAGTCCTTGGTCTCAACATTGATAAGGTCAGAAACCTTATTGTTCTCGTGACGCAGGTAAACGGTCTTAATCAACTTATCAGTGGTCTTAGGACGACCAGTAGACAGCTCCAGACGCTCCAAATCCTGGTCATAGTCAAGCAGAACAGTCTGAGGACCGCAGACCACCTTACGCTGGCCATCCTTGGAGATAACATTGACGGCATAACCGGTCCATACATCAATGCTTACGACGCCATCAAACTTAGTGTCAAGAGTGATAGTACGAGGCTTAGTGTAGGAAGTGCCACGAGAGATATTTGCCTTAGCTTCCAGGTTTGCCAGAGTAGAAGCACTGGAAGTAGCAGTTGCATATGCAGTCAGAGAATCAACGAAGTTCATAGAAGCAGCCGCAGACTTCTCAACAGCCTTTTCAGTTAGACCAACATTGTACTCCAGAACAGCACGGTTGCCGGGATACCACAGTGCGCACTGGTTCTCGCTCAGCTTACGCTTAACAACAACCTCAGTGCGGGGGTCAGGTAGATACATAGCAGGGCCCTTGACAGTGTTGATAACACCAGTCAAACGGTTCATAATGTAGCGGCCTTCACCTTCGGGAATTGCGATTGCGTGGTGAGTCAGCTTACCATCATAGTTGATGATAGCGTGTTCGGGGCGAGGATAATAAATCATAGTATCCTTACCAGTGATAAACATTTCCTCACCGATGGGATGTACGGTACCATCGTCGTCCTTATACTCTGCGATAACCTTGACATAAATACCGGAGATAGGAGACAGCTCGATAGCACGGAAGATATAACCGCCCTTGGGGCTGGTTACGAAAGTTTCAGTAGGCTTGGGGAACACAACTTCGGGACCGTGGACATAACGCTTGTTACCGTCCTCGTCCTTCAAGATGCAGTACTCTAGACGCTCCAGAGTAACGGCCTCGCGCACATAACCCTTACTGTCATCGTTATTTACAGGAATAACTTCAATACCAGTAGGAGGAATGTAGAAGGAAACCTCAGTACCCTTGATAACCAAAATCTGACCATTTACATAAGTAGTATTGGTCTTGGTAATCACATTACCCTCGGCGTCACGCATTTCACCCTGGCTCTTAGAAGCAGCTTCTGCTTCGTAAACTCTTGCCAGAAGATACTGGTTGGAACGCAGTGCGTGACCGCGAATAACCTTGTACATCTGACCGGGGAACAGGGAGAAGTTGATAGGACCACGCAGGTTAATCTTGCGGCCGATTTCCAGGTCGGGAGACAGTACTGCCTTACCCTGCTCGGGATACTTGTCGCCAGGTGCGGGGTTCTTAAGAATTACATACCAGTTCTCTGGAGCAGAAACGAATAACTGCTTTGCCTGGTCGAAGTTGGAAACTTCACGGAACTGCTTAGTCTTGGAATCGAAGATTACTAGACTCTCCTGCTGAGAAATTGTCAGCATAATAGGGCCAGAATAGGTCTTAATCTGACCGTTTGTTTTATTCTGAAGGAAACAAAACTCATTGGTAGCCAGGACCAAGTCCTTCTGTCTCATAGAATTACCATTTTCATAACGCTCATCATATGCCATGGTGGAAATTCTCCTTTACTTTTCTTTATAATATATTATACAAATTTTTTATAAAAAAATCAATAGGACACTTTTTTAGGACAGCAAATTCTCAAAATTTGCGATAACCTTAGCATTGTCCGCCTTTAGAGTTTCCAAAGCGGAGTTGGTTGTATTTAACTTCACGATGGCAGAATCGTTATTTGCGTGTTCCTGGTCGATGGCCTCATTAGTTGCCTTAAGTTGGTCAATCGTGGAACGAATAATGCTTACTGCACTGGCAGAACGATTCTGTAAACTTTCCAAAGGAGTGATTGTAGGAGTCTTTTTTAAAAATTCAAACATGGTTTCCATTATCCTTTCAAATTATATGTCATTAAACAGCCACAATAGTGACAGTAATTTTGTTCGTAGCGATGAACGGATTCACCCGTTCCATAAAATCTAGCTTGGCGCGTACCGCAAGCCTTACAGATAATTTCACTATTATCTGCATATACCCACTCAGACTTACCTCTCTCTGCGCCTTCCGCAAACCCATCTTGAAATCCTTTCTTATAGGCTTGCTCTTGGAGGGTATATTTATCCATGACTTTACCTCCCATACATCGGCCACAGGTCAGAATATTTTCTTACACCATCGCCAATTTTAATCCAAAAATAATCCTCTGCGTGTATTCTAAAGCACCAAACTTCTCCTGGGTCTGGTACATCTTGGGAGTGGCTACATAGCCACTCCCCATATTCTTCCATGCTCTGGAAATCAAACAGTTTCGGCCTCAGTATCCTCGTCCAGTCCATCTGCTTCCTCCATATCAGGAGCCTCGGCGTTCTCCTTGATGATGCCTTCCAGCACCTTGAACTGGAAGTTCTTGTGCTTATAGGCGGTGAAAGTAGGACGATTGATTACACGAACTACGACGCCCTCACGGATGTGAGTAGGGTCAATAGGCTCTTCACCATCGTAGAACTGTTCTGCCTTATTCAAGACCCATTCACCGGCAGAGATAGTGTCATCTTCCTTGGAACCAGGATTCTCGGGAATGAAGCCATACCAGTGCAGAGGAACGGTCTTAACACCCATGTACATACAACGATGACGCATCTGGTCAGGAGTGTACTCTACAACCTCGCCATCCTCGTTAGTCATGGTCATACGATATACATAGATATCGTTCTTGTGGTAGAAGGGGATGCGGTTTACAACATCACCTTGCTCATTGAACTCAAGTTCGTACTGAACACCAGGAGCGCAGCCGTAAGAGAAAGTAGTAGTCTCGCCATACTTCTTTACGAACTCCTTATCGTTCAGCTTCTTGTTGTTACATACGCCCATAATAGGCTGACCCTCGTGAGTGAAGCCAACAATCTCGTAGTAGACAGTCTCGCCCTTCAGCAACTTGCCCTCAAAGAAATCGTGATAAGGCTTACGGAACTCATTAGAGCCGTAGAAACCACCATCAAAAGTATCCAGAACAGTGCGGCGAGTACCAGATACATAACCCCAATCGTAGATAGGAGTGCCCTCACGACGCAGGATAATATCCAGTAAAGTACGCTTAAAGCCCTTCAAAACCTTGGTATGAGAAGTACGAGCGGAAGTTCCGTGGAGCTTACGAGTAATCTCAATCAAGTCACCAGGCTTAAACACATGTAGGTTGTAAGCCAACTGCTCAGTATCAATGTGCTCATAGAACACAGGTGCGATAGAGCGCTTTGCCTTACGCTTTGCGCGCTTACCAGCACCGCCGGCCGCAGTTGCCTGATGCTTGCTGCGAGGAATGTACTTACGGCAGATTTCATGTCCATTCACAGTAGTGATGGAGTCGCCGATATTCAAGGAGTCCATATCTACGCCAGTGTAGGCGAGACAAGACAAAGGTAGGAACAGACCATCAGACTGCTCACCACGCAGCTTAATTGCCTTTACATTTCTCTTAGCGGGGTCCATATAGCCGCCGGAAACATTCTTTCCGTTCTCATATACAGCCAAAAGACCGTTCTTCTGACAAAACTCCATAGACAGCTGCAGGTCTACGGGGAAATATACACCAATCTCGCCCTCGGTGTACTTATCCTTTGCGACGCAGACAGTATTTACAAAGCAGGTTGCCAGAACCAGCTTATCTGCGTTAGGATGGGGACGTACATCCTTCAAAGTAGTTACATATCCACAATGCATAGCACATTCTCCTTTCTAATTCCATTTTTTGTATTATCTCTATCTTCCCAGACAGATTCTCTGACATATACGACAGGAGAAACCTTTTTATTTTCTCTCCAGTAGTCAGCAACATAAGAATCTCCCTGGCAACCATGAGGGGGAGTAATCCAGGGCCATTCGGGGTTTTCTGCGACCGCAGTCGCAAAATCGTCTTCATCTTCCTTTGTAGGCGTATACAATTCCACAACTTCAATACGACTATCGCATTCATCGGTTTCAGAATAGCTAAAAACGGGAGCATCCTGGGGCATCTTCTGCAAAGCAGAAATCAAATCAGCAACGGTAGTATATCTCATTCGTGTCTCTCCTTATATGTCTGTTCACGCAGGCAAAGGAAAATTGTATTTCCATGTTCCTGCCAATAATCTTCAACATTACAAACTCCCTTACAGTAATAAGGGGAAGAAGGAATAATATTCCCTCCATCATCGGGGTTAAGCTGCGGCCCAGCCAACTCAAGAACTTCCAGGTTGGAATCTCGCTCTTTATCTATATCATAGAAAAAGATAGGTAATTCTGGCGGGAAAACCGCCAACTGCTTCATCAGCTCTCCGACCGTCATAGTCTTAGTCATTAGCTTCCTCCTTAGCGGCGGCCGCAATTGCTCCCTCGGGAGAATACTCCCAATAGCAATTATAACGGCACTTTCCAGTCTGAGGAGCGGCCTTGACCGCAGCCTCAATCTTTCTTACAGAGTCAGCGTTCTTAGGACTGACATTGCGGGCGATGTACTTGATAACCCACAAAGCAGCGGTGTTGAAATCGTTGAAATACTTTGCCTGACCGCTATGTTGGTCGACGCACTTGAGCATCCAATGATTTTCATCAGCGCCAGTTTCTGCTTCCCACTTAGGCTGAGAATTCCACTTCTGGAAAACCGCAGGAGCCTTTTTGCCGATATGGGGACGAGGCTGAGAAGGCATAGCCAGAATAGTTTCCTTATCTTCGGGCTTACACTTATCATACAAGTGAGCCACAACGGTTTCAAGCATACGAGCGTCTTCCAGAGCATCATGCTTCTGAACCAGTTCTTTCTGCTCCTGGATAAGCATATACACCTTACGAAGAGCCAGGTCGTTCTTTGCGACGAAGAACTTCTTCACCACAGATGCGTAGTCAATTAGATTGCCTGCGATAGCCTGGGCGCAGACACAAGCCTGCGTATCGCTCATATGACGGAGTGTGGAATTGATAAATTCGGCATCCGAATTGCCGTAGACATAATAGGCAGGAGCTTCACCGTCGCTATTGGCTTCAATGAAATCATACAGCATCTTGAACGCAGCATCTGCGTCCGGAGCTTCAGCCAGCATTTCATTGGTAATACCGGTCAGTTCGGTGATGAACTTATCGACCTTCTTTTTGTCGCCAGGCTTGACATATGTTTCAAATGTCTCACCCGTTCCAGCGACGCAGCCGATACTGATAATTCGATTTGAAAATCTCGTTGCCTCAAAGTCTAAGTAAAAATTCATATATTCATCAATTCCTTTCTTTCATTCTTTACATATATATTATATCATATTTTTTAATAAAAATCAAAAGAGGGAGTTTAATCTCCCTCTTCAATTTCTATCTCTGGATAAGCTGCAAGGTCAATATCAGCCAGTTCTTCAAGGTCTTCGATATCTCGTCCGATATCCTGGCTACATTGTTCCAGGAAGTCGTGACAAGACTCTCCATACCAGGTCCAGTTATCAACTCCACCTTGCTCTAATGCGCAACACTTATTTGCAGCATAGATTAGTTCTCTTAGCTCATCTTCTTTGATAATACGATATTTCATTTTATGCCATGGCCTCCTTTAGCATCTTCGCACGAACAGGATTTCTGAGCTTACGGATAGCCTTATTTTCAATCTGGCGAATACGCTCCTTGGACAGGCCATAGTGCTGACCAACTTCCTCAAGAGTCATAGCCTTTTCGGCATCAATACCGAAACGCATCTTGAGAATTTCAGCTTCACGAGCGCCCAGAGTGTCAAATACCGCAGCGATAATCTGACTGTTCGCTTCACGGATAATATTTGCCATAGGATTCTCTGCACTGTGGTCCGCAATTAGGTCGCCCATACAGGTTTCACCCTCATCATCAACGGGGGTGTCGAGAGAGGTAGTAGCCTGTGCCAGGTCCATAACAGTCTGGACCTTGTCCAGTTCAACGCCCATATGAGCCGCAATTTCCTTATCAGAGGGAGCTCTGCCGAGCTTCTGAGTGAGTTCCGCAGTTGCCTTCTTCACCTTAGACAGGAGTTCAACCATATTAGCAGGAATACGAATGGTACGAGATTGGTCGCCCAGTGCGCGAGAAATGGCCTGGCGAATCCAGTAAGTTGCGTAGGTAGAGAATCGGAAGCCCTTGGAGCCATCGTACTTTTCAGCCGCCTTAATCAGACCGAGATTGCCCTCCTGGATGAGGTCAAGCAGCGGCAAGCCGCAACCATAATACTTCTTCGCAACAGATACAACCAGAAGCAGATTGCACTCAACCAGAGTGTTTACCGCATCTCTGTCGCCTGCGAGAGCCTTAACAGAAAGTTCCTTCTCCTGGTCAAAAGACAGGCGAGGATGATTGCCAATAGACTTTAGATAAGCCTTAACACCATCCAGAACAACATTGGTATCATAATCATAGGTCTCGTTCATTTCACGAGCATCTTCTTCCATAATCATAACTTCATTCTGTTCCATTATGCACTCTCCTATCAAACTTTATCTTTTTTCATTTTCTATATATATTATAACATATTTTTTTATAAAAATCAAATAAGCCCTTTCTGTTGAGAAAGGGCTTATCTTTTTAATTAGCCAATGTTTTATTAGCTGTTCTAAATCGCCAATAGTGGCGAGCATACTGAATGGCATTGTAGCCATCAACGCTACACAGCCACATTGCGACACAAGTCAGAAAACCACGAATATCCATTAGTGAACCCTCCAAGTATAACCACATTGCTGACAAGAGCAATAAGTTTGAACTTTAGTTTTTGTTCGCTTTGGAGCAAAGATTTTAAACACTAGAGCAGGTAACGTAAAAAAGAGCCATTTCATTGGCACCCAAAACCATCCCCAGCAAATCCACCACAATAATCCATGATGTTTGTTTTTAGTAACAGCAACTGCTTGAGTATTTACATTTGTGCTTCCACATTTAGGACAAACCATAATATTTTACATTCCTTCCTCTATATAAATTACTTTATCAACATATTTGCGGTCCTCACCTTTGAGAATCGGCATATCGTAGTCAATACCGGTTTCACGAGTCCAGGCAGTGCCACGCTTCCAACGAGTTGGAAAATCGTTCCAGTTGATACCTTTTTGCTCGTGGAGCATATCTTGGATTACGCTACAAGAGCAACCCTGGAGCTTACTGTGAGAGAAGAATGCCTGACCAACCATCTGAATGGAGTTGCGGGTTGCGTCAAGCTGGCGCCAGTAAATCAGATTACAGGCTTCCTCTTTGGGAATGTTGAACACGCGAGAGTCGAACATAGCACCAATAGATGCTTTCTCGCAGTAAAGACTATATAGCTTATCCTGCTGCTCCCACCATTCGGGGTCAGTGTGACGAGGGTCGCTCCACTGACGGCTACGCCAAGTACCAACTTCCTCGGCAAAATATTTGTTGAACGCCATGGTTGCCATAGAAGCAGAGATAGAACACATCTTCTGTACTTCATAATCGAACCAGGCACTGGTATCGAGAGTCTGGTAGTCAATCAACAGGAGAGTGATTTCGTCAGACTGGGTGTAACCGAAGACACAACCCTGGATATTTCTACACAGATGTTCCATGGTTTTTACCATCGCATTTCCCAGCACTTTATCGAAAGGCTTTTGGAAGCCACGAGTGAAAGTGTGGAAGGCTTTACCGTCGAGGCGAATTGCGACGGGCATTCGTCTCACCAAACGGGTTTTCGGCACCTGCTCGTAGAAAGTTTTCATACGAGTGCCAAGAGCATCATTCACTGGCATTTTTTCTCTTCTCCTTCCAAGCTGCACAGTAGTGTGTAGGTTTTTCATATTTGCGGCTTCTCTTACAATAGCATTTTCCTTCAATGCCGCGTGTTGAAAACGGACCTCTGCCGTCGCCGCAAGTATCGCAGCATTTTACTTCTTGACTTTTGGAAAATACATCCCTAAACAGGGCTTTTGTTAATTCGCCAGATTGCCATTTTTCAATGGTAGCCATGGCGACTTCTTCATCAACGACGAACTTCGCCAATTTTCTTACCTCCACGCTTAGCCTTACGCTTGGTAGCGTTATCAATGGTTTCACGATGGATAGTCTGAATTTTGGAAGCAAAACCAGACTTGAGGAATTGAGTGAAGTTCACAGGCTCCCAACCAATGACATCAGAGCAGACGTTCAGGTGGTTAGCTCTCTTATGACCGGCATGGTCATGACCATGGATGTTAAACAACCAAGGAATTTCCACAGGCTCATGAGTCAGAATCAACTTCTCACCAACGATGAGGGCACCCTCATACACCTCATCGAACAGCAGGTTGTCTGCAGTTGCGACCCAACGCTTAAAAGGAGCGTGAAACTCCCAAGACTCATTGATGGTAATTTTCCAATTATGGAAATACATTCTCATTTCAGCGAGAACTTCTTCCTTGGTGAACTTATCCTGGTCATAAACACGAGTAATGACCTTGCGCTTGTAGTTAGAAGCGCCGGCATCATGGTTACCCATAATCAGAACCTTATATTCAGCACGAAGCTGACGCACATACTCGATGTCACCAACGTCGCCCAGAATAACCAGACAGTCGCGGCGGCCGCACTTTGCGTTGATTCTCTTAACCTGCTCTTCGGCGGAAGGACGACCCTTAATGCCGCCGGCAAGTTCATCATCATTGAAGTGAGGGTCGGAATAAATCCAGACAGTCTGGTGCTTTTCGCCCCAGTGCTGGAAAGAATCATAGATACCAGCTAACATAATGTCGCCTCCTTTAACCTTTAATTAAATACTCAACAGTAGTAACATACAGAGGAATGAAACCGAATAAGAACCATCCCTTCCAGGTTCGTTCATGCCACTTGCGATAATGCTTATCATAACGGCTGGTACACCAAATGTACTTAATAATCATAGTATCAATCCCCTTCTAAAACTTTGATTACTCTATCACAGAGTTCTTCCATCTGTTCCTTTGTGATTTTTCGCCATTTCCAACACCAAGAGATTCGATTGGAAATCCATTCAATACTGCGTGTGTGGTAAGGCTTATAATTCTCGTAAGATTGGAGAGCCTTATCAATCTCGCTATAAAACTTATTCATAACTTTCTCCTCTCTTTACTTTCTATATATATTATAACATATTTTTTATAAAAAATCAATAAAGACCCTATGGTTGCCATAGGGTCTTTACTTAAAATTCAATCTTACTGTCTTTAGACTTGCCTTTAAAAGCATTTTCGGCTTTTTCAATTAAATAGCCAATATAGTTAGGTTCTCTGTTCTCACGATATTCAACTGCCCAAGAGTAGGTCTTAGGTAAGAATACAACAACAAGAACAACCCAAACGACAGGCCAGCCAATTAATGCCAGAAGAGCAAGAAGAAGTGTAATCGCTAAGGCACCTGCGGCCGCAGTTCCCACGGCAATTAGATAATCTTTAATCCTCATAAACATACTCCTTATAACTTTTTGCGTAATCGGGAGCACAAATTTTTACCTCGAAATGGTCGTCGTCTATATCGCTGGAATAGAATATTTCATGTAATGCCATTTGAATGTCATTTACATAATCTTCTAATTCATCTTCTGGAATGTCCTTAATTCTCATTACAAAATGAAATGGAATAACAAAATCAGCATTTTTTGCCATAATCAGTCTCCATATCCCACAGAGCCATATAAGGACTCTTATCCAAATCCCACTCGTCAGCGTAAGTACACTGGTCATTCCACCGATTCCAGATGCTATCCAAATCTTCATAATCCATATAGAACTGTTGAACATGAGGCCGCTCAATCCGGTCTGCATGGAAATGACCGAAAAGCCATACGTTCCAATCGAAAGTATCCTTAACCTGGTTCATCCACCATTCCATAGAGGTATCTACAGTAGTCTGGTCAATGCAACCAAGAAAGAGGTCAGTAGGCTCCCAATCAAAGGGACAGGTATGAGTGAGCACAAGGTCAAACTTCTTGCCAACATTACTCTCCTGGATGGCAGTCATTTCCTCTTGGGTTAGACACTCATCTTTAAACCAGCCGCATTTCTTAGGGTCTGCAATAGCCCCATCAGTCGCAGAGTATTCGGCCCGAATGAGCCGCCAATACTTATCAACAGAATAAGCTCCGCCGATGACTAGAGTAGGATGACCGTCGATGACATAATTGCCACCATCGGCAAAATACCGAATATTGGGAAATTCTTCTTCCATCCAAGTCATATTACCAACTTGGAAATCGTTTTCAAGGTGCATTCCGGGGATAAGTTCGGGCCGCTGTTCATGATTGCCCCGAACGCAGTAAATCTTAACACCCATATTGTTAAGCATTTTCTTATGCTTCTTGTCAGTTTTGTTCAGATAGAAGTTTAGACCAGCGTCACCTAGAATGATGACTCCGAGTTCACCATCTTCAAAACCGGGGTTATTCCGTTTAATATTGCTAATCCGAGTGATGGTGCTGACTCCACCGTGAGTATCACCAGTGATAATCCACTTTTTAATCATCATCATTCTCCTTTCCACTTTTCTATATATATTATAACATATTTTTTTATAAAAATCAAAAAAGGGAGCCTTATTCAGGCTCCCTTCTCATATTACTTAAATCTTCAAACCAACCGCCATGTGGGTATTTTTCAGTTGCAGGTTGGTGCGCCCATCGTATGCCACCAGGCACAGGCTCATCATACATATCAATTTTTGGAAAATCTGGGTCAGGCTCTACATTTACAGGCGGAACATAAGGAGTCATATCTCCATCTTTTAAGAATTGGATAGGACTTCTTGTTCCATCTTTCTTGATTGCCCAATAGGTTTGTGCTAGTTGAGTTTCTCTGCGAATTCGTTCCGTTTCTTCTGCTACACGAGTGCGCTCAGCACTTACATAACACTGAAGGGCCTGCCGCACAAGGCAATCACCGGTTTCGTCCGCAAAAGCACAGGACCTCCCCTAACACTCTACAAACTGAGAGTGTTCCCAACTTTTTAATGGACACTTCATACTTTTAGCTCCTTTTCTACAGAAATACGCATGATGTTGTAAGAAACGTCCTCCAAAAGCTCACGAACCCAAGCTTCTTCTTGGTCAGGGTGAGCCGCGCAGAACTCATCTGCGATTTCAACAACATGGTCTAAGATTTCTTTCGCAAGCACTCGAGCTTCCTCAAGAGAGTACACGCTCAGCATTTTGAAATCCATCATTCTGGGTCTACGGCTGCTAGTAGGGATTAAGCAATCCTTGTAAGCCTCACCAGCGATATATCTCTCCAAGTAGTCATCTACTCTATCCAAATGAGATACTTGCTTACCATCATAGCCATATTTGTCGATGATATCAACTTTTGCGGGGTATCTATGTTCCATTGCGTGATATTTCTCCATCGCAATACCCTTCATAGATTTAACCGCACGATGGACGTTCATACGAGCGATGAATTCACGGGCCGCAACTAGTCGGTCCCACTGTTCCCTATACATCGGGTTGATGATATAGAAATCAGTAAACAGAATCTCAAGGAAGTTGAGGTTCTGTTTGCGGAAAGTTTCCATATACAGACGGATATCTTTCCAGTCAGTATGCTCATCATTTGCTCGGACATGAGTAGTAGAAACGGGTTTCTTGTTCAAGCAAATGTCCTTGAAACTCGGAACTACAATCAATTTGGTATCAACGTCAGAACCCTCATAGTCCAGCTCATAATTCTGACTACCCTGTAAGAACACACCTACGATTTGCTCTTCTGGAAAATACTGAAGTGCTTCATCATAGTGGTCTTGTACTCGCTTCATAATAAGGGCCGCACGGATTTCTTTAGGACTTGCGATATAAGTTTTTGCAGCCAAATCCGCGAATGCTTTTTCAATTTCAGGATAATCTTTGGTCATTGCGACCCCCTCCTTTCTTTAATCATCAATATCGGAACGATATAGTTCCAAATCTCCATAATATCCAGAGTAAAAGAGCGTAATTTCAAATGAACAAATGGGGCTTTCAAACTTCATCCAGGTATCCTGTTGCCAGCCATTTTCATCCATATCATAACGCTCCCAGTGCATTTCTTCTAAATAGTCAACGACTTTAGCAGGAGAAATATACGAACCATGGAGCCAATCTCGTAGGTTAATTTTTTCTTCTTTATTCTGTGCGAGCCTATCAATCGCATAGTTAAGGATAACTAAATTCGTAGAATGTTCCAGCTCCGCATAAAGTTCTTTATATGATTTGGGAGTTTCCATTACCTATATCTCCTTTCCAGAGCTTCAAGAATTTCAATGGCAGCTTCGCACAGGTCAATGTAGCTTAGTCCACGGAATGCAGTGTTAGGACAGTTATTAGAAGTTTCTCTTGCAAAAATTTCTTCTACAAGCTCACACAGATAGCCAGCTTTATCACCATCATGGTCATAAACCTGGCTTAAAAGACGAGAAGTTATAGATTTAATTTCCCAATCCAAACCCAGCTCACCAAATCCCCACAGCTTACCTTGGACAGTAATCCAAGTTTTAGCCGCTTCATCGTCGGCACAAATATTATAATAAGTACAGGGCTTTTTGCCCGCACGCCAAATTTCAAAAGCATATTGCTTAGGCATTAGGTTCTCCCCATCCTTCCTCAAAATCTTCTTTGAGTACATACTCAACTAATACTTTATTATCTCCACAAAGCATAGTCTGTAAAATGACAACATCTTTAACACAGTATCTATTAATGAATAGCTTAGGCTCATCATCAAATAGAGAACTATTAGCATCAAGATTGCGGATAATCATTTTGCTCTTGGGGTGGGATTTGCGGAGCGTACCGCTGACCGCATTTACATGATAGTTAAAATGGCTACCGCCAACATGAACATTTGTATTAAGCATCAGTTGTTTCCTCCACCCATTGATTATATTTATCTAACATTAGTTGCCAATAATTGGCTCTTTTCGTTAACGTTTGCCGAACGATTTCAACAGCTCGCTTCTTAGCAGCTTCAAAATCTTCAGCATTAATATGAACTTTAATATCGGTAAAGCCTCTATCATACCACCAAACAGTGTATCTATTTTCACCAATTTTGGCGACAGAAATTTCACATTTATTCCTATTAGTAGGTTTGCCCCAAATGGCAGACCAACATTCAAAGCCTTCGGGTCGATAGTCATGATATTCCCATTTCATATTACTTTACCTCCGTCCAGCCATTTCGCTGAATAATTGCCTGCATTCTCTGTCTTGCCACAGGATTAGCAGAATGAATACGAATAGGAACATTGTGACCAGTAGCTTCCAGCCAGTCCAAGAGCTTATAACCTTCGGGAATACCTTCGCCTAGGTCATTGTCGCAAGAAACTTCTTCGATATTGAAAACTGCGAAGCACTTTTCAAACAGCTCTCGCTCCATATAACCCATGATATACTGCTTCCAGAGGAAGTCAGTTTCTTTTTTACAGCGGATAATCTCGCAGATGGCGCCATCAACGTCATAAACTCGAATATATCCGGCCGGTGCGGGACGCACATCATCCATCCAAATCTTCATTGAGATTATCCTCCGTTTCTCCAAAATAACAGCCGTCTCGGCTTTCTTTCATTTCACAGTCTTCCCAATAGACACATTGAGAACAAATCACAAAGTCTCCCATTATTCCTCCCGAATCTTAAAAGGACACCAATCGGGCACGGGAGGCATTTCGCTATCATACTCAATGTATCCAGTGATTTTGCGAGGTCCATTGGAAGTCTGACAGGCATTACAGTAGTAATCAAAAGCGAATCCAGCTCTTGGAGTGCGAGTTTCCTTAACACAAGGACATTCGTCGCATCGGCCAACGCCGATTACTACCATTGCGGCAGGCTCGAAAGAATGGTCGGAACAGTGACCCTTATCGCACTTGTATCCTTCAACATCGCACTTTTTCAGTTTACAATAAATTTTATTGCTATCCTCATAAGGAACACAATGCTTACACAGGACTCCTCTTTTCATAACCATCTTCCTTTCTATTCTTTGTATATATATTATATCATATTTTTTATAAAAAATCAATAAACAAAAAAAAGGCAGACTCATTAAGAGTCTGCCTTAATATAATTGTCTGCATTAACAATAAAATCAATCATGTCCTTTGCTAAAATTTCTTTTTGTTCTAAAGAAATATCTGGTATTGGCATAGACAATATAACCTAATAATCTAGAATGTTTTTGCGAGGAGGGTAAAATGATAAAAATCCAAGTGTTACATCTCCATCTAGTGATTCCGCTCGGTAAATTACTTCTGGATTGTTGTCATATAATAACATAAAAATTCTCCTTTCCAAGAACTATTATTCCTTTTAATGTTGAAAAATAAAATAATAAAATTGATTATATATGCCCATTTACAATTAAAAATTAGTTAGGCCATTTTTAGTTTTGGGTTTTCGGCCCTTTCGACTGAGGCCGGCCGGAGCAGGTCTATTGCTCTTATAAATGAGCAAAAAAAAATCCCTCCCGATTTCTCGGAAGGGAAAAGAGACCGATTAGTGAATAACGGCGTAGCGCTCGCTGTTCAGCCTCTCCATCATCAGGTCATCACTGCTTAGGTTGGCGACTCTTAATGAGATTACTGTTAAAGATACGAGCATTCTCATTATAGGTTTCACATTCTTTGATAAAGGCATCATAACGAGCCTTTTTACCAGCCTGTGCCTTTTCATACATTTCAGTCATATAATTGACTTTATCCATATTCAAGGCATATTTACCACGAGCAGGCTTAACCAGATAGCCAAACTCATAAAGTTTATTAAACATATAACTGCTTGTGGTAGAGTCTTTAGCAGCATTAAACTCAGCTGGAGTAAATACTTTATCAGTGCCGCCGCATTTTCAATTAGCGGATACACTCATAACGAGGGGAGTCCAGCTTCTCAAACATCAAATCCAGACCAGTCTTGCCGGACATAATCTGCTCGAAGATGGAAGGAGACATACCAGACACATAGGAAATGTTGCCAACTCCAATGTCCTCGGCATGGAAGCAACGGGTTGCCTTGTCAACAACCTCATAAGGATACAGGTCCTTGGCATTAACCTTGGTAGTAGTATCCTTTGCGAAATCCGCATAAGTCTTAACCTCGGGATTGCGCTTCATACGCTCAATGTCATGACGAGCAAAGGCGTTCTTATACTTTAGACCTGCCTTGGAAGGAATCTTGTCGAACTCGATTTCATCCCAACGACCCTCAGACATCAGACGCTCCAGGACGTTGATGCGGGCACGCAGAACAGACAGAGTCTTACGATACTGCTTGGGAGTCATACCCATAAAGGCACGAACCTTTGCGGCAGTCTTACGAGTCTTAGCAGAGCTGGTGTTCTCGGAAGGCATCCACTTACCCAGCAGAGAGGGAGTCTTACACTGGACGTCCAGAGCCAGCTGGTGCTTAACGATGTTCAGAGCCTGGGTCTCCAGAGGAGTACCGATGAACACGAACAGGTCATCCCAGCGACCGAACTCAGGAACGTGAATCAGGTTGCGCTGCATAGCGTCGGTATTGTAGGAAGCCAGCCACTTGGTCGCAACACGGAAGAAACGACGCTCACCCTGGCCACCACGCACGTCACGGATGTAGAACAGACACTTCAGCGCATAGGTAGGATCCTCGGCGAAGGCGTTCTTGAACAGCAGGATAACATCCTCGTCAGAACGAGTACGGTAGGCCGCACCCATGGCGAAGAGATCCAGCAGAG